CTCACACGCACGGAAGATACTTTTTCGTTAGCGGGAGAGCACATTCTTCTTATATTTTCTAATATAATTATTCATTTTAAATAGGGAATTCTTATGGTCTAATACGGAATAGAATTCTTCGATATGATAACTAACTACAGAACATATGGGGAAACTTGATGACTACAGGACTACTGGTATGGTATTTTACAAACTAGGTAATTACAGGGGATCATATCAGGAGGACACGAGATGGGAAAGACTGAAGACAACGTGATTTGTGCGGCCAATGATGATGCCAAAAAGATTGCTGATCTTGAGGGCGAAACTTTTTTGGACGCCATAAGGCACCACAACAGGATACAGATCGTCCAACACTACGATCGCAAACTTCTACGTGACCTGGCTCATGAAGCTACTTGCTTCGCATCCCTTTGTCGTCACGTTTGTGATTGGAGAAGTGAGCAAGCATTAGGTGGTCATATTGGTGGAACCAAGGAAAAGAAGACCGAAGTATAAAGGCTACAAGGGCGTCCTGTTCTTCTTGGATGGGACGCTCGTTTTCTTCTTGTTTTTATTGTAGTCTAGCAACGTCGTACAACTAGAGACCTTTTCGAAAAACGCTAGAGTCCAACTATTTTCCTCTTAATATTAACGGAAACAAAATGAATAACGCAGTCTGCAACAAACCCTCACCAATGGTCGAAGCGATGAACGGAATCAGAGAGCGATTGGAAAAGCTCGACGAGGCGATTAACGTACTCTCAGATAAATTATCGCCTGTTAGATGTTCAACCCCGGCGGGGACCAAAGAGAAACCGTCATCGTCGGCACCGTTGATTGGCAAGCTCGTTGAGATTTCTTACCGAATCGAAAGCTGCACGGTTGCCGTTCGGACGCTGACTAACGAGTTGCAGCTGTAGTCCTCTTCAATTCTCTTTGAAGAGCCTGCTCAAGGTCGCATCGCACTTGGAAGCCCCGATGAAGGAACGGGGCTATCCATACCTCATATTTCCTATCCTCTCTCTTCCAGCCGCGTTCCTTCAACCATAATCTGCTAACTTCTTGAAAAATGCTCATGTCTATTGTAGTCTGGAACATCTGGGTGCTTAACCTCTTCTCGAAAGTTAGCGTTCTTTGGCTCCTAATTTTATCGCTAGTTTTCTTCTTCCCTCCGTTATGTCATAGTGCGGATGCCTAGGGTGGTCTTGAAAGTACGCCCTTCTTAATCCTAGTCGTAATGCGAACTTGTGTAGCTCTTCTAAAGTGTCTGCTGTGAGATGGCATGTAGAAGGGTATCTCCATTTCGAAGAACGCTCCGTTTGAAAGAGCTTATCAACGTAGACCATATGGCCTCTTTTCGGAAATATTAACCGGAATCCTACGTTGTGATGCTCTCTGAAATACGTATTTGAAGAATATGAAGATGGATTATAAAGAACTTCTAAAGAAATATATTGCTTGGGTAATCTATAAGGAAGGGACAGATCTATTGCCGCAAGACTTCTTTAGTGCTCTCATTCTTGCCAACGCTGGACGGTGTTGATCTTCTCAGTACGACAGCTTAAATGTAGGAACTCTTTGACGCCTTCGATGGCATCTTTATCTTCTTTGGCGATGACGATAAAGCGGCTTCCCTCGTCGGTCTTGATAAGCCAAAGACCGCTTGCGTAATCGTCTGGGTGTAATTCTGTAACGAAGCTTTTCATCTCTTTATCTTTGTTCATTATTCCCCTATCCCATTCTATAGTCTGTTCGAACTTTTTATATCCCTGTTCGAAACAAGAGTCGATATAATCCATATGCTTACCCAAAGCTTCCGCAATCCTGTCTGTCTCTTCGATAAGTCGGCCATCCTGCAGCGCTGCCTCTATGCAGTGATCGCAGACGCCTATGACAAATTTTCTAGTATCAAAACTACTGCCATAGTTGCAGATAATCTCCCAGATAAGATTATGCCAGCGCTTATCTGGTCTAAAGCCATCGGGGAGGAATACTAGTTTTTTGCCGCAGACGATGCACTTATATTGGGGTAATGCACCATATTCGCTTAATTCGGCAAGAGTCCAATAGTTCCCATGATAATAATAGATCTCCACTTCTCCTGGGAGATCTATACGGCACTTGCCGAACCATCCCTTATTTCTTCTGGATTTGGGAAAATCTGATTGGATAGGCGGCAGTAGTATTTCTTCAGCCATCGTCTGCCTCGTCGATTTTATGTCGCTGCTCTTCCCATTCTCGGCGAATCTTTTCAACCCTCTCATGCCGCTTTTTATCATCATATAAGACATAAAAACCAGCGGCAGTAGCAATCAATACGCCGAGGAGCGGCCAAAAGCAGGTGTTGAAAAAGCTATAAATCATAGACCGTCACACTGATCTCATCTAACTCTCTTCGGATTAATTCTTCCATCTGATCCCATGTTGATCCCGCAAGGCCGCATCCTATGCGAGGCATATGAACAGAGGCATTATGTTCGAGAGCGAATTCCTTGACCTTTTGTAGTCCCTCCCTCACTGCCCAATGTCTGATAGGGGGTTCCCCTTCGGGGCCCGGTTTAATGTCGTGTTGTCCGATGAGATTGGCTACATGGAGATCGGGCTCGACTTGGACAAATTGGACCGTACCGAGTGCCATGCCGTTGCTGTTGGCGAGGTAATGGTATCTGACTGATGGCCATTTATTTGAGACAGCCAAGACAAATCCCCTGCCCCATTTGCATATATCATTGCAGATGTGGACTAGGACTTTGCAGCCGTCTCCGATAGGTCGAGTTGCATCGCCTTGGACATATTTAATTCCCATATCCCAATTCTCCTGGCCGATTCTTACGGCCATACCATTCCTCACGCAATGCAGTAGCCCTGTTAAAGGCTTGTAGGCATTCGAGGATGTAAGCGGCCAGGATATGGTCAGGCGTATTGCTCTGATTTTCAACGGAATGCTTATTGATAAGTTGCTCCAATTCGACTTCGAATGAATTGCCCATTTATATCTCCTTATGAGTACATGTGATCAATGGTACGCTCTTTTCACAATGGAGAGGATCTTGGTGCCACACGCTATGCTTACCGTGTCCCTCTACCTGTGCCACAACCTGTCTGACAACGCATTGCATATCCCAAGCAATCTTGTGTTGGGACGGTACTTTATTACTGTTGATGCCCATGGACCCGTTAGTTGGGATATGCAGTCCTGTTTTGATTTCTTTGCAGAGCTGCCTGACGTGCTCTATTTGATTTACATCATATATGTCATTCATCATGGCGATATTGGCAATCTCTTCTATCTGACCCATACCTATTCTTGCGAATAAGTCCATAGCGTTGATGAATACCCTGATATGGTCGTCATCGAGTTCTATAGTATATCTGCAGTCCTGTTTCATTTTCATTCCCACTTAGTAATATTGATGAAGAACGTATTTTACAAACTAGGTAACTACAGGTTGTTAAATACGTGGAATTATAACAAGCTCATCATATCCTTCCTGAGCCTTTCTCTTACTTTCTCTTTTCATTCTGTCTGAAGGGCGTAGAACTACGTATGAGTAGAGAAAGGCTAAGAGAAACTAAAGGAAAAGCTCAGAGATGCCAAAGAGAGGTCACTATTCCGGAATGGCCCAAACTGCTACTCCACCACTAACCCTCAGAATATAATCACCATCTGTGGTTGGTGCTCCTGGTATTCCTGAAGACACACCTGTTGCACCAGCTGCTCCCGAAGCACCAGGTGTGCCTGATGCTCCAGCAATTCCAGATGCTCCATCTAGTCCAGCAGGACCAGTTGCACCAGGATCTCCGCCACCAGGCCCCGTCGCGCCAGACGCTCCGGGAGGGCCAGAAGCTCCACCAGTCTCTCCTTGCGGGCCAGTTGCACCAGTATATCCTATTTCTCCTGTAGCACCGGGATCTCCTATGCCAGAGGCACCGTCGATACCAGTGGCTCCTGTTAGACCGATAGCTCCTGTAGCTCCTGTGGCTCCTGTTGGACCTGTTGCTCCGGTAAATCCAACAGCTCCGGTGGCACCCTGTATTCCTGTAGCTCCAGACGCACCATCTATACCCGATGCACCTTGAATACCTGCACCGGTAGCACCAGTATATCCAGTAGCACCGGTGGCCCCTGTCTCACCTTGGGGGCCAGAGGCTCCGCCAGTCGGGCCTTGGGGACCGGTAGATCCTGTCGCACCATCTATTCCTGTTGCACCAGGTTCACCTGCACCTGTAGCTCCTATTTCACCTTGTGGGCCTGTAGATCCTGTGGCACCAGTATATCCAGTTGCTCCAGCAGATCCATATAAACCCGTTGCACCTGTTGCTCCAGCTGTTCCTGTAGCACCGGGAGGACCAGAAGCACCTCCAGTAGGACCTTGAGGACCGGTAGCACCAGTTTCTCCTTGTGGTCCAGAAGCTCCTCCGGTATCACCTTGAGGGCCTGTAGCACCTGAAGCACCATCTTGTCCTGCTGACCCCGTTGCTCCGCTAGCACCTCTAGGACCTGTTGACCCTGTTGCACCAGTAGAACCAGTGTAACCAGTAGCCCCTATAGGGCCACCGCTTGGACCGGTTGCCCCTGTAAGACCCGTTGCACCTTCTATACCAGTGGCACCAGAAGCACCTCGAATACCCGACGCCCCATCTACCCCCTGGGTACCTGTAGCTCCCGTCGCTCCTGGATCTCCCTGTGGGCCTGAAGCTCCTCCAGGATCACCTTGAGGACCAGTGGCACCACTAGCTCCATCGGGGCCGGTAGCTCCTGTAGCACCATCTGATCCCACATAGCCAGAGGCACCAACAGGACCAGTAGATCCGGTTGCACCTGTTTCGCCTTGTGGCCCGGAAGCTCCGCCAGGATCTCCTTGAGGACCTGTAGCACCAGTTGCGCCATCCTCGCCTTGTGGTCCTGTGGCTCCGGGAGGGCCAGAAGCTCCACCAGTCTCTCCCTGTGGTCCAGTCGCACCATCTAAGCCGGTTGCACCGGTAGCCCCATCTGATCCTATATAACCTGAAGCACCTGGTAATCCTGTAGCTCCAGCTACACCATCTAAGCCGGTTGCACCGGTAGCCCCATCTGATCCTATATAGCCTGAAGCACCAGCTACACCAGTGGCTCCGCTAGCACCAGATGCTCCGGGAGGGCCAGAAGCTCCACCAGTCTCTCCTTGCGGTCCGGTTGCGCCAGTATACCCGGTTGCACCAGTAGCCCCGTCAGCTCCTGTTTCTCCTTGCGTTCCCGTTGCTCCACTAGCTCCATCGACGCCGGTAGCTCCTGGATCGCCTACACCTGAGGCACCTTGAACACCGGTTGCTCCTGTGGCTCCACTGGCCCCGTCCGGCCCTTGAGGGCCAGTAGCACCAGTATCACCTATGCCACTTGCCCCCTGCACGCCGGTTGCACCGCTAGCTCCACTAGCCCCATCTAAACCTGTGGCACCAGTATCACCTATTCCAGAAGCGCCTTGAACGCCTGTGGCCCCAGAAGCTCCACTGGCTCCATCTATACCAGTTGCACCGGTAAGACCTATTTCACCTTGTGGGCCGGTAGATCCTTCAGCACCCGTCGCCCCAGAAGCTCCGCTGGCTCCATCAATACCAGTGGCTCCCGAATCACCTACCCCTGAAGCACCCTGAACGCCGGTTGCCCCAGATGCACCTGAGGCTCCATCTATACCAGTGGCACCGGTAGGACCTATTTCTCCCTGAGTACCAGTAGCACCAGATGCACCTGAGGCTCCATCTATACCAGTGGCACCCGGATCGCCTACACCTGAGGCACCTTGAACACCGGTTGCTCCTGAAGCTCCGCTGGCTCCGTCTGGACCCTGAAGGCCAGTAGCGCCAGTGTCGCCTATACCACTTGCTCCCTGCACACCGGTTGCACCTGAAGCCCCTGAAGCTCCAAGTTCTCCTTGCGGACCAGAAGAACCCTGGATGCCTGTAGCTCCAACATCACCTTGAACACCAGTAGCTCCTGAGGCTCCGCTAGCTCCTCTAACGCCTGTAGCACCAGTTAGTCCAGTTGCACCAGTATAACCAGTAGCTCCAGTAGTTCCGGTAGAAGATCCGCTTGCTCCTTGTGGCCCTGTAGCTCCAATATCGCCTTGAATACCGGTGGCTCCTGAAGCTCCAGAGGCACCAGTAGCACCAATCTCTCCCTGTGGGCCTGTAGCTCCTGATGCTCCGGGAGGGCCAGAAGCTCCACCAGTCTCTCCTTGCGGGCCAGTTGCACCAGTATACCCCGTCGCACCAGTTGATCCAGTAAAACCAGTGGCTCCTGAGGCACCACTAGCTCCGTAGGGACCAATTAGGCCAGTTGCGCCAGTTAGACCAGTGGCACCTGAAGCTCCGCTGGCTCCGTCGATACCGGTGGCACCCATCTCCCCGGTATCGCCCTTCAGACCAGTTGCACCAGTTTCACCGGTGGCACCTGGAATCCCTGTGGCTCCACTAGCACCAGACGCTCCGGGAGGGCCAGAAGCTCCACCAGTCTCTCCTTGAGGGCCGGTAGCTCCTTCGATACCTGTTGCACCAGTCTCGCCTGTTGCACCAATTTCGCCCTGCGGGCCTGTCGCACCCGAAGCCCCGCTAGCTCCGTCGATACCTGTAGCTCCTGGATCTCCAATTCCACTAGCACCTTGAACACCGGTTGCTCCTGAAGCTCCGCTGGCTCCATCTATACCAATGGCACCAGTGGCACCTACCCCTGAGGCACCCTGGACACCAGTAGCACCGCTAGCACCGCTAGCACCAGAAATACCCTGTAATCCAGTTGCGCCTGTTAGACCAACGCCGCTGGCACCCTGTACTCCAGTCGCCCCTGAGGCACCAGAAGCTCCATCGGCACCCGTAGCACCTATACCACTAGCCCCTTGAACGCCGGTAGCGCCGGAAGCACCTGAGGCTCCATCTATACCAGTTGCGCCGGTAAGACCTGTTTCTCCCTGAGCACCGGTAGCTCCATCTATGCCAGTAGCACCAGACGCTCCGGGAGGGCCAGAAGCTCCACCAGTCTCTCCTTGAGGGCCGGTCGCACCGCTGGCTCCATCAATACCAGTGGCCCCAACTTCTCCCTGCGGGCCTGTTGAACCTGTAGCACCAATTAAACCTGTGACTCCTGTGGCACCAGTAAGGCCAATAGCACCCGTAGCACCTCTGGTTCCAGATGCTCCCTGCACACCCGTAGCACCCGAAGCACCACTGGCACCAGCTACACCAGAAGCTCCACCTGTTTCCCCTTGCGGGCCAGTTGCGCCTTGAACGCCTGTAGCACCTGAAGCACCACTTGCACCTGATATTCCTGAAGCTCCACTAGCACCAGATGCTCCGGGAGGGCCGGAAGCTCCACCAGTTGGACCTTGCGGACCAGTGGCACCGGTTGCGCCAGGCTCTCCCTGTGGTCCTGATGCACCGATTCCGCTAGCGCCCTTTACACCAGTAGCACCTGAAGCACCCTTAGCACCCGTGGCTCCAGTAAGACCAGAAGCACCTATATATCCAGATGCTCCGAATATACCTGTAGACCCAGTAGCACCAGCAGTACCGGTAGCACCAATTGGGCCACCACTAGGGCCGGTCGCACCCGTAGGTCCTAGTGGCCCAGTTGAGCCGGTGGCACCAATTGGACCTGTTGAACCTGTTGCACCAGTAGAACCGGTGAGACCAGAGGCACCCTGAGGGCCTGATGCACCGCCCGTTGGACCTGTGGCTCCTGTATATCCTGATGCACCGGTGGCACCCCCAATACCTGTTGCTCCAGTTAGGCCAGTGGCTCCAGTATAACCAGTAGCACCTATTGGACCACCACTGGGACCTGTAGCACCGCTGGCACCAATTGGGCCTGTTGAGCCAGTAGCACCTATTGGACCACCACTTGGGCCAGTTGCTCCAGTTTCACCTTGTGGGCCTGTTGAACCATTTATTCCATTGGTACCTGATGCACCCGTCACACCAGATGCTCCAGTTATGCCAGATGCTCCACGTATTCCTGTTGCACCTGTTGCCCCAGACGGGCCAGAAGCTCCTCCAGGGTCTCCCTGTGGTCCTGTTGCACCGCTAGCACCATCATCTCCTGCAGCTCCTGTGGCACCTCTAGGACCAGTAGCACCAGGAAACCCAATACCAGTAGCCCCCGTTGCTCCAGTCGGTCCTCCAGCCGGGCCGGTAGCACCAGCGGGACCGGTCGAGCCAGTTGCTCCTGTAGCCCCGGATATAGCTTGTGGAGTCCAAGAAAGATGGCCTGCACCATCAGTTCGCAAGATATAGCCAGTAGCACCATCTGAGCTAGGCCATCGAAGATTGTCTATATAGACATATGTACCAGTACCACTGACACCTAACCTCAAATTAGATTCTATAGCGTTAACATTTAAATCAGAACCACCAACTGAATGAATAGTATTGACTTGAAGTCCACCAACTTCATCATATTGAAAAACGTTATCATCTATGAGGCGGCCATGTGTCCCGACAAATGGAATCCGACCAGTAACCAACATCGTTCCATCATTTAAAACGAATCCTTTACGGGCACCGTCAGTAGTAATTGTAAAATAGAGATCATCATAGGTAAATTCTATTGTCCCTGCTTCTGGTGTAGCCAAAACGCTACCAGTTGTTAATTTAATAGGAGCAGTCCCAGGAGCTGCTTCACCTGCTGCTAAGTGTATCCTCGCGGTAGGATCATAAATGCCGACTCCTAGCTGTCGACAACTAGCTGTCGCACTATCGTTAGTTCGCGACCCTTCTAAGATGTTATAATAATTAGTAAGGAGGCGCTGCTCATATTCAGGAGTTCCACCATTGTCAATTAATCTGACAGTACCAAGCCAACGATGTCCTTTATAATCACCAGACGTAACATATACTGGCGTCCCATTCAATGTTGCAAGGCCGTCTGCGTCTACTTGTATCCAATATCCTGCTGCTAAATCATCGGCGAACACGCCAGACGTGTGGCTAATAATGCAAGCGTAGACAATAGAAGCATTTTTAGCCCTGGTGCCGACGCCATATGGATGGCTCGTTTCCCAATCCTCATAGCGAATTACCGACAAAGGGTCATAAGCGACAAATTTAATTTCACCAATAGTTGTATACCAACGCTTGACAGAATCTTCTATAGCCCACACAAGATCTGTAACTTCAAAAACTTCGATTTTATAATAGGAATATGCGATATTATTGCTAAATGTGAAATATTCTGACCATACATTTACATCGCTAGGCGGATCTATATTCTCTTTTTCATCTAAGAGATCCCAGTTGCTACCATCATTAGAAGCCCATATTCTCCACTTTCGCGGCAGTGATGATGGTATGTCGCCTTGAACTATTGGATTACCATATACACTGAGTAGTGATCTTGCTTTCCACGCATACTTGTTAATAGCTTGTTTATTACTGTCTCCAAAGTAATATATAATCCAAACTTCATGGGTCCACGGATCACCAGGTTCCCATCCTGCTCCTCGGCCAACTTCAACTGCCCATCCTAGATTAGATGTGTTATGATTAAATGCCTGCCATCCGAAAAACCTATAGACTCCCGTACCATAGGGAAGCTCAGCATGTGAGCTTTCGGTAACGACATTCGGTGTTGGCACATCGAAGTCGGTCATAGCGATAGTGCAAGTGTCCGTTCCTGGATTAGACTTGCCATCAGCAGGCGTAAACTTCCACGGTGCGAATTCTAATTCAAAAGAAGTAGCAGTTCTTAAGAAGCCGAAAACGTCATATATCCTGTCATCTGTCAGAGTAACACCGTTCATATCAGTAGCGGTGTTTAATGCAGATGGAGGTGTATCTACATAGATAAGATCCCATAACTCAGAATATTGATTATAAAGGCGTATCTGATTTGATTGAACAAAATGCCAACTTAGTGTAGTGGAATTAAGGACCTTTAAATTGCCGTCGACAACGTTGCCACCAGGACCAGTAGCCCCTGTAGCACCAGTTGCCCCTGTGTATCCCGTCGCGCCTGTAGCTCCCGTATAGCCGGTAGCACCCGTAGCACCAGAAAGACCAGTGATACCAGATGCACCTGTCAGGCCAGTTGCACCAGCTACACCAGTTGCTCCCGTTAAACCAGTTGCACCAGGAGCACCTGAGGCACCACCACTTGCACCGCCCCATATAGGAAGAACGCTGGTTGTAAACATTTATGAACCTTCTGTGCCCTATCTTTTACTGTCCTCGCCAAAAATATATTCGGATGACAATATTTGGAGATCCAAATGCGTTACTTCGATCAACAGTTAAATTATTTATTGTCTGAAGCCAATTTCAAGACGCCCAAAGCTGAACGATCGCCTTTGTGGAGGTTAGAACAGGAGTTAAAGAGGATTAATGCAAAATGTTGTATGAATAGCGGAATGGGTGAGCGATATGAATTCTGGCGGCGCAATAGAGATCTCATATTAAAAGAAATCTTAAAACATAGGCCACTTAACGATTGGGAGAAAAGGTGTTGCAAGATACATGCACCGGTGAGAGATAGTGGCTTGACTGGTATTACAGATCATGCCGATGATAGTATAGGAAGTTATGCAAAATAGATAGAATTATAGCCGAAGTATTTTATATTTCTGTTAACCCGATGCGATTTTTATGCTATAATTGTGTATGGGTAGATATGCAATTCGAGAGCGATTATGGCACAAGCATTGTCATTGGTGTGGAAAACTAACGAGGTTAATAGTCCCCGGAAATCACGAGAGACTTCCTGATGACATGGCGACAGTAGATCATCTATTTAGCAGACTCGATGAGGATCGCCATAATCTGAAACAAGGAATTGTCAAACAGGGCGAAAACGGCCATTCTGTCATCACCCGTCGAGTGTTAGCATGTTATTCTTGCAATCAACGACGCGGTAGGGTAGAATGTAAACTGACGAAGGCACAAAAACACAGAACATTTACGAATAATTTGCCTTCTTGGTCTGCTAATCGACATAGACAACTTCACGAATGTGATTATAAAGAACGCCGATATCGGCTTCGCAGACTAAAAGAAATGGCGGAAAGAAACATCGCTGGATTGATCCGCGTTATGGGCCTGCCTCTACGAGAATCTGCTATCATTGGGAAAGAATAATGCATTATCACGAAGCTTTAAAACATTGTATCTTCCGATATACCTCTGGATCGCACCAATACGGAACGAATCGGCCTGATAGTGACATCGATATGCGTGGCGTATTCATTGCACCGCTATATTGTGCATTCGATATCTTTCAAACAAGGTTCGTTGGTGCAGGGACCTTGAAGCAGACATTAATTGCTGCTATTAGCGCGATCGAAGGTGCTGATATGGCGGCAGCCAAAAATTTAGTCCAGAATGCGCTTATGACAGATAGAGGCGACTTGTCTCTATCTGTTGAAACTGTTTGTGACCCGAAGGCCGATTCAGAATTACAAGAATTGCGTAAATTCTTCAAGCTGGCTGCTGATTGTAACCCGAACATCATCGAATTTCTATATGTCGACGACTTGATCGACATCTGCACTGGTGAATGGGAACTTATACGGCGGCATCGCGATCTGTTCTTGTCCAAAAGAGCTAGGTGGACATTTGCTGGTTATGCTATACAACAGCTTAAGCGCATCAGAGTTCATCGTGGCTATCTGATCAATCCGCCGACGCACAAACCGACGCGACGTGAGTTTGGTCTGCCAGAAAACAGCAAAATTTCACGAGAACACCAAAACGCTATTTTGTCATTACCTGAGGAGCATATTGCTGACAAATTAAAGGATCAAGTGGCAGACGAGCGGCGATATGCAGAAGCACTGATGCAATGGAACTCCTACCAACAGTGGGACAAAAAACGTAATCCTGCTCGAAAAGAACTGGAAAGAAAATATGGCTATGATGTTAAACATAGCATGCATCTAATCAGGTTGTCTAGAATGGCGGAGGAAATATTAAGAGATCAACAGGTCTTAGTCAGACGACCTGATGCTGAGGAACTCAAGGGCATTCTCCGTGGTGAGTGGAAGTATGAGGATATTGAAGCCGTTGCCGATGGGCTTGATAATAGACTTGATGCTCTGTATAAGTCGTCGAGTCTCAGAGACGCTCCGGATCGGAAGAAGATATCTGAATTATATAGGGTGATCTGTGCCGCAAGGTATGGGATTTATGTATAACCTTTTTACTCCAGGAGGAGCACGTGGCTAAAGCCAAAAGAACGTCCAAAACGATTGGACAAACCCATGTTGTGTTCGTTATTGACAGCGAGTTTTGTGCGACACTCGGCGAATTCCTAGTCAAGCGTGGTGACTCGAACAAAGAACTCGTCGATTTCGGTCACAAACTCACCAATCTGGTGCCGGTCCAGAATTACCGGATTGACCTCAACCCAGCCAAAATCAAAGCGGCCATCAAAAGGAAGGCCAAGATAGAGGCAAAGCAGAAAGAAGCCGATCGTGGTCAGCTAGTCAAGGAAGCCAAACGATTACACAAGAAAGGCGAGTCGTATCGAGCAATCGGCAAAACACTCGGCGTCTCTGCCATCACCGTCTCGCGTTACTGCAACAAGTAATGAACAAGTTTCGCATCTGGTGGACACATCCATCATACGATGAAATGTTCTACGTCCCTGTCTCAGGGCCATCCGAGGCAAAGAGAATACTCGGCGTACTCGCTGACTATGACAATCATCTAGTCAGCAACGGTCTTATTGGTGATATTAGCAATATAAGCGGGTTAGAAGAATTTGATGAAGATTCCTGGGTCGAATGGGAGTCTAATGAAAGCTGTGATATATGGGGGCACTGATTTGAGGATTTTGCCTGTAATTACCTAGTTTGTAAAATACATAGATATATTAAATGACAAAATGAAACCCAATAAGTAATATGGACAAGCCACAACCAAAACGAGTTCGGCTATCGGGTCAAAGCCGTGGCAAATCGTGCAATGTCACTGTCGATGAACTTCTGCAAGAAGAGATCGACATAATGGAAGCATGGACTCTTGGTACTTGTTGGCTTCGCGTATCTGATGATGGTAGGTTAGAGCAGAAGGCACGATTTGCTGAATTGCCATCGCCAATTCAAGATCCCAAAATCCCACCTGCGTGGGTTCATAAAACCGATTGGACTAAAGAAGCTCCTTTCCTATATAACACCGATCCACCTCTTCCGGAAGACGACCCCGATGTAAAACATTGCGATCCCAGTATCACCATTCGCAGTTTATGTGGTTACAGCAATACGCCATATGAATACGAGGCACGAAAGTTACAGTCATATGGCTTCGAATGTCTTCGATCTCGCCGGGGGACCGATGGCCGATTTTGGGAGCTATGGTACCTCCCAGGTCAATGGTTTGCAAAAGGAGAGTTGAAAGAAGCTATCGACAAAGTAGAAGGATCGCCAGAAAAAGTAAAAGAAATGGTCAGATTCTTGTGCAGATATGTCTCTTTCGGCGCACTTGATGTCTGTTATCAGCGAGCCTGCATGGTTATCGATTAATGGAAAAATTCGCCCCAAGTATTCGAATGTCTGATGGCAGAACTGTGCAACCGACGGGATTTGAATGGCTACTCGCATTCGCTATCGCCGGTTGCAAATGGGCCGAAGATGCATTGCCTGATTTTCACGATAGATTTTGGCACTTCTATCATTGTAGTTTCCAGGAATGCTTTTCTTCGTTCCATCGGTAGAGTACTTGCTCAGATCCGTCTAAATTAAACCTGATAATACAAGGATTAACACCACATGGAACAGATTCTAATATTTCATGAAGAGATGGCGTAGGACCGTCATACATCCCAAATGAGCCGGGCTTCTCTTCATAACTGGCTGCATATATAACTTCGTTGCGCTTCTCTACAGTAGGTGGGCCATAGATAGAAGGCGTATAGCTCTCTGGTAATTCATTCGGTTCGTCTGTAATCACATCCATGGGAACTATATAAACCACAGGTTTAAATATTCGGTCAGCAACCGCTTCTCTAAATCTCTCGATCCGCTTTTCAGCGATCTTATAAGTTGCAAATACGACGGTATTATAGATTCTGCGTGTTCGCTCTAAAGCGAATGTGTCTTTACCTTCAGCTTGTAGCTGGAAGACCCTCACCAGACACCAATACTCTCTCGCCTGTCGTCAATTTCCTATACGCCGTCTCAAATACTTCTTTGGGCGACCATGATCTGTAGCCATCAGGATAAACGACTAAATAGCCTGGACGTGTTTCACGATTATCCACATTCTCATTCTCTCCGACTGAAGGAACGTGCATTCGTCCATTGGTTCAGCACTTACAATCTTGCAACCAACATATTGGTCCATGGTCATTCGAGTTAGACGTATTTTATAAACTAGGTAACTACAGGTACTCCTGTTTCTTTAGTCGTTTTTCAGCCCTACGAATCATTGCCTTAGCAGCATTGATTCTCTTAGTGAAAGCGTTATAAACAGCAGTATGCTGTCGCTGCCTTCCTCTTGTATCCACTAGCCGCTCTATAAGCTTCCTGTTTGCCTCTATTTCAGCGCGGGTTTCTTCGTTGGTCTTGTCCATTTTGCACACAAGAAGTTAGAAAATCTGCAATTAGGCGTTTTTGGTGTGGATGGAATCGCCATCTCACCCCGATATTTTTATACGCCCATTCAACTAAGCCTGTCCCCAATTCTTCCGACATCGCAGCCCAATCGGCACACATCTCGGCCAAACTCAAATCATCCATTGCAGTCGCATTGACGATTTTAACATCAGACCCCTTTCTACCAGCATTCATTTTTATATTCGGTGCATGTGACTCAGGATGATGCTTGTTAGTCGTGATATGATGAAAAGTGGCACGATCGATAGCATCGCGAATGTCTTCCGGAGTAGAAAACCCATGGACCTTGCAAGTGGGCATCGTTTTACATAGCTCAGCGAAATCGTTGTTGGGGTTGCTCTTCTGCCATGTCAAATAAACATATGGTATAAATTCGGGGGCTCGATATTTGCTGGCATCGTGATTATATGCGTTAGTTACCAATTCAGCACAGACTATCCCAAAACGATAATAGATGATTTGTGCATACTTATTCACTAATGCCACATGGCGATTAGTTCTTTGATAGAACAAATCGACCATCTTCGACCACTGATCCTTTGGTTTTTGCTCTTGCTGCTCTTGATGCTCCTCAGCCTTCAATTCATCTAATTTAATATCAATACGACTTTTTAAATCTCGCAGGTCTCGCGTACTATAATCAGAGGTAGATGGAACATCAATCATATGCTGGTCCTCTTCTTCCCATAATTGATTGACAGATATATCAGCAACCTTAGCAGTTCGAGTAGCAACGCAATCAATTGGTTTCCGCATTTTATGGCCTCATTAAAAGGAAACGACAATGAAGGATTAAGTACCTTCCGGATGCAGCCACCGTAGTGTTACGAACTCTGAGACCTGCAACCATCTCTCAGTTCAACATAGCGTTCCCCGCCTGGGTAAGGATTGTCGTAGTCCTTAAAGCTCAGATTTTGTGGCCCTCGGCAATCCTGCTCTTTCCTTCGGTGTTTCCCCATCATAACAATCAGCACATAACACAGGATGTCCATGAGGATCTTCAAAGTAAACGCCGCAATGAGAGCAACAAAAACCTGATATTATATCATTTGCGACTGTTTGTTCAGCAGATTCACCCATTTTCTTCCTCTGGTAGTTCTTCATCTATCTCGTCAGGCTCGACAGTATGAGCGGCCTCGACTATCTTGATGTAACTCATACTGTCGAGCTCTTCCACATTCAAGGGCAAATCAGCCGTTTCAGGAAGAACTTCCTGAATTTTTTGCCAAAAGCAATATCTCGGCAACCTTGGATTGACCTGTTTGGTGAATGGTATAACTGTCTCAAACACTGTGTAGAATGATGGTATATAAATTGTGGAAGCCATCATCTCATCGTAAAGTTTAAGTACGTCTATTAAGTGCTCCTGAGGAATATACCATTCTCGTGGTTTTTCTCTGGCTGCAATTTTTTCTCTGGCTGTAATTCTGACTTTTCCTTCCTGATATATAAGTGGACACATATGCCAACCAGGATTAAAGTGGAAATGACAATTAGAAGAACAATAATATCTTGCATTTTAATATCCGCTTAGATCTGCTTTTCCTAGGGCTGGTCCTGTAATTTGTTTCTTTACCTTCGGCGTGTGCTGTCTAACGATTGGATTGGCAATGAGGCTACCAACGAATGCGGTTCCCAAACATCGACCAGTGAGAGAAACAATTCTCACTCTCTCTGGATTAGTACCAGTAAGAGCAGCCATTAGTGACTCTTGCGTTAACGTATGAAGATGGTATTCATCAACCGGCGTATTGAGCCACTCGAAGATTCGGATTCTTCTGCCAATCTTTTTAGCGTTTTGCAAGACTAGCGTTGGATCTTCTACATGCTGTAGGCAGTTGTAGATCCATACTTCATCAGCCATCGGCAGATCACCGATTTCTTCACCGCCCTTATTGATGAATTCGATGTTATATGTTTCATAGCGACGAAAAACGGACGGCGGCCATGGAATTGGATCGACAGCTGTTAATTTGCCTGCATTGTAGCAGCGAAGCAACAATGACCATGGGCCAGATCCGATGTCAATGACTGAAGCGCCGTCAAGATCGATGTCGCCATACTCGTCCCCATATTCATCGAATATGCCCATCTCTTGGGCATAAGTCGTCTGCTTAACGATCTCACCCAGAGCGTTCATATCATAGCAGTTGCCCCAAAATTCAGCTTCTGCTGCTCGACGACGTTGAATATCTGCTTCGTTTGCCATTTTGTAATCCTGTCGTTTATGCCCCTACCTATGGACCTTCCTAATTTTCGAGCCAATACTGAATGGAGATCGCTCAGCTTTCTCTATCAGATTATCAAAAGCTTGATCTCGTGATTTTTCTGTGGCGTACCAATCACAATTCCCATGCCAACATCCAAACCATCTGCTAAAATACTCTATCCCGAAGGGTTTTTTCTTGGGAGCTTTCTTTTGATGGCGTGGAGCGTCGTCAATTTCTAAATCAGCATTTCTGCTCATTGTGCCTCCAAGAATGCAGTAGTTCCAATCACACGTGCAACTTCATAGTTGTGTGATTTGCAAAAATCCTTTACTGCTCGAATAACGGCTCTGGCTGCTGTACGTCGAAGTGTTGCTTTCGCAAAATCGTGAACTGCAATTGTACTGCCCGGTTTCATAACCAACAAGCTGACTTCTAAATCGCGATAGCACGAACAATACGAATGATCGCCGTCCACAATTATTATATCAAAGGTGGGGGCGACCCGCAATAACAACAAGTCATCGACCGTGCCAGTTAATAATCGCATATTTGGCAGTCGATTCTCGTACCATTTTAACCCAGCCCGCTTCCAGTGTAAAGGGTCTATACTGAAGAAGATAGAATCGGGACGGGCAGCAGCCCATTGTGCAACAGTAACCCCGTGAAATGTGCCAATTTCTAATACTATACTGTGGGCGGGTATTATCTCTAAGATGGCTTCGATTTCCTCTGGAAGCATTAATGATTTGTTTTCCACTGAAATTCCCGTTATTGGTAACGTGTTCCGACGACTGGTCTAGTGTCGTTTGGTACTTTTACAGTTTTACAACAATATTGCTTTGGAGATTTTTTACTTCTGCTCGCTTGCATTTTCGCAAAATGTCGTTGTTTAATTTCTTCTGCTTCGACCTTAATTTGTTCTTCGCTTGGTATGTATGGGTATTTCATATTGTATCTTTCGGCTGCAAAACCTTTTATATACGTCGGAATAATATATTGTGTGGAGCCGACCTGTAGTGTATAATAGTACTGGAGAGGCTGGTGGTTGAATACCAATTAATAAATACTAGCTGCTTAGACTTGTTTGATACATTTCCTGATCGCCGTTGGGATACAATTTTTGCAGATCCTCCTGATGGCATCAATCTGAAATATGCAACATATAACGATAAGATTCCTGAAGAAGAATACGTTCGTCTGCTTCAGGAATGGCTGATTCTTTTTGTTTCGCGGGCTAATACAGTCTGGTTTTCATACAACGCAAAATGGAGCTTTCGCATTGGCACCATAATCGATCATATAACCGAAGCTAACAGTGAGATAGAAGTAAAACCGTGTGTGCAAGTATTCACATTCGGTCGGCACAACCAAAAAGATTTAGCTAACGATTTCAGGCCACTGGTCCGTTTGCGATGGAAAAACGCACCGCTGTATCCAGATGATATCAGAATTCCATCATGGCGACTAGCGAATGGAGACAAACGTGCTGATCCTCGTGGCAGAGTACCGGGAGACGTGTTTCATTTTCCACGAGTAACAGGAAATTCAAAACAACGGAGGAGATGGTGCCCTACTCAATTACATGAAGGGTTAATTGAGCGATGCCTCAGGATGACTACGCCAGCAAATGGGACAGTTCTCGATCCTTTCGCTGGTACAGGGACGGTATTGCGAGTTTGCAAACAACTTGGATACTCATGCACCTCAACAGAAATTGAAACGTTATATTGCGATGAAATAGCGAAGGAGCACGAGTTGAGAGTGAGTTATTTGAATACTACCGATATGCATAGAGCTTGAAGAGTACCGTTTGTTCCATGTAACTACAGGACTACAAGAAAATGGACCCGTGCCCATATTGTGGTGCGAAAGTCGCTTTGAAAGATTCATCCATAGTCTATGGTAAATCATATGGTAAGATGTGGATATGTTCCAATTGGCCGAAATGCGATGCCTACGTAGGTTGCCAACGAGGTTCTGATAAACCATTAGGACGATTGGCCAATCCAGAACTCAGATATTGGAAGAAGCAAGCACACTCCAAATTTGACAAGCTCTGGCATAGTGGCGAAATGAGTCGTGCAGAAGCATATTTGTGGTTGTCTCGTTCGTTAGACACACCGCAAGACGAATGCCATATAGGTATGTTCGATATAGACAGATGCAAAGCTGTTTGTGAGGCTGTTCAGAAATATTATCAATCGCGGGGCAATGCATGAAGTTAGCATGGGCAAGTGACATACATCTGAATTTCGCTGACGATTCACAACAGAGATGGTTTTTACACAATGCAAAAGAACGCGCCGATGCTTTAGTCATTAGTGGAGATATTGGTGAGAGCGAAACGTTACATCGAACGCTCAAACGAATCAGCAACATCTTCGAAAAGCCCGTTTATTTTGTGTTGGGGAACCATGATTTCTATAGAGGATCTATAGAGCGAACGAAGCGTACGGCGTCTAGATGTGCATATACCACACAAAACATGTTCTACCTGAGTAACAATCCAACCATTGAACTATCACCGACAACTGCGATGGTTGGGCACGATGGATGGGCAGATGGTAGATTTGGAAACTTCGATGATTCAGATGTCATTTTAAACGACTTCATATTGATCGAAGAGTTAAGCTTCTATCAAAATGGTGAGTTAGATAAAGAAGCGATGCGTCCAGTGCTTGAAAAACTTGGTGACGAAGCAGCACGATATATCTCATTAGCTCTCTTCTCAGCAGCCCACAAATACAAAAAAGTATATGTTGTAACACATGTACCGCCTTTTTGTGAAGCTACATGGCACAACGGGCAGCAATCTGATGACAATTTTCTTCCATATTTCTCATGCAAGGCGATGGGCGATGCTATTCTGAAAGTCGCAAATGAATATCCTAAATGCCAAATAGTCGTACTATGTGGCCACACACATAGTTCCGGTGAAGTAACTATAACTCCAAACTTACAAGTCCTAACGGCACCAGGAAAATATGGGCACCCTGAAATATATCGCACATTCAATGTTCAATAGTTATGTCATTGTTCTCTTCGCAGTCGGCATCTTAGTTTATATGTTCATGGATGCATGGGTTATCATTGCTCTTCTTTTTGTTTGGGCTCATAGCTCATATATGATATTTAGAAATCACAGAGTCTATCGCTTTAGAAGAAAGATCAGCGAAGGCCGGCACATGCTGGTTTGGTATCTGAACTCAATAAGCGCCTAGCCCAGTATAATCGAACCCATTGGTTGACTGTTGAACAGGAACTTGATACAGCAAGATCTGAATTGTCTCGACGCAAGGAAGCAATGACAAGAGAGCAAGTCATCGCTTCTCTCACAGAGGAAGAAATCGGGCAGTTTCGCCAACGCATCATTGATGATATGACGGCTGACGATTTATGCTCACAATTTCCTGAACACGTCATCCTAGATTGCCTTTCACAAGAAGCAATAATCGCTCATGCATTTGTCAGAACAATTTCATCAATGAATCGGCATTCAACATTGATGGAAGAAAACCTGACTATGTTGGCTCGGTTGTTAGCTGAGCTACCACAAGAGAAAATGCGGCGTCAGGTGCAAGAGGCAAAATCTGCACCGGCCCGATTACCACAGGTTGCATTCGTCGGCTTCAAAACCGAACAAATAGCTATTGTAGCCGACGCTCTGAAAGGACGCATCAGAATCGACGTTGTTGACAAGAATCGCAACAGATTCGATTCACAGGCCGAAATCATCATCATATGGACGAAGTTCATATCTCATTCTTTTGAGAAGTCAGTCGTCCAGAATATGAAGCCAGGAGCGCGATTAATACGATTCTCTGGTGGCCTAGAAAACGCAGCCAAAGAAATCAGCCGAGCACTCAAATCTTAATCTTCTGCTGTTAGGATGCCGTCAGTAAATGTTAATTGCCTGGTTGGTGAGCCGCCACTAGTATCTGAAACGTAGTATACTTTTGTTCCAGCTAATCCAGATGGTACAGGACCTGTAGCCCCAGTTGCACCAGGGGCACCACTTATTCCTGTGGCTCCGCTAGATCCGTCTATTCCAGTTGCTCCAGTTGCTCCTGTCTCACCCTGTGGGCCGGATGCACCACCAGGATCACCCTGTAAGCCGGTGGCACCGCTCGCTCCATCTATACCTGTAGCGCCTGTGGCACCGGTTAATCCTGTTTCACCTTGAGGACCTGTTGAGCCAGTGGCACCAGTTTCTCCTTGTGGACCAGAAGCACCGCCGGGGTCGCCCTGCAGACCTGTAGCACCTGAAGCGCCATCTACGCCAGTCGCACCGACTTCTCCCTGTGGACCTGTTGAGCCAGTTGCTCCTGTCTCACCTTGAGGACCGGAGGCTCCTCCAGGATCGCCCTGTGGACCTGTAGCACCTGAAGCACCTATATCACCAGTGAGACCTGTTTCTCCCTGAGGGCCGGTAGCTCCTGAAGCTCCGCTAGCTCCATCAATACCAGTTGCACCTATTTCCCCCTGTGGTCCAGAAGCTCCTCCAGGGTCGCCTTGAGGACCAGTCGCTCCGGAAGCTCCGCTAGCTCCATCAATACCTGTAGCACCTGAAGCTCCGCTAGCTCCATCAACACCTGTAGCACCTGAAGCTCCGCTAGCCCCATATGGGCCCATCAAGCCTGTGGCACCTGTTAAACCGATTTCACCCTGTGGACCAGTAGAGCCGGTCGCTCCGATTTCACCTTGAGGACCAGAAGCACCGCCAGGATCGCCCTGCAGACCTGTAGCACCTGAAGCGCCATCTACGCCAGTAGAGCCGGTCGCTCCGATTTCGCCTTGAGCTCCACTAGCACCATCTATACCGCTCGCTCCCTGAGCTCCGTCGACACCACTTGCACCGGCATCGCCCGTTAAACCGATTTCACCCTGCGGACCAGTTGCACCAGTTGCTCCCGGCTCTCCTTGCGGGCCAGAAGCTCCTCCAGGATCACCCTGTGGGCCTGTAGCACCTGAAGCACCCGCATCACCCTGCGGACCAGTAGAACCGGTTGCTCCTGTTGCTCCTGTCTCACCTTGAGGGCCAGAAGCTCCTCCAGGATCACCCTGTGGGCCGGTTGCTCCTGTTGCTCCTGTCTCACCTTGAGGACCAGAAGCTCCACCTGGATCGCCTTGAAGACCGGTGGCACCATCTGCACCAGTAGCACCAGAAGCACCTATTTCACCCTGAGAGCCTGTCGCTCCTATTTCTCCTTGTGCTCCTGAGGCACCTGCTTCTCCAGCTACACCACTAGCTCCCTGAACACCAGTGGCTCCTGAAGCTCCGCTGGCACCATCTATACCAGTTGCGCCTGCTTCTCCTTGAGGGCCAGAAGCACCACCAGTAGGGCCTTGTGGACCCGTAGATCCGGTCGCGCCAGTTTCGCCAGTATCACCAGTGTGTCCGGTGGCACCGGAAGCACCTGGGAAACCAGTATAACCTTGATTTCCCTGGGGACCGGTAGCACCTGATGCACCGCTAGCACCATCGACACCGGTAGCTCCTGTTAATCCAATGTCGCCCTGAACACCGGTAGCTCCTGAAGCTCCAGAAGCACCAGTTAGTCCAGCACCAGTTGCCCCAGTAAGACCGGTAAGTCCTGTTGCACCCGATGCACCAGAATATCCTGTATAACCTTGTGGACCCGTGGCACCAGTATCACCTATACCAGATGCTCCTTGAACGCCTGTAGCACCTGAGGCTCCACTTGCTCCATCAATACCGGTAGCACCAGTAAGACCTATTTCGCCTTGTGGACCGGTAGCACCTGAGGCTCCACTGGCTCCATCTATACCAGTTGCACCTGTATCGCCTACGCCACTAGCACCCTGGACACCTGTTGCTCCTGAAGCTCCGCTGGCACCATCTATACCAGTTGCGCCAGTAGGACCAACAAGGCCAGTTGAGCCAGTTGCACCAATCGGGCCTGTTGAACCAGTTGCACCTGTTGCACCAGTAGGTCCACCATATGGACCTTGAGGACCAGTAGCCCCAACAGGGCCTGTTGAGCCAGTCGCACCAGTTGCACCAGTACCCTGCGGACCTGTAGATCCGGTGGCTCCTGCATCTCCAGCAACTCCAGTTGATCCAGTTGCTCCAGTACCGGAGGCACCAGCAACACCGGAGGCACCAGCAACACCGGAGGCACCAGCAATTCCAGCAACACCGGTTGAACCAGTAGCACCAGTTGGACCGCCAGAAGGACCAGTAGCACCGATCGGGCCAGTGATGCTGACACCAGTTGCACCTGTTGCTCCGGCAAATCCGGTTGCGCCAGTAGAACCCTTAATACCAGATGCTCCTACTGGGCCGGAAGCCCCACCAGTTCGACCTTGTATACCTGTGGCACCTGTTAAACCAGTTGCCCCAGCTACGCCGGTCGCTCCGTCACGACCAATACCAGTCGCACCAGTAGCACCAACAAGACCTGTTGAACCGCCTACGCCAGTTGAACCTGTCGAACCAGCAGGGCCAGAGGCACCACCAGTGGGGCCGGTCGCTCCGGGTTGACCAGCAGGACCAGAAGCACCGTCGGGACCGACACCAGAAGCACCAATAGGACCTTCAGGACCAGTCGAACCAGTTGCCCCAGTTGGACCGCCGCCAGGGCCAGTAGCACCAGCGGCCCCTTCAGCGCCAGTAGAACCAGTTGCCCCAAGACCACTAGCACCCTGCGGGCCGGTCGAGCCAGTTGCTCCTATCGGACCTCCAGCAGGACCAGTCGCTCCGGTGAGTCCAATACCTGTAGCACCTGTCGCGCCAGTCGGGCCACCAGAAGGGCCAGTAGCGCCAGGAATGCCAGTAGCACCTGTCGCTCCGATGCCAGTAGCACCTGTTGCACCAGGCAAGCTGATACCAGTTGAACCAGTCGCACCCACTGGGCCAGACGCACCGCCGGTAGGGCCAGTTGCTCCTATCGGACCGGTCGAGCCAGTTGCTCCAGCCCCCGTTGCGCCAATAGGACCAATCGGGCCTAATGATCCTTGCGGCCCCGTCGAACCAGTTGCTCCAGTTGGGCCTCCGCTTGGGCCAGTTGCTCCAGCTGCACCTGTCGCTCCAGAAGCACCAACAATACCAGTCGAAGACCAAGACAAATTCCGATAACCGTCTGTGACCAATGCCTGACCGGCTGAGCCGTCTATATTTGGGAATCGCATGTTGCTAATGACAACATTCTTCCCGGTACCCCATGCTGAAAGTTGTAAGTCTTCTCCAGACACTGAATGAATGACCGATACTTGCAAACCACCTATATCATCATATTGCAGCCCAGCACTGTCAATTAAGCGGCCATGAGTACCAGCAAAGGGTATTCTGTTTGGTGTAAGTCGCGTTCCGTCATTCAGGACGAAACCTTTGCGAGCACTATCAGTTGTAATTGTAAAGTATAAATCATCTTGTATGAATTCAACTGTGCCTGCTTCTGGTACTGCTAGAACGTCACCAGATTCTATTTTCATTGGTGCATTGCCTGGCGCAGCTTTACCAGCTTGAATGTGTAACCTTGCAGTTGGATTGTGTATGCCAATACCTATTTGCTGACCGGTGACAACAACTGTTTCATCCGCTCTCATTCGCTCTAGTGGATGATAAAAGTTGGTCAAGCGAGTTGCGTTATACTCTGGAACACCAGCATTGCTGTCAAGAGTGACAGTCCCCAACCAACGATATCCCTTATAATTGCCACTGGCAGCAAAGACTGGAACGCCATCTAGAGTAGCAAGGCCGTCTGAATCAACTTGCACCCAATATCCAGCTGCCAAATCATCGGCGAACACGCCAGATGCGTGGCTAACAACGCAAGCATAAGTGTATGAATAAAGAACTCTTTGGCCGATTGAATATGATGTCGCAGTGGCCCAATCTTCAATACGACTTTCAGAGACAGGAGTGTATTCAATATACTTTAATTCACCAATAGTAGCAAACCATAGTTGATCTGCACCATCTATCTCTTGCATCGGGTAGGTGCATGCAGTCACATCAATGCGATAGAATCGATATTCTATCGCATTGTCGAAAGTGAAGTAATCAGACCAAATATCGACACCAGTTGGCGGGTCGACGTCGGTTCTCGTATCCAAGATCGACCAGTTGACATTATCGTTCGAGCCAGAAAATGTCCATGTTCTCGGCAGTGATGGATAGTAAAGCTTAGCCTTAAACGCATACTTGTTAATGGCCTTCTTCACATATGGGCCAAAGTCGTATGTGATCCACATAGGCGTTTGGAAAGGATCGCCCGGCGTATAACCGGTGCCACCAATTTGAACACCCCACCCAGGATTTCCGGGTGTATCTTCTTGATTAAAAGCATACCAGCCATATAAATATGTGCCGCCAACCTGAACACCGGTTGAGCTGGTAATGACCATGTTTGGTGCGGGATCGACAAATGATGTCATTACCGCTGTACATGTAGTCGTTCCAGTGTTATAGATGCCATCAGACGGTACAAACTTCCACGGTGCAAAATGGATGTCAAAAGATGTAGTGCTTATAAATGATGCGAAGACGTCATACGTTCTGTTAGCAATTAATGGATTTGCACCCATATCATTGACGATATTCGAAACTGATGGTGCAGTAATGACATTAACCACGTCCCAGGTGCTGTTGGCGTCATCATATAGCCTAATCAGGCTTGACTCTACAAAATTCCAGCTTAAAATAGTAGTACTAGTTACTTTGAGATTACCACCAACTATATCGCTGTCGCTGGCATCTCCACCATTATCAACCCATGATAAATTGCCATAACCGTCTGTTTGCAGAACTTGGGTTGGCAGGCCGTTGTCTCTTGGAAGATCGAGGACGCCTAATATAATATTACCAATCGTGCCTGCTACGATTGAAATATCGCCTGTATCTTTCTTCCTTTCAACGATGTTGTAGAAGTTGCCTATCAATGAGTTATTGAAGTTAGGTGTGCCTGCTACATCATACAATGACAGTATGCCAAGCCATCTGTATCCTTTAAAGTCTCCAGAATTGGCATAAACAGGAACGCCATCGAAGACTCCTAACCCACACGCTTCGACCAAAAACCACAAACCACTTGCTAAATCGGTAGCAAAATCGCCTGAAGTATGAGCAGAAAGACATGCATAGACGCTATCATGAATAACTCTATCGCCAACATTATAGGCTGTACCGGTTTCCCAATAACTGGCTCTCGAATTAGCTGGAACGCCACGTACGAGCTTAATCTCGTTTAGCTCAACATACATCGCACCATAGCCAGCATCAGCAGGGCAATCAGTGATGAGCTTATAATAGCGATAAGCTGAGCCGTTGGAGAACGTATAATAAGCGCTCCATGTTTGATCGCCTGGACCGCTTATACCAGTTCTCGAATCTAGTAGAACGTAATCGACACCGTTCTTTGAACCGTAGAGGCTGAATTGGGTCGGAAACGCCCCATTATCATTTGCTCGTAAAGCATACTTATTGACAATGGTTGGGACATTGAAGTCGTATTGTATCCAAGCCGAGGCAGCTAATGGGATAGGTGTAGATGACCAATAACGAGCAACATTGTCACTAAACGCATTCCAAACCTCATATAATTCGCTGCTTGCACTGCTAATCTGTGGTGCTGGCGTAACATCAGAGGTCATTGTCGTGGTGCATGTTGTAGTTCCCGGATTATCAGCACCATCAATAGACATGACTTTCCAGGGGGCAAAGTCAATATCAAATGCAGTTAGCGTGCCGTTGTAGACAGCAAACACGTCGTAAACCAAATCAGATTCTAATGCATTGCCGCCAAGATCGTTGGAGAGATTAGAGGCGACAGGTTCAGTTGTTATGTCGAGCAACTCCCAAGCAAGCACATCAGTATTATAAAGACGAATGTGATTTGAGGAGTAAAAGTTCCAGTTTAAAACATCGCCAGTGTCGGCTTCTAATCGGCCACCGACAGTATCGCTACTCTCACCACCCGGCACAATCATGCTGTTGACATAACGAACTGTCGCTACGTCGTCTGCTACTGATGGAGTTGGTGTATGGTTGTTGAGGAATTCGTTATCTGTTCCGAGATCAACCGCTGGAATTCGGAACGTATTGTGATTAACGATATTGCTGTTTGAACCAGAATCTAAAGTGAATGACGACCCGACAGCACGCTCTACTAATGCGTTATTTTCGATAGTATTAGAGCTTGAGCTCACGAGCTTCACAGCGTCTAAATTGTCATCTATCTTGTTGTAATGTAGAATGTTGCTATCTGAATTCTGAACGTAAAAGCCGATGGTGTTTGACTTCGATGTGCTCTCAGTGATTGAATTGTTGTTAGAATAAACGATAGAAAAGCCAGTGTTAACGTTGGAATCACTGATATTCTCTTCACCGTGGTTTCCGGTGGAGTTGAAGACACCAATGCCATCGGCATTGTTTATGGTTGTATTGTTCGAAACCGTATTATCGTTCGAGGAATTCTTAAGTACAATGCCATATTCGCGGTTGCCGTCGCAAGTGTTATTCGTTATGACGTTATTACCGCTTCCAGTTAGCTCAATGCCATTCTTATTTCCTGTGCATACACACAAATCAATAGTAAAGACATCTTCTGGAGATGAATTGTCAAGAAGAATACCGGCTTGATTATCTGTAGACGCTGTTACCGTGAAGAGTTTAAACATACCGGACACAGCAGTAATCCGGACAGTCGGCGCAGACGTCCCGTCTCCTCGGATAATTGTTGTACGTGGGTCGTCAGTATAGATATTGAGGATTTTATTAATTGTCAGATTTTCGGCATACGTCCCCGGTCTGACATAAATGACATCTTTTTCAGCGGCGGCGTCAATAGCCGCCTGAATAGTAGTATATTCATCATAGTCAGTAGAACCGACGCTGATGGTGTAATCAGCAGTTGCTTTAGTGACTATTCTGTCGGTATTTCTTAACGTCATGCCATTACTCTCCCTCAGCCGTTATGTGAACGACAACATCATTCGTTTCACATTCTTTGAAAATGATGTCACTCAGATCCAGAATTGCCTTATAGACTTTTATGATGACCGAAGTGGCCGTTAAACTAATAATCTTGTGCGAAAGAGGATAAATATTATCTTCAAGGCCACCAGCATTTAGTTGGATTCCAACGCAAACCACAGGCGGCTGGCTAAACGGAAGATCGAAAGTCCATTCTATGCCACCTGCGACATAGTTGATCTTGGTATCAAATAATGTATTCATAGGAAACTCGCCTTTTTATTTTTGCGGATTTGAAACCAAGTCATCATTATTTAACTTTTCATGGCATCTAATGTAGATACTCTTGAAGATGAGTAAGAAAATGGGACCCAATGTTCGAAAGCTTATCTGCCATCACATGTCTACAGTGATGGTGCCGCCAAATGGCGGTATAGCAGATGCTCTCGAAGCCCTTACAACTCCCGGCAGGCTTACAGAGGTAGCTAAAGAATCTACTGAATGGGTCCGACAAGCACTAGAAGCTGTGAAGTCTGCGCCAAATAATCCATTCAGCAGCGATGAAGAAATTGCTGGAGAGATTCTTAAAAGAGTAGAGGAGAAATTGCGGCAAAGGAGAATTTCTAGTAAATAGAATCAAACTTACATCGGAGGATACTCATGGCAACACCAATTCACGTTGCACGTATTGCATTACTTCCAGTCAATCCACTAGGTGCTGTTCTGGATAAGAATACGGCTACCATAGCTCAGATGACTCAAGCATCAACAGAAGAGAGAGTACTAGTTGATGCAGATATTCCAAACACAGGTGGCAATCCTACGCCAACTGATTATCTGAAACTAGAAGCCGCCGATGATTACATTTTGCGGCATATCGATCAGACCTATATCATTACGTACGGTCAATAAAATACGACAACGGCGTGCTAGCAATAGCACGCCGTTGTGCATCTCAACCCTTGTTAGGACACCCTTTACTTGGGCAGAGGTGACGGACAAATTGGCGGCTGTGCCGGAGCACAAGCTGCTGGTGTGCAAGCTGCAGGAGCGCAGGCTTCAGGAGCACACTCTCTAATCCTACGGTGACGACGCCGTTCGACTTCGCGTTTTACGACGACGACCTCACGAGTTCTAACAATCCGGCGCTTCGCCTTTTCGCAAGTAACAGGCTCACAAGCTGCCGGTGTGCAAGCTGCCGGTGTGCAAGCTGCAGGAGCACAAGCGTTGCAAGCTCTCTCAGCGGCTCTCGATGCTCGGCGATCCTTGCGGACTTCTCTGTCGCCTGGGATCAGCTTGACCGCACCAGCCAAAATGTGACGAACTGGCCGAATTGCGCGGACTTTGTGAACCTCAACGGCAGTGCAAGCGGCGGGAGCGCAAGCTTCCGGCGCACATGCAGCCGGGGTGCACGGCGCACCCAGCATAGCTGCGGATAACAAAAGTGAACTCAACATGTCAGAGATCCTCCAACCATAGTTTACATCCGGCCTACAAAGCCGAAAACCGTTATTAAAATACAGAGGCAATTCCTCTACAATACATTATATCTTTGCAAGAGGATTTGAGAAACTTGGTTAGTATTTATCATATATGAGCCTTGAAGTCAGCAACACCTTTGGACGGCCAGTCAAATTAGTACGTGATAAAATACGTCGGTCATTACATGATACCTACGAGGGGATAGCCCATGTCTTTGCACATTACCCCGCTATGGTTTGCATTGGCCGAGTAAAGGAAAATGGTAAGTGGACTATTAGTATAGAGGAATTATCTGACGACGATATTGAAGGCAATCCACTTGTGCCAATATATTATGTTGAATTTGAAGACGAAGACATAGAAGAAGCTATTACTCTGTTTTTAGAGTTGGTAAAATCACGGAGAAAAGATTTCGAGAAGTATATGTATAAGAAGCTGGGGAAATCTATAATTCTTTCCCCATTACCGCGAATAATTCCTCCAGATGTTGATGCTCAAACATATTTATATGAGACATTTCGAGATAGCGTTAAACGAAGCCTTAGTCGCAAAAGACGAGTTAGACGAACTAGATCCACAAGAAGTCCCTGATCAAGCCGAAGCCGCTGCCGAGAAGGCTGAGACTCAAGGGATCGATGATGTCAGTGAGTTGGGAAAAGCCGAGATAGAACAACAATACTTTCCCGACGATGCTCAATAAAAACTGTGAGTTCAAAGCTACAATAGAACAGGAGATTTCGAAATGCGAACACCAGTATATGTGATAGGCAACAACTCTCATCAGCCGGTCAGCGTCAACTATCAAGCTGGTGCAGAAGCTGCCGTTGGCGACGTGCCTCAAACTGCCCATGGCTTGCTGACGATTGTACCTGGAAAAAAGGTAACAATCGAGCAGTCACGAGTGAATTTTGGTCAGCTTCATACTTTGGCCTCCAACAATTTGCTTACAATGACAGAGGGCTACCTATGAGCCTCAGCACCATCACAATAACGCGGCAGTGCCCTGTAATAGATTACTTTGTCGTTCTTCCGAACAACATCGAATCGAAGGCTACTGCCGTGCCAGTCGCTGGCTTTATAGCGGCCACAGGCGGCATTGTGAATAGGCTGTCTCAGGCAAGTAATCAAGGCAGACACGGCTATCGATTCGGTGCCCAAGAATGGGTTGAATTATCAGAAGCCATTGGCGGTTCAAACGCAGCGTTGGAAGCCGGTAAGACGCTCTATGGCACCAACGTACGAACCGACAAACCTAAGCCGTGGGAGAGTTAAATCTTGCCACGAATGCTGCATAATCATCAGCAGTGTCGATGCCATATGTAGGCTCATCGGCGATTCCTACCAAAATCTTATGGCCTGTGTAAAGTGCTCGCAGTTGTTCGAGACTCTCCATTATTTCTATTTGACATTGAGGATACCGAACAAGCTCTAATAAAAAATCTCGCCGATAAGCATAAATGCCAACGTGCCGATAAAAAGAAGATTTTAAAAGTTCTGGACCGTCCAGCAAGGTGGGGTAAGGAATAGGATTTCTGCTGAAATATAAAGCTCGATTGTTGTGATCTAAAACAACTTTCACGCAGGCCGGATTGGTAAGTTGTGATAGACTGCAAATTGGAGAAGCGATAGTGCTCATCACGTCCGATGGATTCTCTATGAGTAGCTTAACTGCCAAATCGATTAATGAGCCTTTTATTTCAGGTTCATCAGCTTGCACATTGATGATGATATCAACATCAGCGTGATCTCCGATTTGGCTTGTGGCCATCGCCACTCTTTCCGTCCCGTTCTCTGCCGGGCCGGTCATTACAACATTACCACCGAATGATTCTACTTCTTTGCGAATCTCGTCGACAGTAGTAGCAACATATATGCCTTCTGAATAGACGGACTGCATAGCAGATTCATAAGTATGTTGTATCGATGATCAGATAGCGACTCACCACTTTTCTCCACTCAACTTCTGAACTTCCTTATCCTGTTTGACTATAGCATTCCTCAGCTGCCTTGCTACAAATGCTTGGTCCTCAGCATCATCCATAGCAGCTATCAGCCAACCAGACTTATACTCTTTACTTCTCTCGATCTCCGGTCGAAGTCGGTTGGAGTTGAAGAAAGCTACGTAACCAGACTTCCACTCACTAGACTCTGTTGCATACTTAGCAGGAATGCAATCAAAGTGGTTTGAGCATCCGGCTAAAATCACAACAACCATCAAACAAACGCCTCGCTTTGTTAACATCTTACACCTCCACCTTTATTACCCAACAATACCATTATATTATATACCAGGTTGGAACACAAGATGAGTTTATTGGTAGTTTCGACAGTTACACTAATCCGGCGTCAGCCAAGATGCATAACACGGATTTGCCAGTATTGCGCAAGAGAAGCTTACCCGGCAATCGAGACGAACTTAAACGAGCAGGAATAATAATTCTCCCTGCCTGTAATCCTGTAGCTGCTTGGAAACGAACGCTATTCTCCATTTCGCGGCGATCAGCTTGCCCGACGTCCCGCCCTGTAGTTACCTGGGAACGAACGCTATTCTCCATTTTGATATTTCAAATAATTCCAGCGATTCTACCTGTAGTTACCTGGGAACGAACGCTATTCTCCATTAGTCGAGCAACTCTTGGACGAGCCGTTGGTCCTGTAGTTACCTGGGAACGAACGCTATTCTCCGTTTTATTCCAAGGCTGCTGATTGTCAATGGTCCTGTAGTTACCTGGGAACGAACGCTATTCTCCATTTCGGTCTTCTACGGCATGCCTGTAGTTACCTGGGAACGAACGCTATTCTCCATTCCAATAGGCGGCGCGACCGGCGATGCCAACCCTGTAGTTACCTGGGAACGAACGCTATTCTCCATTCTATTCCGACCACTCCAGATGCAAGTTCTCCTGTAGTTACCTGGGAACGAACGCTATTCTCCATTGATGCCGACCATTCGCTTTCGCAAGAGAACCTGTAGTTACCTGGGAACGAACGCTATTCTCCATTGCCGCTCATCAGGGATGATGTTTTTGGGTACCTGTAGTTACCTGGGAACGAACGCTATTCTCCATTACGCTATTAGGTGGTTCCCGGCACCTTATCTTTCTGCACAGCCTCGGTAGCGATGGCGTATTGCAGCTTAACATAACTCGAAGCTAATATCAGAAGCGTGTTGAGGTTAACGGTGATTTTCTCCTTGGGGCACTCTAAGTGCACCAGTATCTCATCATTAACCTTTCGGCCTTTTATCTCAACCGCCCCAATTTCATTATTCAAAACCTTGCCGTTGATCCAAGCGGTGACACCATGACCGCTTGGATCAGCCCAATCGTCCGACAGGCCAGCAGCCGCCATGAAAGCCAAAAGGCTTTTGCCCTCTGGCGATCGTGCCAAACTAGAAGACATTCCAGAGGTCTTTGGAAGCCTTATTGTTATATCTCGCTCCACAGGCGTTTCGTCGTCTTCGAATTTGACAACCCACACTTCTGACGGCGGATTCGATGTATGACAAAGACGAACTAACGACACAAGTTGTGCCTTGCCTTCGAGTTCTAGATGTTCACTGGGAGTCTGTTGCTTCTTGTAGACGGAGCACCAATCTCCACGCCTCAAAACTGATTTCACTTTACTAGTCCCCCCTGTAGTCCTGTCCCTGAATCTCGCAATTAAATCTCTGCGCTGTGATACCTTTTTATAGCTCGACGGATGTGGTTAATTAGCTTCGAGTTCGGCAATCCGTGTTTGAAGTTCGGCAATCCGTGTTTGAAGTTCGGCAATTCGTGCTCGAAGCGCCTCATTCTCCGCTTCCAGGGTCTTAATACGCGCCAAAAGCTGGTCCTGGACCGCCTGCATTGACGCCTTGATTTTGCGAGCTTCCTTATATGGATCAGCTGGCTTGGCCCGGCGACGACTACGTGGGGCGTCGGATTTCGTTTTGGCGAGCATGCCGTTATACATGTCGCGAAGCTTACCATTCTTCCATTGATATTCTTCCGGATAGTGCTTGAGCATCATCCGTAATTCGGAGAAGGTCAAGCAAAGGTCGATGACATACTCATCCAAGATGGCCAAGAGTTTGTTGTTGTCCAAGATCTCATTGTCGGCCCGAAAATCTGGATCTTCATAGACGCTGTTCAGCAGAGTTGTCCGCCGATAGGCGTTGTGGCCGCTTGACTGCTGTAGCTTCCGGACTTGCTGTAAGAGCTTCTTGTACTGCTTTTCGCAGCGTGGCTGGGTTGGTGTGGTCGACCTCATCAATAGTTCTCCTTAGTCTTTTATGAAAAGCTGATAGTTGCGCACATTGACGACAACAAAATTTCTTGTTGCCGTTCAATGGCGTCTTACATATTGGACATTCCCCCTGTCCTGTAGTCCTGGCCTGTAGTCCTGTAGTTACCTGGGAACGAACGCTATTCTCCATTTTCGGCATCGGTGATCTCCCTGTAGTCCTGTAGTTACCTGGGAACGAACGCTATTCTCCATTTGCGGTTCTGTTCAGCGAGGAGGCTGTGGCCCTGTAGTCCTGTAGTTACCTGGGAACGAACGCTATTCTCTATTGCGACGTGCCATTACCGAATGCGATCTATGCCTGTAGTTACCTGGGAACAAACGTAATCCCACATTTCGCTTTTAGGTGGTTCCCGGCACCTAAATATGTCCCCTTAGTCCGGCAGCCTGAAAATATTAACCCATCTTCCATAGATTTTTGTTTTGCGCTTCACCAATTCGCCCGGCGTTCTGGCTAACGCCGCCATCACGCGATCTGATGTTTTCGTACATTCGTGCGGCCATCCTAGACGTTCAGCTATTAGATGTAACAGCCCCTCATCACCAAACATGACAGCTGGGTTGTCTGTTTCTCTCAACACTTCAACGGCAGCATCGCATACTCGCATTATAGCTATGTATTCTGTAGTCGTATCCCAAATGGCGGTGTCAATTGATGAAAAAGAATATAAATGCAAAATATTTCTGCTGCAAATGTCAAGCTAAATAATACAAGTGATAGAAACGTCGAATGCGATTGATATAGTCAAGCAGATCCAAAAAGCCAGCATGCTACAAGCAATTGGCGTAAGGGGACATAACGTTTCAGCTAGTGCAAATGGCTTTATCTGGAATAGCACATACCAAATATTGCCGATAATCGGAGCAACAAATGGCGGAATAAGCAACCAGATTAATTTGTCTATCTTGCTCATCTATATCACTATTATACATCACTAAGAAGAAGCTGTCAAGCTCCCATCTGGCTACCCCGCATTCCGCCATGGATTATCTGTTGATTGTTACGTCGATATCGATCTTATTACATGCCCGTTGGATCAACGATTGCATTTGTCGCCAATCCCATCGAGTCGTTTCAGTGTTGCCAATGCGTCCTGCATATTCTAAATAGTAATCCGCAGGAGGAGCAAAGATAACAAGATGACCGATGCCATTTGTTGCCAGTAATCTTGTCACATCATTGGCAAGGTGGGTGCTCCAGGTTTTGATGAAATCACGCCACCGCCGCTCATATTTCGCCTTGTCTGCAGCCGAAATATATTTCCTGGTCTTCTTACTCTCTTGAATATCCAAGGTATTTCGCGTGTGTTCAACATCCTCGCCGCGACGAAGGCGGAATATGGTTTTACCATTGAATCGGAAGGAGAATGGGCGACGTTGCGCCGCTAACAGAAATGCCGTCTTATTCTTGTCAAGCGGTACTTTCACCTTGGGAATAGAATGGCAAGGATAAGCAATTAATCTACCGTCGCGTTCCTTCAAGTCGAGTCCCTTTAAATCCCATTCACCCGCTGCAATTTTCCACAGCATATCGCGGACAGAATGTAGCCTATAGCTTTTGGTCTTAATGATGAATGTCATCAAACCATAGCCGTCGACGTTGACCTCAAGCTTCCAATCTTCATTCTTGCTCTGCGGAACGATGATTCGGCAGTCACGTTTATGAAACGGAATGCTACTTCGTTGAGACGACTGTAGGAGACCTCCTCGGCCCAAAAGGACTGTTATCCAGCGAGGATAAGCCGACTTATACCCATGTTTCTGCAGTATTCTCAACGCTTTCTCGGTTGCTAGCTTACAGTGCTTGTTCATCGAGGGATATGTAGCAGACATGATTTCGTCAAGCTGCTGAGCCATTTCGGTACTGCATGGATCGACAGGGCACCGCGTACGGGGGCCAACGCGAGTCTCAGGCTCGTAAAGCCAGCGGCGATCTTGTTCTGCCCATTCACGAACGAGAAGATGATTGCCAGCTTCAAAATGAATTCGCAACCATGCTGACATAAAATCGTTGACGATTCTCTGAATATCAGAAGCAAGAGTGCCGATGTACTTTTTGTGTGACTTATAGTCATCGTCACCGCCAAGTAAACTGATTCGCTTGTTCTTAACAACTCGAAAGTCGGCCATATCGTCCTCTGTAGGTTAAAAAAGGTAACTCTGGCGAGAGCTAACACGGTACGGAATGCCCGCAGCTATTCTCGCCTTCGAGACGTACAGGACGCCTCAATTAGTGATTCTGCAAACTTATAGCACAAAAACAATTATCGATTAACTTCTTTTTTACGGGGCTTACCTCCTTGCCTAGCGATTACTTTCATCCCGGCTGCTGCTCCAACCGCTTCCAACTGCTGCTGCATGTGGTACCAATCCCAGGCCGTCGATTCATTACGGCCAATTTTTCCGACATTAGAGAGATAACGAGTATCTCGCCATTTACCGGTTGGCTGATATGTTACCAGTTGACCAACGCCCGCTTTAACACAGCGACCTATAACCTCTGCGGCCCAAGTGTTGTTGAAGGTTTTGGTCTGATTACGCCAATTGCGTTCCGACTTTCGCCGCCAGTTATGGACTTTACGACCATGGTTTTTACGCGCACTAGATGCATATTTGTACGATTCGCTTTTACCGAACCGTTGAAGCGTCAAAGAACGACGAGCATGTTTAATGTGCCTGCAGCTTCGCAGTTTCATATGTGTCTTACCATCAATGCGAAGCATCACGCCATGATATCGACCACCTGATACGACAGCCGTTTTCTTGCTATCAGAGGGGGCAACCACACCGGGCATCAAATAGCAGATATCCGCATACCACTTGCCGGTGTTTTCACACTTAATGATCTGCGAAGTGCCGAAAATGTATTCGCCAGACGTAATTTTCCACAACACCTTGCGAATAGGTGCTAAATGACGCCCGCCAGTCCGAAGTTTGAAAACCATGGGGCGTAGAGTTCTTTGGCCATCTACTTTTTCGTAACGAACAATCAACTTCCAAGGGTCATTATTACTTTTAGGGACGACGAAGTTGCTGTTAGCGGTGTAGAATGGAACCGGTTGTGGTCTGGAAAATTGTGAATATTCTCCATATCCACATAGGATCATAAACCAGCGCTTATATTTAGACTTCGTGGCCGGTGTGGAGAGGAGCGTACTACTAAGCCGCCTAGAAACAATACCAATCGGTTTAGTCCCTAAATTGCAGTGTTGAGTAGTCAGGCGTTTATAGATCTCATTCGCCATCTTGTTAGAATATGGCTGAACGGGGCATTTTGCACGTGGAGGGATTTTCACGTCGAAAGAGGGGAGTAACTCCTTCTTTCCTTTTCGCTTCTGAGCTTTCTGAGCCTTGTCCAATTCGCCGTATTTCTGTGCCCATTCCTTATCTTCTTGTATCCATTTACGAAGAGCAGTGGGAGAGCCAGCTTCAAGATGCAAGCTAAACCACTGACTATGAAAATCATTTGCGATTTGCTGCATTTGAAGCGATATCTTGGCGAGACGTTCTTTTTCCTCTGCAAAGCCGTCGTCAATACCACATAGCTGGACGCGAATAATCTTCGTAAGTCCTTCTGGCTTCTTTTTACGTGGTTTCTTTTCTGCCGGTTTCTTCAATTTACTCACTATAGTCTCCTACACAAAATAAGCGGCTTTATTCAGGGGCCTGTAGTCCTGTAGTCACCTGGGAACGAACGCTATTCAACATTCACATCGGGCTTGTAGTCAAGCCTGTAGTTACCTGGGAACGAACGCTATTCAACATTATTGAGACAACTTAATCAATGATGTCCTGTAGTCACCTGGGAACGAACGCTATTCAACATTTAAAACTGTCCCGTCCCGTTTTGATATAGCCTGTAGTCACCTGGGAACGAACGCTATTCAACATTTCAGAAGCTGTGAAAGCTTCATCTTGGCACGCCTGTAGTTACCTGGGAACGAACGCTATTCAACATTCCTCGGCGATTTCGTCGGCTGTAATTGGCACCTGTAGTCACCTGGGAACGAACGCTATTCAACATTTCCCTTCGTCGTGATAATCAGCCTGTAGTCACCTGGGAACGAACGCTATTCAACATTACGCTAACGGGTGGTTAAAAAAGTAACTCTGGCGAGAGCTAACACGGTACGGAATGCCCGCAGCTATTCTCGCCTTCGAGACGTACAGGACGCCTCTATTTGGTGATCATAGTTTATCTGGACTGTTTTAGCATCACATTAATAGGTAGTTAACTTCGATTAATCTCTTGTGAAGCCTGTAGTCCTGTAGTTACCTGGGAACGAACGCTATTCTCCATTTCGTCTCCATTTACATTTTGAACGAACGCTATTCTCCATTGACGCTAAGGGCCACGTTATCGGAGCACCTGTAGTTACCTGGGAACGAACGCTATTCTCCATTCGGCTGTTATGAAAAGATATTGCAGATCCTCCTGTAGTTATTCACGAAGAAGTGTCATCTCGGATTTCTTTGATTTTTATTCATATGTGCTCTGATATAATCCTTTAGCACGCTGGTAGTTTTTTATAGCACGACGCTGGTATTAATTAATTAAATAGCCATATTTGTCGTGCTATAAAAGGGTAGAGGTTTAAAAATGAAGCTAAGCAAACGGTACATCTACCCACCACGTCCAAAAGACGCAATCCCTTTTAGTCAGATTGGGATGTATAATCAATACGGGTGGAAAGCCCAAACGAAATTCAACGATAAACGCACCGAAATCGCAATCGATGCAAACACTGTCGAGATATTTAACCGCCACAAAGGACAACACAAGACATTCGTGTTGTCCGATTCTCTGCGAGATGAGATCATCGTTGTTTGTCGTGACATTTTCGGATTGGATGTATCACAATGGTCATACCTCGATGGGGGGTTGCTTGATGGAAAGAGCAAGCACATCGAAGGGATGGTCGTCATCTGGGACATCCTAGTCCGTGAGGGCGATTGGCTCGTCGGCAGCACTTATCAAGAGCGATATGAATGGCTACTAACCAAAGCGGAGGCCGCTGGCGGCGAACCGTTCATCGTCATCATAAATGGTCAAGAGTTTGACTTCGGCATCAGACTCAGCGAACACATTTTTATGCCGCGATTCTGGGAAGACTTCGAATCTTGCTGGCAATTTACGCAAGAAGTCAACAAAGCTGCCGGATGGAGCATGGAGAATGGTGGTGAGCCCGTATTAGAAGGGATTGTTATGAAAGATCCTCAGGGAGTCTTAAAACCTGATAACGGGAAAGAAAAGAATAATACTGAATGGTCTGCTAGAAGCCGAGTTAGAACTGGCCGTCATCATTTCTGAGAGGTATGATGTGACACATAAAGAGATAAAGGTCGGGCAAGAGTATGATTTCATCGATCAGCCTGTGAGAATCGTCGAAATTCTCTACTTCACAGACAACGGAAAGAAGAATGCTGAAACGGCTATAGCGGCTACCCGATTTGGCGGCACAGTAGAAGTGCCGATTGCAGCCCTGCAGAGACGGCAGTAAGCAGAAATCTGAGAACTTTCGCTCTTTTAGATTTGGATCTTATTAATGCCACAACCGACACTTGAAATAACGCCATTGGGAGCAGCCCTGGTTGAAGCCATGCCAGATCGAAAGAAGATGGCTCACGTCCGTAAGCTGTTCAAACAAAAGAAATGCCCAGATTCTGAATTGTTTTCGGTCGAAGAAGTAGAGCATTGGTATTTCGATCGCGGTCAGAAAATAAAGGGCATTGAACGTAGAGGAAGCATCAATGGATAATGAAACACGCGAAACGCATGAAAGCTTCGGTATGATCGGCTTTTTCCGGGGAGCTCGTGGAGGATCGGGCACCAATCTCTTTGGATCATCTATTCGGCATCCTCATACAATTACATGTCGTATCAAGCGGGCGATGAAAGAAAGGCGCTTAAATCGAGATACGTGCAACGCACCAATGAACTAGGTATTAAATGTCTCCAAGGCGGCGAATCACTGGCTCCGCCACCGGCCATAGAAGTCGAGGGCTAATATGCGAATAATCTATCAGAATAGCTACGAGAAATCGCATGCTGACGTTTTTGAGGCTAGGATTGCCGAGATCAACTTCGGGGGATATGACGCAGCAGATTTTGATGAATGGACCTCAACCGTTCTCAAAATGTTCAAACCCAGATCGCGTACAGCAAAACAAATCGCGGTGGAGATGGGTGATCTGTGCATCAAAGAATCACCCACGCATCCAGCGCCTCCCAGCCGGATTTTTAGGGTCCGCAATCCGGCTGGGTTATTTTGGTATGTTGATATCATTCCTGTGACAAAACAGTTCCTTTTTATTCTAGATAAAGAGCACACGGAAGCTATCTCACCAGATGAAGGTATAGCACGTCTTATCCACAAACAGACAGGTCATAAGACTAGGAGCGTCGTATCAGGCGATTTGTCGACTGTGACAGTGGAAACAGGACATGGCACTTTCACTACCGTCGATACTCGCACACAAGAAGATCGTAAAAAAGAAGGCAACGAAACGCTAAAACGTTGGACTAATGATACTAAATAACCAACGCCTTCAAGGGTGCAAATCCGAGCATGAAGCATTACTACAGGAACATATAGAGCGCATGGTGCAGCTACAACGCAGCATCATCGATGGCAAAGTAAAGTTCTGTGGGATTGAAGAACTCATATTAGCGCTTGGTCAGTTTGATACCGTTCAAGCGCTCCCGGCAGGCATATCTCGTGGCAGAATGAAACGATGTTTTCAAAACGCTTATCATCTAATGTTAGAGGGCTACGTTTACGTTGAAGGCATCGCAATGACTGCTACATGTCTTTTCCCCACTTTTCATGCTTGGTGCGTTGACGAAAATGGTGGCGTTATCGATCCCACTTGGCCTGATGGTGTAGCTTATCTTGGCGTTCATCTTCGACGAGAATTTGTATTAGAGCGAGTAATGAAAAAGGGCAGATATGGCGTGTTTGGCAATATAGAAGCACGCGACTTATACGAATATGGTTTACCTAAGGGTGTATTGACATGAAGACTCTCATCGTTGTTGGTGATTTCAATGATCAGGGTGGTCACGAATCTAAGTTTGGCAAAGAATTCGCTGCCGAATATATAAATCAAGGAAGCATCAATGACGGCATTAAAAGCTATGAATGCACTGTGCACAATGGCGGCTGTTTTAGTGATTTGGAAGCCATAGACTTCCGTGAATATAATACAATCGTTTGGTTTGCAAACGTTCCAAATGATAAACCAAAATTGGTAAGGAGTATAAAGGAGACCAATCCCAAGTGCATGCTCGTCACTTCCAAACGCAATGACCTCGGCAAATACAGTTTAACTCAACTGCTAGGCAGAGCATTGCAGACCAAAAGCAACTTGTTCGTCGAATTCAAACTGGACTCTACATTCGGAAGTCTCAACATAACAACAATTGTAGCAACAGTGTACGATCCGCTCGGTAACTGTTTTGTCAAATTGGTATGGCATATCCCAACACTCGTTTCAACTCTACTTCGCAGACTACGCGAGTTGCGCAGCTTCACCAGAGTCGGCAGCCATCAACTGGGTGAGGCCATTCCATTCCCAACGGATGAATGTGGTGCAGAATTCTTTAATCCGGTACGCCGCTATGCCGATACATTTCACACTCTCATAGATGCGCCTACTGAGCGATTCCTCGGCAACGTTTCATTCCGATGTACCCACGGTTTCCCATCATTTCGCAGCAAAGCAGCTATTTTCGTTTCCAAAAGAAACATCGACAAACGTGGTATCGATGAGCATGGTTTTGTGGCGGTAAGAGAGACGCCACAAGGTGTCGGTTATTATGGCCTTAACAAACCATCTGTAGATACGCCGATTCAACTGGCGCTTTATGCAACGTATCGTCGGATCAATTTTATGTTGCATAGCCATACTTACGTGAAAAATGCCCCCTTCACCGGAAAGATCATTCCATGCGGTGCAATAGAAGAAGTTGATGAAATTCGGTCGCTCATTCCTTCTGCCGAATGTAATTGGTTCTTCATCAATTTGCTTGGTCATGGGAGTATTTGTGCAGTCGAAGACCCTGCTATGTGGGCTAATATCCCATATATTGCACGTCCGATGCCGGAACTGTATAATAGGAAATGATATGATTATCGATTGGTCATTATGCCAGTGCTGCGGCAAGCAAGCTAAACAGCGACGGATACCTACTCGCAAATACGCGGGCGGCGTGTTACTTCCTGACTTGTGTGACAAATGCTACAACGAGATCACCGCACAATTCCCAGATGGCGATATGGCCTATGCAGAAGTCAAACGACGAGAAGAGGAATTTAAGAAGAACTTTGTAATAACTGGCTTTGGGCTCTCATCCACGAATATGCCAAGCGAAAGGCATCTGCCGAAATGATGGTGGAAGTCCAAAAGATGGACAATGCCTTAGAACAATTCATCAACGATCCCAGTATGCCAAAAGAAGTACAGCGATTTGCGAGAGCAATGACGGACCCAGGATGCAATGAGTGTTGGGTTTCAAGCAAAATCAGCTGTAATCATCCAGAGTGCAATCTAAAAATCAAAGAATGGTTTGATGCAAGAGAAGCACTGATAACTTTCGGTCTTCAGCTAGACCGCACCGTCTTATCTTCCGTACGTTAGAGACGTATTTGAAGGATCGAGATAATAATGATTCACGTAGTCGGTAAGGCGGGGTCAGAAGTGATGATAAGCTATAACACAACGAAAGCCACAGTACATGCGGCTACTAACAATGAAGAGATGATGAAATTCATCGTCAATAATAGGCCAATTGTAGTCTATCAATTCTGGATCGACACCGGCAAAGACGGTGCGCCCGACATGTATAAAATGTTATATAGTAAAGCCATTCCTGCACCTGAAAATTTCCTTCCCTCAGACGTCTAGTGTTTTTCACCCGACTTTTCTGTGTCAGAATAATTCTTTTCATGCTCCTTGACTTCCTTGTCGATTAGTGCTAATAGGTAGTCTTTCAGAGCCGCCCAACATTCTTTTTCATTGGGTTCTTCTTCTGTCTTACTATTTGAATCGGGCGAGCCCCATGTATCTCCATGCTTAATTAAATGGCGATTCCCTTGATCACGATCAGGAATAAAACAGAAATATGGGTTTGTATGATAAGTATGACCAAAAGCATATCCATCCCATAGTTGACACCGAAAATAGATTGATGGTTGCTCCCAGTCCCCACCTCCTTTTCTCATCTGACAATGGAAAACGCACTTTTCAGGCAGAGATAAACGCTGCGGAAGTGATATAACTCGATCAGATATATCGTCATCGTTTTCTAAGTTAAAGCGAACACCAAATTCCTCTGTGGCTTCTTGAAACTTGTCTTGCCACATCGGCTTCGCAATAGCATCATACCCAAAGAATTCGTCTTCTTCAGTGAGCAATGTCTCAATAGTCTGATCAAGCTCGTCTAGTTTGGTAGGAACCCAACCATATTCGGACTCTGTGAATAAATAATTGCTATTGTTGGCTAGCATCTCCTCGAATATGTCTTCAGTAATGACTATCCGGTATGAGGCGCAATATCTATGAAATTCCTCGAATCGGATCATCCCAACTGATGCAACATAATTATTCAATAGCTGCTGCGGTTGCAAACAAATCTCTTCGCATATTGTGCTAGATACATTTAAGATACTCATTCGAGCCTCCTGGACCTCGTTATATGTTTGCCTATGAAAGATAATTAGTAGGTAGATACGTTAAAGAAAGACTAGAAACTATGCAGACAAACCCACACATTCCTGTCTTCTTGTTATTGCCAGTCAATAACAATCGCACCGCCTACCGCCCTTTTAACCTCCCGATGGTTCTGATGGAAACAGATCGTCGGGACTTATCTGGTGCATCTATACCAAATTCTGGTGTTATTGTTCAGAACTGCGATTGTGGCGGCGATGTCGAATGTGAGTGCATGGGCGTAAAGACGACTACTTGTAATGAATATTGTAATGGGGCAGCTATAAGAATCATCATTGAAGACGTCCCACATAAAGCACTTGTAGCAGGGCAAATTCCAATTGGGTTAATGTCGCCAGACAGCGAGATATACGCTAAAAACGTCTCTATGTCTGAGATGATAGACCGAATGATACACCCAGAGCTCCAGACCTTTTTTAGAGTAACTGGGATTGACAGCGACGGAAAGCAGATATTAACGCAGATTGAATATACAGAAGCAGTCGGCGGCGATCTGATGCAATACACGACTGCATCAGGCTCGGTTGGCAACCTGACATATTATCCTACGGCTAATTATTATGATCTTAGTGATATAGCTATTGAAACTGAACACTTGCCGCCTGATTGGTATAATTTGACATACCAAGCAGAATATTATGCCAGAGTAGAGAGTAAATCGACACCGGGGCAATTAAACTGCATAGATCCAACAAGGAAAGCGACGTCGATATATAGATTTAGATTAAATCATCCCGGTCAAGTCATGCAGGAAACAGTAAATCTCACTCCTGCACCATACATGACTAATGACCAAAAGAGCGTCGACACAACGATAGAATTTTATCGTCCTTTTACAGATGCTCTGCAAGATATTTTCGATGAGCAATACCTTCTAGGTAGCGTGAACTGGGTAGATTTCATTACGCCGCAATTCGTCCCGTACCTCTCGTTCTTGCTTGGATTGGATTTACCTTATTTCCCGCAGAGCTTATATAGCTTGCGAAAGACGATGCTGCGTAATGTTGTGCGACTACAGCAGTTAAAGGGCTCACGTAATGCTATCTATGACTTATTTGAATTGTTCGGATATATCATTTACATCAATAAGCTCTATTGGTCTAGCGACGGCAAGCGACTGATTCGACCTGGAGAAAAACTACCGCCAGCTTATGCTGATCAAGAAATACAAATAGAAAAAGTATGTCAAATTGAACCGGTTCTCGCTGGATATAATAAGAGTGGATTCGGTGAGTTAACTGTCCCACTGTTGTATCGGCCAACTTACACAGAAGAACTGCAAGGTATCGTCAATGTTGTCGAGGGCGGCGATGTCATCATTAATGCATATCTGATACGAAAGAATGCATATGGTAGTGGCACAGTTTCTACAACTAAAACAACTGAACTTGTCGGTACGAATACGACATTCCTTACCGATTTCTCCATCGGTGACACAATTACCGTGTCCGGAGAAACAGCGAGAGTAGTCGCCACTATTACTGACGATACTCATCTGACAGTAACAACTGCATTTCAAAACACTACGACAGATATATCTTATACATATATTAGCAAGACTTATAAAAAGTTAGAAGAAATTTCTATCGCTAGTCAAGAATGTGAAATGCCAATTATTCCAACTGATGGTTTAGATAGTTGGTCACAAGTTGTAATCGATAAATCGGCTAGCTATGCTAATCCCGATGAAGATGTTTCAACTGGCGATCAACCACCATTCATTCATACGGGTGTCAGGATTGATAGAAAGGCCAACTTATTATATCTCACTTTTAATGGTGCAATCCAATTTGATGATAAATATGGCTTACAAGGTGTAAATGCTCCAAACAGCGAAATGCTGCTCTATGCTTTTGCTATCTATAGTCACGAAGAACTTGCCGTCCCTGACCAAATCAAGAATTATTACAGCAACCGATTCGATATACAATTATTAACAAAGGACGGCGAGCAAATCGGGGGCGACGTTTTAGAATTCTTAATTGATTATTTATTTAAGATTAAAGCATTTCACTCACTGCTTCATACTCTCATCTATCATGCTAACCTCAATGAGACCTATCAAGTCACTCCTTTCTGTGTTGGAGGAGATCTTGAGCAACGATATGACATAGACGCCGGTAAATTACAAGTGCCTCCTGCTATTCTTCCACAGGTGCCTGTTGGAGAATGCTCGGTTGATCCAAGCGATTTAGGCTATAAACCAGAAGATATAGCATTACGTGAAAAGATATTGACCAATCTGCCCGAAGAGTTCCAAGCATGGGTTGATGTAGATTGGTATATGAAAATCAAACCGGCAATAGGAGCTACGGGGCCAATTTATATCGAACGTGATGTAACACAAATTGGTGATGAACGATTAGCCCCTACGCCTGCGAAAGACAACACAGATTGCAAATTCACATACCGAGGGCAAGATAGGCTCGTTCCAGCTGATACAGAAGAGATAGATGATGTCGTATATGATCCAACGCCCTTCGCAAACGATCAGAGCGTTGCAAGCCAATCGAATATGCATCTGTCTCCTATAACAAATGGTGTTCATGGCGTTTTCTATCCAACCGGAGCTGAAGCTACCACAAACAGCGATAAAGCAGAGTATGGGCCTTATGAGATAGAATTATCTATTAATCCTAATACATTCTGTGAATTGGATGGAATATCAGACTATTGTTATAAAGGCCGTGTTGAAGATGAAATATTGCATAAGATGACCTTGGTGAGCACTGAGCAATATCAAGCATCACTATGTCAATTGAGCTTCGGTCATGGCATCTATTACGCTTTTCCAGCTACGTCTGAGCTGACCAATTCAATCCAGGGGGCAGCATTAAAACAATCGTACAACGCGAATCTGCCGCCTGATAATAATAGTTTCTTGGGCCGTTTGCTTAGAGCATTCGACACCGTTCAGGGCGAAAACATCCATTACACAGATCGGCCATATCTCACAGAAAGCGTATCAGGCGAACAAAATCTGTTAGCTCTGCAACGACCAGGTTTAAATATCCAACTGCCGCTAATGCACTTTCCGGGGACACGATTTGCCACCATTAATAAGTTAGAATCAGATTTTACACATCCCAAGTGGGCCGCTAAACCATGGGATGACAAATATAGCACAAGTTGCGGGCCTTATAATCAATCTTGTAAAAAACCAACATATCTCGACGCCAGATTAGTAGAGGGCACAGATGGAGACACTCATTTGGTGTTCGATGATGTTCCTTTTACAATTGCTGCCAACGGCCTGCATCCAGACATACCAAGTTTTGGATCTCATCTGATTGATACACAAAGCATATTCCACTCCGATGATGTAGTGCACGCTATCTATAGCACGCAGCCAATTGGAAATCCGGCTATATCATTAGAAAATATGTATCCTCCATCACGAACATACACAACAGGCAAGGCTGATTATACGGTAGGTGGCGTCGAATGGATGTTCGGATATGTTTTTGATAGCATTCCGACAATCACTATTGGCCTAGAATTGAAAAACTTAGCAGACAATATTTATACATTGTCTGCTAAAATCATAAGCGTTTCTGCGACTGCTGTGGTCATTAAAGTCTATAAAGCAGTCTTAGATCTACCCGCTGATATCGTTTTTAGTGAATGCGCAGCTGGCGATGTTGTAGTCCACATTATGGCATCAGTGGCCGACACCATTATTAATACTACTGATTCGCCATTGTTCTCAACAGCTGCGTTATGCCACGACACTGTGCCATACTATATTGATTATATAGACGGCTATCCTGCGTCTTTTGGATATCAGACATATGAAGATGATGACTTTGATCGCGACGGGACCAGAACAGAATTATTTAATGAATTGGATATTGATAGGTCCGTCCCGACAGGGACAGAAGTATTATTCTATTTCATAAGTGGAATACAATATCAAAAGGGATATCGCGTAGATTGCAACTGCGCAGCCTTGACTTGCGATGGCGGTACATCACCAACAGTAGAAATAAATGTCTTACAATGCTCTATCGACAATTATAGGACAGACGCTCTGCCTTTTGAATTTTCTGATGGCATTGTCCGATATGGTTATGATTATAACCCCGATCAGGTGATAACTGATATAACCCTAGATGCGCAAGAAGAAATTGGAGTCCATGATTTGGCTTTTGACGGTCAAATCATATGGGACGACGAGCGACAAGAATATCGTCAAATAAACATGCTCGAACTCTGTACTGGATTCCCAACTTGCATATAATCAGGAATCCAGTACAGGCAAATTTACAGTATTGGAGGACATCAAATGGCAGCTGCAAATAGCGTAGTCGGTTTTCTTTCCGGTCTGGTTTCTTACACCAACGGCGATGTTGGCAGTTTCCACTGTCAAATTGAATCACCAGATCTCATCAGCACCCTTGTGTGGAGTGTTGATGAAGATGACAGCAAAATTGTCACCGGCGAGATGTACAATGTAGATTGGTACTACCCACTTGCCAATCTTATTGCCGGAATCGGGCTGTCAGACGATTTCTCCTGGACATCTGGTGTCCCCGCGAATCCTCGCACAATCAGTGATTTGGTCATCCACTTGAATATGATCTTCACGTTGGATGATGGCACGCAGCAACCGGTCTCGGCCACATACGAAAGAGGCACCAGGACTTATCATACTCCTGGTATGCCTCTGTCAACACTGCCGAGCAACATTGACACCTTGCTCACCGCACTCACTGCGATGATAGACAAGGCTGTCACAGCTTGCTCCTTCGAACCCACCTAAACGCGGACTCGAATAACATTAACGTCGTGGCAGCCGTCCTTCAACACGATTTGGCCATCTTGCACTTCGCAAATCGATCGGACGAATTCTAAAGCTTCGCCTTCGAAGTCGAGATCGGTGTTCATCTTGCCGTTTCGAAGTGGAACGACGAAATGTGGATGACCAGGATGCAATGTCTGCAGCAGAGATGCAGTCACATCACGTACCTCTGCTGGTGGTAAGTTGCCAACTTCCACATACATAACTGTCCGAATTGGTGTGCTCATATCATCTTTCTCAGTTGATCGAGCGAAAGCTTCAGGCGATATTTGGGGTATGTCGGTCTTGGGTACTGTATCCTTAACTGCTGGCGGCACTGCCTGACATCCCTTGCATCTGCATTTGTCCATTGTCGTTCTCCATTATTTTCAAAAGTTACCACTTACAATAAAATACGTATTTCAATACTGACAACCAACAGAGCAAACCATAGGAGGTGTGCCATTAAATCCGCATCGCAATTCCCTGTAAATCTAATAATTCCCGTCACCACAACAGAAGAAGAACAAATAGTTGAAAAAATTCTGTCCGATGCTCTACCCAATTACGATTTCTTGTCCAAAATCTATTATGAAAACCCGGACGAGACTCAACGGGCACGTCTCTTGATAAATGGAGAAGAAGTCAAAAGAGGAACCGTTGAACAAATGAAAGAAGCTTTCACTTTACAATCGAGCATCAACTCTAAAGCTAATATTATCGTTCAAGAGTGGCAAAAACAGCCTTTATCAAATAAATCAGCCGGATTCGTGACTGTTCAGTCTAGAATAGTCAAGGTATATTTTACAAACTAGGTAACTACAGGCTAAGTAATGATGAATGTCGAGCCTGCGTGTGCATAGGTAGGAGCACTACCGTTCCAGATGTAACCAGCAATGTAATATGTTCCCGGTGGTACTCCAGTAGTATCCCACTCCCAGGAAGATGATCCATTTACTGCGGGAATCTCACCAACAGAAATCCATTGTGGTGTGCCACCCCAAGCAGGATCTGTAGTGTAGCATAAGTTGACTATGTATCCGGACTGACATCCAGAAGCATTCCAACTAACTGTGACAGGTGTACCAGTGGAATAGCTACCTGATAATGGAGCCGTCAAATTCCATGCGATAGGCGGCAGCGGATTGCCCACTACTTGTGAATGCCATACGCCTAAGATGCCACCTGATGGTGCAATTCCTTGATATCCATACCACGCACATGTCCATTTTCCATCACCAGATCTACGTGTAATGGCTGGGCTAAGCTGATCAAGAATGCCTCGATGCTCTAAGTTAGGATTATTGACCACATATTCATTTGTAGTCGCAGTACCAGCAGCGTTGTACTGCCTAGCAATGATTCCATAATCGGAAGTTATTGGATCGTCAGGATTGTTATAACTCTGCCATACAACCGCAAAATTGCCATTTGCATCACATGCAACATCAGGTCTCCATTGCCAGTTGGTTTCGTGTTGATTTACTAAGAAATCATTCCCTTGGGCAACACCACTAGAATCGTAGCGACGTGCATAAATACCATATCCACTGGCATCCGTAAATCTCTGCCATGCTGCCACAAACGATCCATTACCAGCTACCGATACTCTGGGTTCTACACTCTCTGACAACGTATTTTGGCTTGTATTGACTTTAAATTCACTGCCTATCTTATTGCCAAAGGCGTCTAATCGCTGCGCCCACGCAGCATAATAACCGTCCTGTGCACTGTTCCATATTACTACTGAGTTACCATTATCACCAACGTCAACATCACCATTTTGTTTCCACGAAGTATTGCTTGTGCAGATTCTGAAGTTAGATGCACCAACTTTAGTACCAGCAGCATTAAATCGCTGGCCATAAACGAAGCCATAAGATAAATGGACATCTTCATTGTATTCTGACCATATGACAATAAAGCTCTTATCAGTAGAGCGCATTCCGATCGATGGTGTTATATAATAAGCATCTTTCAAAGCATTGACGCGGAACTGATCGCCGAGCGGAACACCAGCAGCACTAAACATCCGCGCTTGAATACCACTACTGTAATCTAAGTCGCCGCCACGCCATGCGATAACAAAGGTGCCATCCGGAGCCATAGCCACCGTTGGATCAAAACTCGTAGGATCGCCATATGACGGCACCACAAACTGGGCAGTCGTCGGGCTCCCATCAGCAGCAAAACACTGCGCCATTACTGTCGGATTAGTTGCTGATTCAGATGGATATCTAGCCCATGTAATTACAAACCGACCATCTGCTGCGTCGGCAACTCTTGGATATCGATCATATTGCGATGTTGGTTCAGGGGACGCTGATGGTGACGATGATGGTGACGGTGATATGCTTAACGATGGAGATAGCGAAGGCTGGACGCTCGTTGATGGTGATATGCTCGGTGAAGGCGACAATGATGTAGAAGGCGACAATGATGTAGAAGGCGACAATGATAAACTGGGTGACGGCGATAGGCTTATAGAAGCTGACGGGCTTAATGATGTCGAAGGTGATGTACTTGGAGATGGCGTCGGGGACAAGCTTATAGAAGCGGACGGGCTTAATGATGTCGAAGGTGATTGGCTGATAGATGGCGATGTTGATGGCGACAATAGAGATGGCGAAGGTGAAATTGACAACCAAGAAGATACTGACGGCGACGGAGACTGCGAAATCGATGGTGAAGGCGATATGCTCTGCGAGGGCGATAATGACGTCGATGGTGAAGGTGACAAACTAGTTGATGGTGAATGACTTGCAGACGGCGACAAGCTTGCTGACGGTGATAATGATGGTGATAATGATGGCGATATACTGCTTGAAGGCGACAAGCTAGCTGACGGCGACAGACTCATTGACGGTGATGGCGATAGTGATGGCGATAGGCACGGTGGCGGCGATAACAATACTAGCGTATCTGGCCCCCAAACATCAACAAACCAAAAAGATTCTTTGCCACAAACAGGGGCTATAGTCCCATCTTCTAGCACCCATTGAAAAGCCAGCGTATCGTCATCGGGAGTTGTAAAACGCGGACCATATGCAACAGGCATCTGGGCTACACCAGACACAGCGTTGTCCATATGATACTTGAAAGGATCGTTAGGGCCTATACCACAATTAAAACTCGTTTGAAAATAACAAATTGATTGGGAGCTATCTTCTGCAACTATATATCCTACATATCCTAGCGCGCTTGGCTCGATAATTTGTCGCTCTATTGTGCATATACCTCTTCTGAAGACGTTCTTAGTATCATTGTCGACATGTCCGTAATCAATATTTTGATCGACTTCTATGACAGAAATAATCGTGACTGGCAGCCTGCTAAATCGAAGTAAAATTACCTGTTCAGCCTCAGTAGAATTCTGAGCCTGTACTCGGACAGTACCACAAGTATCATTAACACAAAATCTGACATCGTAGGTGCGCTTTTCACCCCATACGTTAGGTGCTTTTGTGATAGTTGTATAATCTATTACGCTTATACCATCAACCTCAATAGTCTCCCATTGAGTCCAATATAACATACCATAATCGTCCCTGAAAAATATCGATCCTTTATCTGGCGTCATAGTCTCACTCGTTCGATTTCATTTAAAGGACCTCATCGGATGATATGATTATAAAGTATTTTTGGATTATGGGCCGATAATCTTAACTCTTGGATCAAAATCCTTTAACTGAAGAATTCCGTTCAATCGCTTTCCCTCTTCTATAGCATTTATGAATTTATCAAATGCTATTCCGATAACTTCAGAAAAAGGAAGATCTATCGACACATCAGTAGAAGTGGTTACACCATTAGCAACCCCTTTTTCTACCGAATCCGGCCCTCCACCAGTTACATGGTCGTGGTAATCAGCCATTAATCTCAATGCGTCAGAAATGCCTCCGTCGAAATCATCTGGCAATCTGAAGAATGTCATGTACAATACTAGAGTTTTCATAAAATAACTACCATAAGAAGAGGTAATTAGAATCTCGAAGTATAAGGGCCTCTTTATGATTGTCATACAATTTCAAAACATTAGTTGGGTGGTATTTGTCTATTAATCTTTGTCTCTCGCCTCTTGGAGCATAACACAACATTCGACGTGCTCGACTTAAGATGTTTTCTTCAGGCATCGCAAACCCATTGAAATTGTTATCAGAGATAAGCAATTCAAGATTTTGGTCTTCTAACCAGCCGAATTCTGCTCTGGTAAAACTGGCAAATCCCAAATCAAGCGCACGTTGAAATCTATCATTTCTGACAGTGTAATATGGTAAATCAAGCATTGCACAGGCTAGTGCTTTAGAACCATAACCAGGATCTAAATCGCCAATAGGACCAGATATACCGAGAGCCTTAAATATAGCACAATATACTAGTGGATTTATAATTCTGCGGCGACTAAACCACCTAGCAACTTTACGAACATTAGACGAATTGATACGAACAGTCTTTTTATAGCAGATGCATTGTAATGCTCTCCACAGATACTTACCTCTTTCATTAGCACCTGGGTTGAAGAAATGTTCCAATATTCTGAAGTGCGATAACCTCCGTCGCATAGGGAAGCACGTTATTGCGCCATTAACTACATATGGATCTATATCGGCAGACTGCAACTGCTCCCAGTCTTCATCTAGGATGCGATCCGGGTAACAATCAGGAAGAGGTTTCGTGTTCAATATTTCGCGAAGCAACCGGTGCATCGCCATGCGGCGCTCTACTAACGTAGAGTCGTTGAACTGGGTACGATTGATACACCAGTGATAAGTGGGCGAGGTATCAAGCGGGTCGTCATGAAATTCTCTGAAGATTGGAACTTCATGTCTTATAGCAGCAGATGCAGGACGAACAACGAAGCAATTATCACCACGTTGCTTATCGCGTCTTGTTAATCTGAAGTAATAGCGATCTCTTATACCAGTTTTATAGACTGCATGAACCGATAGTCGCTCAATGAATGCATTCGCAATTATATCAGTCTGCTCCAACTGTGACGCAAGCAATTTCACCCACAGCGGAACTATTCTCGGTTTGGCGAATTTTCGGTGCATTTCTGGTTTTAACCTGAATCTTAAAGGTATTCAACCAGCTTGATATTGTATCTGGTGAAACTCCAGCGGCCTTTGCACATCCAAGTAAGTGTAAATCCATTTCTACATAATGCCTATAGAGCCATTCATAGTTGCAGCAGGAATGAGTCAATGGCGGTGCTTGTCTTGTTCTCGGTATATTGTATTTACGAATACGTTTCTTAACGGTCTTAACGCTTAAATGAGTTATCTTAGCTAATACTCTCGCACCATATAACTTGTAGTAATGTCTCCACCATTCAGCACAATCCCAACCGGGTTCTAACTCTACAATTGGCAGGATACGAATACCAGATTTAGGCTTGTTACGCTGGCGTGTGCGAACAATATCATCGCCTGTTCGCGTTTTCAACATTCTGATATATCTAGAACTTAACGACAAAACTTGCGCTAGATCATTTGTGCTGAAGAATTTATAGCGCAGGAAGAAGTTGCTTAATTGTTTCGGATCTCGTTTATCAAGCAACTTAAATTCGTCACGGATTACCTGGCAATGATCCTGCATAGCTAACTGAAAAGGGCCGTCTCAAGCTTCTGCTCGAAAGATTCCTTCTTCACGTGCTTCGGCAGACCTTTAGTCTTAGTCTTGGCAAATTTGTCAAGATTCTTCCCGCTCATCTTAGCCATTTCGGCGCTTGGAGTGCCCGGCTTCGCCTTTCTTTCGCCTTTTTGAATGGCTTTGGCGATACCTGCGGCTTGCTGTTGGGCTTTGCTGACTGATGGCATATCGAGCTCCTATGTTATTCTATATTTGCGTAGGACTAAATACCATGTAATAAGAATCATGCCCCTCGCAATAATGATTGCGAGCTACGCTCTCAGCAATAAATCCATTATCTTTATGGCTTAAGAATAATTGAGCAGACAAATTATATTCACTGACATGACACTCAATATATCCCTTTCCTTCCAAATGAAGCTTTATCTTTAGCATATTGATAATTAGAGTTGCTATTTTTCGACGACGATAATCTTTATCAACTGCTATATTGCATAATTCTATGTGATCGTCATAATATCTAATAATTGCATAAGCCGCTACAAAACCATTATGTTCTACAACATAGCATACTGAATTATCTTCACACAGTTCAGAGTAAAAATCCTCCTTTAACCATGGGTATTCGAAACTATTGTGTTCTATTGTGGCTATTTGTTTAAAATCGCGAGGAGTTATAAAGCGGATGTTGGCAGGAATTGAGTGAGTAAGATTTTGATATAATAGACAATCCCTTTTAGGACTCCGTTTTATCTCTTTCCCCATGAGATTCCTCCATGATTGAAAAAGTCGCCGCAAGATTCGCGACGGATATAAACGTATCAGACAGCGCATATTAGAACACAGCTTATCCTCTTTTGTCAAGATCGAGTTTATCAAGTTCGTCTGATGATGTAACACAATTTTTCACCGCCATATTTCTTATAATATCCCTTCGCCTCTGCAAATTCCCGCTCAGTCATGCTCAAGCTCTTGGCTTTACCATATAAAGTCCGTTTGTGCATAACATAGCCTTGTTTATCGACATACCAATAGTCTGCAGGAACGATGTGATGTAACTGAAAGTTGGCGGCTTTGTAAATCGTACCTTGATGCCCAACTGTTGTATCTGCGTAAGCTATAACTAGTTTACAATCAATTTGTTTAAGGGCTCTTTTAATAAACCAACTGGCGAGATTCTTTTTATGATAGGACGGATGAATACACAATCTAGATAGTTCGCGAATTTCTCCATCACACAAACCAAACTGTGATGCTGTGTTCTGTCGTAGGGGTGGACTAAAGACAACGCAAGCTATTAATTGATTATCGAGATAAACACCAAACGCTTTACCACCTCGATTTTTCCCAAGGTAATGATAAAGATCTAAAAATTCTCTCACCTCAGCGAAGCTTATTTCTTTGATGTATAATTTACTAAATTCAAATTGTTTGGTTTCGATATTCAACCCTAGTTTCAACTTCAATCTATCTAATACTCGATCCTTACAATAGAATTCATGTTCCCAGATATACATTATTTCATATTCTGGGAAGTATCGATTAATATATGTGAATTTAGACTGGTCATTTCGTTCAGCTTTGGAGAGCGAATGCCAATAATCTCCTTGACATTCAATCAACAATTTCTTATTACCATTGATATGTGGAACAACACAATCAAAAACGTAATATCCAATTCTCGTTTCTTCTCCTTCCTTGAAATATTCTATATGCAGATCATCCAGGAATGCATATAACATTTTTTGAATAGATGAGATCTGGCACTTTTGAGAAGCACGAGCTGCAGCTATTTTCTCACGATATTTCGAATTTAGCCAATTAGCTTTGGATGCTATCGCCAATTTTTCATTGTAATGTAATGTGGTATAAGTTTTGTTTTTATATTCTGGTGATGTTTGAATTATAGCTATTTGTTCTTCATTAATCTTTGGTGCCTTGATTTTGGCTATTTTCTTCGTACCTCTCAATTTATTTGATTTTTTTGCTGGTGTTTGTTGTCTTACTGATATTTGTTGCTTGCGCCGTTCAGAGATCAATCTTGATTGGATAGCCCTGAACTCCTTGTTATTCCATTTTGCGACAGATGCAGCCAAAGCCTTAGTGATATGCTTTTTACTGGCTTCTGCTTGAAATATAGCAGATCTATCTTTATCAAAAATTATACCATTCTCTCTACCCGCTTTAGAAACCAAATGAAAAGATATTCCAAGATCTGATGCAATTTGAACTCTTGAAATCTTATTAGCATTCGCTTTAATATATGCCACTTGTTCTGGCGTAGCTGGCTTCGACTTATAATTTCTTATAGTGTCTCGATGTTCTTTGGTTGGAGAATATTTGATCGGCGCAATCCCTAATTTTCTAGCACGCACACCAATAGCTCTAGCGCAGATGCTTGGTAAGCATTTCTCACTAAATTCCTTTATAGTAAGAAATGGCAGATAGGTAATTATTAAATGGTCATATTTTGACCAGTCTACAGGTTTTCCAGATGGCATAAAGGCTCCTTGCCTTTATATACCATTAATTCAAAATTATAGACCATCGTACGACTATTGTGAAATCAGCACTCTTCTTGAATGGCGTCTTCAAAATGCGATGGGAGAACAACCGCAGTGAGTCCTTAAATATCCCAATCGGGCCGACGATGCTATCGCCGTTTGCATCAACTGGCGTGCGATCTAAACCTATATCACTACCGCCAACTAACTTGGACGTCACTAAGTAATGATCATTGATTTGAGGCAAATCGCCGTTAGCCGTATCACCTGCACCAACGATCTTGATTTGATCACCAACGCTGACGACATCGACGTAGGCGATGTCTGCCGGGTCAATTGAGATCGTTGCCGTACCGGTGGCGTTTGCGGATATTGCAGTGCCATCAGACTTCCCTTCTAAGAAGATGGTTTTCGGATCGCACTCACATTGCCCGACATCGCCGAGCTCTTTGCCCCCCGCAAGTGCGACTTCAGTAATGGTAAAGTAGTCAGTATCGGTCATACCAAAACCATTGTATTCGTCTTTTGTTAAAGTTGTCTCGAATACAACGATATTGTTCATAGCACGCACATCATCCTGCATTAGCGGCGTGCCTGCTGGTTGATAAGTTGGATTAAAAAAGATGGATTCTACTCTCTTTAGGGGCCTTCCAGGTTCTGAAATAGGTATTGCATTGATTAAACCCCCTTCATATTCAGCACCGACGCCTAACGTGATAGGAATTGTCAATCCTGTTATTGGATCAGTGGTGTAATAGCGAGGGTCAGTGGTATCTAATGCAGCACCAGTAGCAGGATCAAAGGAAGCACCAAAAAGAACATATTTTGGGAAATAGTCTGCAACATTAAGCCCGCTAGATACCCAGTCCCCAGCGCCACTACTAGCGTTGGGGTCCCAAATTTTGCTATATGGCAAGCAATGTGCCAATATTTCCTTAGCACCAATTTTGATGATGTTATGTTGCCTGGTGTGCTCTAGAACACGACCATGAACGTCTTTAATAATGACTTCGATTATGCCATCGCACGGATGTCGAAGGTTCTCATGTAGGTTAAGGGTGCGGTCCATTTATCCCCTCATTGGTTGAAGTCTTTGAATGTCCAATTCGACATTGCCTGGCAAATTCGTTTCAATATTTCCAAACTAAGTAGCTCTTCGAAAATCCAAATAATTGGTTTTCTAACAATCACCCACAATAAATTCCAGGGCCAAACAACTCCCCATGTCGTAAGTCGGGCTTTATTATCATGATATTGTGGAGGCACCAGTTTACCATCGCTATTCAGCCTCATACCATTACCATGTCCGACAGTAGCAACAATAGTCTGCCAATCTTTGAATCCATTAAAATCAGGAGTAATGGCGGTACTTACAGCCGCACTATGCGACTTCAAAAAATCCTCTTTTGCCCGCGATAATCGTTTTCGCAATCCGCGCAAATACATCGGCCAACGCAAAAACATGGAATAAACACAACCAACAACAAAATACCCAACAATATAGAGAACAGTCAGCCACGGATGTTCCAGAACTGACTGCCCCGCATTTGTAAAAAGCATTAAAAATGCAATCGATACAGCCAACACAACACTCGATGCAGTCGGGTTGGGATCATCAATGGCTGATAAAGCAATGAAGATAATACTAGCTATAGCTAATAAGGACAAGAAAACAAATCCATCGACTGCTAATAGTACGTAAATCATAGTTCTATCCTAAATTACAACATCTGGGATTGAGAAATTCGCTGGTAATATATTCTCTATGACGACAGTGAACCTATCTCCTTCGACAAGTTCTATACCGTTGACTAGCTTTATCGTCGCAGCAGTATAATACTCGCAGTTACGTGGGTCTGTCAGTAGGCCGTTAATATACACAAACGGCCTTGTCTTTATAAGGTCTATTTCCCCCTGGAGCGTAACTGGTACGGAAATCTCGGTTGCGGTTGCTGATACGACATGCCCACCAAATGTTATGTGAGGAGCAGCACCAGACAATTTATTGTTTGTAGAAGTATACCATGCACTGAGAGTTATTGGTATAGTTGCTACTGTCTCTAATTCTATTGAACTAGCTAAACTCATCCACGAGCCAGTGACCTCTTCTAGGCTGCTACGCCAAACCTTTAAGGTCAAAGTGTTCAAATCGAACCATATAGTTCCATCGCGATATTGTGTCGGCTCTTCATATGATGATTGATTGGCTAATAAACTCATATACCAAATCAACATCCAATCCCATCGCGGCTGTGCATCTGGATAAGGGAATTTCTCATGATCCTGACCAGATAAACCAACATCATCAGCAAAATCGATGAGTGGAGCTGGAAATCTAAGCCTATTGTCTGGTAGCATCCTTATCTCCGCTATTTTGCGTCAGCAATCTGCTGGTTAGGGATGAATTTGCTAGTAATTTGGTCGACCAAGCCGCTGATCTCTTTTTGATGGTCGCCCAACTCTTTTGCTCTCTGCTTGGCAGCTTCGCGCTCCAATTCTTTAGCGTTGGGGGATTTCCCTAAAGCAACAGACCATAGAGACTCCATTGTCTGTTCAAATACTTTCTTATCAGAAAGTGTCATGGGCTCTACTCGCCATTTCTCGTCGCCGCTCTTTCCCTTAAAGACCACTACATGAGAGCCCGGTCCAGCGACATGCCATGTCACCCCAGCTTTCTTGAGAGCATCCTTTAGAGTTATACCAGATCGCGTTTTGGCGGAGAGGGCCTTCTCAAGCATTTCGACACCAATTTTCGGCTGCGCGGCTCCATCGGGAACTGCGATGCCGTCTAGTGCCTCATCAATACTTCTTTCCAGCATGGCCTGCCTGTCTTCGAAAAATCTGTCTTTCGCCCGTGGTGGTTCATCTTCATCAGGCTCCCACGCCTTCTTTCGATTTTCTTTTTTAGTCTCTTCATCGTCTTCCTCTTTACCGTCATTCTTCTTGCTGATAGGCTTATCAAGAGCCTCATTGAGATTATGATAGAACTCACCAAATTTATTGTTGGCCATACTGATAATGGAAGCTATATCGGCTTTGGGGTCAGATGAGATAACAACTATAGTTCCACTGGGAATCGCCTTTGTCTCCGCGACAACACCACCTACTGAGGCTATGTTTTTTAATCCTCGTGTTATGCCAGCCAACGGTTCATTAGCCAGTAATACCTTCAAGTTGTCTTCATTGACTAGTAATTCTAACTCAATATTAGAAGCAAAACATGCTTCGTTGAGATATCTATGAGCAACATAAAGCTTATTCACAGCCGACTCCTTGACAGCATTAAAGGCACGATACTTAACCTCTTGAGTATCTTTGACAATCTAAATACCAAAAATCTAAATCCGTGAACATCATTTCATCATTTCTGTAAAAGGCTGTATCGTAGATAATCAAAGATAGGATATTTAACACGCGGAGAGAACCTATGCCGACCATCAACCCAAGTTTAGTTCCCACAGTCGCACCTGGGAATCTATTCCAAGCACTGACTGTCGATACAACGCTAAATGTCCGTTGGATTACTCCAACAGATCCAGTCTATTATGAGGCAATGAATCGCCCAATGGCGGACATTACTCTCCGGCAACTTATCTTGGCCAAGACACTCGATTCTCTGAGCATCAGCATCGGCCACGAAGCAATATTCCCATTCCTAATTCAAGCATATGCCATTGATGCGACCAGTAGTGCACAGCTGCCAAATGGATGGATATGGGACCTGCACATGTCCACCCCATCAAAATGGCAGGATGTTAGGTTGGCGAAAATCAAGAGGGAAAGTGGAACAAATCCAGGCTCCACTGGCACTTATACTGGCACTCTGCGCCTTATCTTTACTGCGACTCAAATTGATTCTACAACAGAAACTGCAATATTCTATGCAGATTATGTGATGGATAGCTCTTTGACATACCAAAGAGCACGGCTGACCGTATGCACACCTGCTGAAGAACCAGTCGTGATAGATCCAAGCGAAAGCGAGACGATCAAAGGATTCATCACGTTCAGAACATTGCCCCAAGACGACGCTATAGTCCAGGCATTCTACAACCTGGTCGCACCATCTAGCGTCCTGCCGACAGTATATCAAATCCAAAACTCATCGCCAACAGACTTAAACACATATTCAAGTTCTGCTGTTAGTCATGGAACGGGTATGCTGGTCGATAGCTGCAACAACGCCATCCCCAACATTGAGAGCGATGCGTCGTCTTGGTTAAATGCCTTCAATTATCCTTTTGGTGCAGATGCATCTCGCACATCCAGTGGCACATTTGTCGTCACTATTCCGTCTGGTATGTTTAGAGAATTCAATATTGTGGCACCTGCTGGAGATGAGCCAACGGGAGATACGAGCGGCACTTACTTTCCGGTGTGGATTAGTAGAATCCAGCCAGTAGGAACAACAAACAACCAGTTACGATTCTTCTTTGCGACACACAACGTCACCAGATTAAGTCCATCTCCCGATCCTGTTGAATTCGCAAGGCTTGATCTCCAACGCACGATGGTAGCCGGAGATATCGTCGCCATTGAGCCGATCAGCGATTTGCTACTGCATGTTGGAACAGATGACGAACTATATTATCAAGATTTTGGGCGAGGACATGTAGTCTTAAGTTCCGAATGGGGGCCAACTACTACAATTATCGATGATTTCTTTGATGCTTTCAACATCTTGATAGAAGGGCAGAGTGCTGCATTCTTGCAGAGCACCACAAGACTCAGTTCATTTGGCATCAGTCGCGTCCCGCGTTTTACTCCAACTGATGGCCAGTGTAGAGCGATGGCCGGAACGACTTCAACTCTTGCATCACCGATACCGCCATCTGAAACAAACCGTTTCGTCTCTGAACAAGACCAGGGGCTCGGTGATACCATCGATCTTGAAGCACAAACAGGCATCGTGCCAGTAGATGGAATCAGCAGATACGGCAATACTGGCGGGCTTGTTCGACGAACAGTTAATCTTTGTATAGACTACACTAAACTACCAGAGGATACCGACACAGCGGCAAATGCATTCTATGAAGAGAACGTTCTGCCACGTCTGACAATCTTGTTAGGCCGAAGCCCAATCTGGGGTGATGAATGGTACAACGGCACTACATTTCTTCGGTTTAACGGCGACACGTGGCAATCTATTTAGTAAGTAACAGTGTACGATAACTCAAATTTATCGTAAAGTCACACTGTTGCCATGATTGATTTAACTGGTTTGTTTTTGGTCGAGCATCTATATAATGGCCGAATGCTACATTCGTGTCATCTTCATAATAATACCACCGATGAAGGGAAAAATAGATTCCTGAATATCGGTTTTCATAGGACGCCACAAATAGCAAATTGGTGGATTGGACTTATTGCATATAGTGGTTTTTCTTCGCTATCTGACACGGATACATATCCAGGTATAAACGGAAGCAATGCTTGGGATGAATTCACTGATTATACTGATACAAATAATGGTGGAAGTTCCATTACAAGGCCATTGTGGATAACAAATGCTGCGTCAGGACAATCAATCACAAATACGACGAAAGCAATATTTCATGCAACCGTAGACAACACAATCAAAGGCTTATTTGTAGTTGGTGGATCACCAAATGCACAAAACAAAGGAGACAATCTGCCTAGTAACAGCGTCTTATGGGCTACTGCTTTATTCAATACAGACTATCCAGTGTTTAATGGAAGCGTTCTTAGAGTATCATATGCAGTCAACACATAAGGAATAATTATGGCTTTACTTTGGATAGATGGATTTGAAGGATATGGCATAAGTGGAACACCATCTGGATTAAGTTCTAGATGGCCGGGTGCTGGTACAAGCAATCTATCAATTCAACCAGGGCGTGAGAAGGGATATTGTATTAAAGAAACTGCGTCGGTTTATAATATCACAACACCCGCTATCACAACAAATCCGACAATTGTTGTTGGATGTGCATTACGATTTGATAGCTTAAACTATGTAAGCTCTATAAAACTATATGAGGGTAGTCTTGGAATCAATATTACAATAGATCCATCTGCTTCGACTATTACTACCAAATTAAGCACGACTACAATCGATACATCACCCACACCGAACGAACTCGTCTCAGGTCAATGGTATTATGTAGAACTCAAAGTATTTTGTGATTCGACAAATGGAACTGTAGAGGTAAGGATAGACGAAGAAACAGTAGTATCGTTATCAAATACGAACACACAAATAGGTTCAAATCCGTACAATGATGTAGTTAGATTCACTATTCAATATGCATCATTGGATGATGTTTATATCTGCGATGGTTCAGGTTCGAGAATAAATGATTTTCTGGGAGCGTGTAGAGTGCTTCCTATTTTCCCATCTGATGACACAACAACACTTGATTGGACACCGTATCCGTCCGGATCACACTATATTCGCATAGACGAGAATCCACGATCCACCACAGATTACGTTTATAGTAGTACTTCTACCCAAACTGATTTATACAAATATCCACAAATGTTTACAGATGGTGATGGTTATACCATATACGGAATACAGGTTGCCACAGTGGCGCAGCTAAATTCTGGAGCGGCTACAGATCTTCAGTCACCGATTGTTTATAATGGTATAACTGATTTAGGAAATAGCACTACACTTACATCTACCACATACATAGAAACCTTGCATGTAAGTGAAATAGATCCAGACGCAGGATTGCCGTGGACGATTGACAAACTTGCTGCAGCACAAATTGGAGTGAGGATAGCATAATGGCTTTACTTTGGATAGACGGATTTGACGGCTATGGAATCGGCACCGGCATCATTGGTCCTGGATATAGATATGCTTCTGCTTCCACGTCCAATGATTCTATCGAAGCAGGCTATATGACAGCATATAGCCTTAGACAGTCATCTAGCAGTTTCGCATTCAGAACGCCCAATTTGACGCAAGATCCAACATTAATAGCCGGTTGTGCGTTTTATGTGACAACCTCAGCTTCGTCTAGATGGATTAACTTTTACGACAATGGCACACTTGGCATAGGAGTAGAATTTTATACTGTAGACCCTCCGCTTGTAAGAGTACGATTGGGCAGTACTATAATCAATGACACTAACCTTGACTTCACTATTGTGGCCAATACGTGGTACTATTATGAGGTAAAAGTATTCTGTCATCCCACCAGTGGTTCAGTTGAAGTACGAATAGATGGCAACACAGTTGTATCTCTAACTGGCATCAATACCAAAGCCGGAACAGATAGCTTTCATAATAATGTGCTGATCTCGCTGCAATATTGTAATATAGATAATTATTACATCTGTGACGGCTCTGGCGATACTTTAAACAATTTTCTAGGGCCATGCAGAGTAATCGGCCTTTTCCCAAATGAAGATTCAACTCCATTGGATTGGGCACCATCAACTGGAACATCTCACTACACACTCATAGATGAGCAGTATATAACCTCTTCAGATTATCTATTATCTAGCACGCAAGGAGCAGTGGATTACTATAAATATCCACAAATAGTCGGCGATGCTACGGTTTTAGGATTTCAAATATCCACTACATGTTGTAATTCATCTGGAACTTCGGTGGTTTTGCAGGCTCCAGTTGAATACAATGGACAAACTGAACTGGGGCCACGTACACAAGTCATAGGAACAGCCTATACAGACATAAGGCACATATGTGTAACTGATCCTGACACTGGAGAGCCATGGACGATTGACAAACTAGCAAACATGAAAGTCGGTATTAGGATAATATAATGGCGTTGCTTTTTATAGATGGATTCGAATGCTATGGTACGTCTTCTAATATATCGTCAGATATAATTCTAAGATATCCCGGTACTTCGACTATCAATATGTATGTTGCTGAAGGCCGAACAGGAGGATATTGTGCAAGACAAAGTGTTGGAAAGACTTTGACAACACCCATATTAACAACAAAACACCCGACTCTTATAGTCGGACACGCCATAAGTTTTCAAAACAATTCAGGCAGTTATGCTTCAATAATATTCAGAGATAATGGCGTCACAGGAGTTCGAGTCACATTTAATTATCTCGCATCGAATATCGAAGTATATGTTGGAAGTGAGTTGGTAGATACTGTTACTCTTACCAATTCATTTGAGCACGATGTATGGTATTATTTCGAAGCTAAAGTTTATTGCCATGATACTAACGGAACAATAGAAGTTCGAATCAATGAAACAACAATCATATCGTTGACAGATATCAACACTAAGGTAGGGACTGACTCCTATTACAATGTAATCCGCTTCGACTTCTATTATATCTATATCGATGATATGTATATATGCGACGGCTCTGGAACAGCGGTCAATGATTTTCAAGGTGTGTGTCGCATAATAGGTCTGTTTCCGGACGCTGACACTGATACTGTAGAATGGACACCAAATTCAGGATCAATCCACTATAATCGTATAAATGAAAACCCGGATACTACAACTACTTATTTATCAAGTGCTAGCCAAAATTTAACAGATTTATTTTCGTATCCAAGTTTAACTGGTATCAATAATATAGCCGGGATACAGATAGCGACCAAAGGAAACAACGATGCCGGCACATGTGCTATTCTGCAAATGCCGATAATATCAAACGAAATAACGGATGTAGGTGTAAATCAACAAATAATAGGCACTTCATATATAGAAGTGCAACGTATAAGCATGACAGATCCAAACACAGATCTGCCTTGGACAATTGATGGTTTAGCAGCAGCATACTTGGGTATAAGGATGATGTAAAATCGGAACCATAAGAGTAGTAAGGCAGATGGTGGAAGTCCTGACAAAAGGGGACATTCTATCGCCATACACCTACGGACAAGGCAAAGTCACTAGACAAATGATTGACGTACTTGTGTCTGGCGAAGACGCATTGCCTCCATATTTGTACGGACAAGGCAAAGTCACTAGACAAATGATTGACGTACTTGTGTCTGGCGGAGATGCATTGCCTCCATATATATATGGAACGTTAAAAATGTCACGGCAAGTTGTGGAAGTGTTATGTCCACAAGCTTATTATGACTTGGGTGCATATAATGATATTGAATTTGGTCAAGTAGTCAGCCCTCTTGTCGCATCTTCAGCAGTCCAGTTAATTAAACCGTTAGTGTCTAAAACTGATACTGTCCAAACTATACCTAACGTGGACGTAGTAAACCATGGCGACTTTCCAACGTGGTCAAACAACGGCTCATACTGGCAGCAAACAAGACGTGCCATCAATATAAGAGCAGAGTCGAACGCAGCTTGTTTCAACCAAGTGACAACTCAATTCGGCGATACAGGTGCAGGCACGGCCAAATGGGTCGGAGGTGTAATTGCACCAAACGGCTGCATCTATGGCATACCTCACAGCAGTAATACAATTCTGAAAATCGACCCGACAACAGATACAGTCACAACATTCGGAGATGTAGGATCTGATACTTACAAATGGTATGGCGGCGTTCTGGCTCCAAATGGTTACATCTATGGAATACCGTTTAATGTTGGAACAATTCTAAAAATCGATCCGACAACAGATACATTCACAACATTTGCGAGTTCTGCATATGGATATGCCGGAGGAGCAGTTGCCGAAAATGGAGCAATTTATTGTGTCCCATGGAAAACAAATACAACAATTCTGAAGATTGATCCAGAAACAGACATAACCACTGAATTTGGCAGCTTAGCAGCAGATTCATCAAAATGGAGAAGCGGCATTTTGGCTCCTAACGGCTGCATTTATGGAATACCGGATACTAGCACTAGCGTTTTAAAAATCGACCCATCCACAGATACAGTCACAACCTTTGGCAGTCTTTCAGGTAGCTTCAAATGGTTCAGCGGAGTCATCGCTTCTAACGGTATTATATATGGATTACCGGCAAGCAGCACATCTGCTCTAAGAATTGACCCAACTACAGACACAGTAGCCACCTTCAATGGGTTATCAAGTTCTTCAGGAAGATGCGGCTGTGGCTCTATATCTCCGAACGGGATGATTTATTGTCCTCCATGGGACACATCTGCACAGACAGTGTTGAAGATTGATCCCACAACTGACATTATGACACAGTTCGATTCTCTGGGATCAGATGACAACAAATGGCTTGGTGCAGTTCTTGCTCCAAACGGTGCTATTTATTGTATCCCTTATTCAGTCAGTGCGGTGCTAAAGATAGGTACTGAGTTAGATGACGTGCCGTTGGACTTTTGCTTATCACGCTATTTTAACAATTACTAACATGAAACCAATACTATCAAATTCAATCAGTCCAGAAGGCGTGTTCTTTGTTGAACATCTGCGCAGAGGTAGTGTGATAGGCCAGTACCGCATTCCAAATGGTGTTGTAAATCAGGGGAAAAATGACATTTTGAATAGTGTCTTTCATAATAGCACTCAACGGCTATACTGGTGGATGGGTTTAATCGATTCTGTTGGATTTCAATCTATATCAGAGCTTGACACTTATTATGGAATCAATCTATACACAGAAGGATTAACACTGCCATACTGGCGATTTTATTGGCAATATCGGAAACAAATTACGATATCGAATACAAACGTCGGGGCTAGCGATCTTACCAACTTTCCGCTGTGTGTCAGAATCATCAATGACGCAGATTTGAGAGCAGCAACAGCTACCGGATATGACATCAGATTTACGGCATCTGATGGCGTGACATTATTAAATTTCGAACGTGAATATTGGTCCGGTGGTTATGGTACAAACGCGAACGCTGTGTTCTGGGTGCAAGTTCCTCTTATAAGCCACTCTACTACAACGACAATTTATATGTATTATGGTAATACTAATGCAACAGATGGGACTAGCATCAACGATACATGGACTTCTGATTACAAGGGCGTATGGCATTTTCCAGAAGTAAAGACAGGAACAGCTGGCGATTATAAAGACTCGACCTCTAATGCTAATGACAGTACTAGCACATCTAATCAACCCGCTAGAGTAACAGGTGAAATTGGATATGGCCAGTTTTTTGACGGCACTAAAAACATCTTTATACCGAATGATTCATCATTGACTGTTGCAGACATTACATTATCGATGTGGATCTATCCAAAAAACACTGCAAGTGGTGCTGATTTATGTGGCTTTGATAGTGGCTATGTTCTAGAAGTTGGGCGACAAGCAAGTGATAAGGTAGGCGCATATTTGTACTTGAATGCCGACTGGCGGGGTTTTAATTTTCAATGTCCTATCAATTTACTTGAATGGACATATCTTGTATTGGTTTATGATAGTTCTTCTGGTGATCTCAAATTATATGCAAATGGATCTTTGTATGATACTATCAATTATGCTGGCTCTTATCCTATTACGCATTCCCCATGGACATATAATGTTATAGGAGCATATACTACTTCACGTTATTTTACAGGCATCATCGATGAAGTTCGCATCTCGTCTGACGTCAAAACAGCCGATCAGATCAACTTCGAATGGTATAACACAACATCCGCCACGCATGAGATAACTTGGGGTGCAGAAGAACCACTGACAGCATTACCAGGCAACAACTGGCTCGAATTTACTGGTTATACTGATTGTGGTAATACAAATACCCGGCCCTTTTGGGATAATATCGAGTCAACTGAGAAATTAGTTACCAATTCTTCTCCGGTGCTATTCGATCTGACTGAAGACTGCACTATAAGCGGCATATTCTTAGTGGGCGGTATGAATTCCCAAATAAAGGGCGACAGCACCGTTGGAGTTTTATGGGCGACTGCTATCCCTACAAATAATATAATAGGCGAAGTGTCAGATCAGATCAGAGTCAGATATTTGGTGAATGTTTAGGAGATCAGATGTCTTTCTATAAGCCTTTAGTAGTCAAATCAAAAACGATTGAATCTCTAGCAGGCGGCGATATGCTAGGGCACGGTGACTTCCCACTGTGGGATAAAAATACTTTATCGTGGCCTCTATTACGAGATGCAATATGCAGCAGAGTTGGATTAAATAGAGCCGGTTCTCAAAGGACGATATCAACGTTCGGAAGCGTTTCGGCATCTGGCGATAAATGGCTTGGTGGTGTTCTAGCACCGAATGGCTACATTTATGGGATACCGAGAAGTGTCACAGAAGTACTAAAGATCGACCCAACTACCGATACAGTGACAACATTCGGAAATGTAGGAGCCGGGTCTGCTGAGTGGGCAGGCGGTGTTCTAGCACCAAATGGCTATATTTACGGGATACCATTGGAAAATACAGCGATATTGAAAATTGATCCGAACACTGATACTGTTACGACGTTTGGTAATATCTCTGGCAGCACCAAATACCACGGTGCAGTTGTAGCAACAAACGGCATGATCTATGGTATTCCATGGGGAGCGACAGAGGTGCTAAAGATTGATCCTACTACTGATACAGTGACAACATTCGGCAGTCTATCAGGGACAAACAAATGGCAAGGCGGTGTTCTTGCACCGAATGGTATGATTTATTGCATACCTGGTGGAGCGACAGAGGTGCTAAAGATTGATCCTACTACTGATACAGTGACAACATTCGGCAGTCTATCAGGATCTTATAAATGGTTTGGTGGTGCTCTAGCTTTAAATGGTATGATTTACAGTGCGCCTCAAGATGCGTACTATGCACTAAAGATAGACCCAACAACAGACACAGCGACGACAATTGGCACTTATTTGAGCGGAGCATATAAATTTATTGGGTGTGCTTTAGCACCTGATGGACTGATCTACGGCATACCGTGCAATGATACCACAGGATATGTAATCGATCCAGTTACGGACACAACGGCAACATATGGCAGCCCAGGAAGTGGCGATAAATGGAATGGCGGTGTCCTAGCACCAAATGGTTGCATATATGGAATGCCATATGATGCAACAACCGTTCTTAAGTTGGGCGGTCCTATGGATGATGTGCCAGAAGGTTTTTGTTTGTCTCGGCACTACAACAAAGTTTAGCAAAGGAGGTGTGTAATGCTATTACTTGTTGAAGGTTTTGAAGGTTTTGGAACAGCCACTGGTGTCAATGTTAGCTCCTATATCCGTGAGAAATACAATGGAGACCCCGGAGCGTTCTATCTAGACGATGGAGCATATGGTGGTTACAGCATATATAGCGACACTACCGGCATAACACGATGGATGGGCCTTGGATTTGATACATCGTCGCCTACCATTTATTTCGGCTTTGCAATGAAAGGCGTTGCAAATACTACAGTTAATATGCTTTATTTCTGGACTGGGCCAACTACTAGACAGGCAGTTTATTTTACATGGACTTATAACACAGGCGAAATCACCGCCAGAACATATGGTGGCTCTACACTTGGCACTACAAGTGGTGCTGGTATAACAGTAGGTAGTGGATGGCATTATGTCGAGATTAAAGCCTATTGTCATACAACTAACGGCACAATTCAAATTGTGGTTGATGGGGCTTCTAGGCTGGAGTGCAGTGGAAACACAAGCAGCTTATATGGAGAAGCCTATTACAATAATATTAATGTAGACGTAACATCTCAGCTTCGTCTTGATGATATGTATATTCTTGACGATACCGGAACAATAAACAACACTTTTCTTGGCCGCCAATGCGTCGTTGGAATACTACCAGCAAGCGATACGTCGACAGAAGAATGGTCGCCTAGTTCTGGAACGTCTCACTATGATTTAATAGATGAAAATCCAACCGATGGTGATACGACCTATGTAGCAGATGATACTACAGGCCATAGAGATTTATATGGTTATAGTCAGTTTACCCAAAGGTCGATTACAGGTATCCAAATTAATACCGTTTGTAAAACGCCAGATTCTGCTACTGGTATCAAAATCAATACAATGTCTGGCGGGACGGTTTATAGCGGGCCAAGCCAGTCTATATCTAGCGCATCTTATGGTACTGTCAAAAGAATTGAAGAAATAGACCCAGATACATCGGATTTTTGGACGACGGAAGGATTAAATGCAGCTAAATTTGGATTTGAAGTGGGATAACAATGTTGCTAGCAATCGAAGGATTTGAAGGTTTCGGAACAACAACAGCCTCAGATATTACTACATATTTAGCGGAAAAATTCAGTGATGTGAGTGCGGGGCCTTTCTACCTAGATGCAGGGCGATATTTCGGGTTTAGTATCTATTCATCAGATACAGATCAATCGCAAACGATACCTTTCTATACTAATACTGAAGACCCAACGATTGTCATGGGCTTCAATTTCTTTTGTAATGCTGTGACACCCGTAGCGCTTATAATCTTTTATGCTGGTACTACACCAACTCTCGCATGCACTATCAAGTGGAGTACAGTTACAGCTGGAGAGCTATCAATTTATGATTATAATGATACTCTTCTAGGGACTACAAGCGGTGCGGGGCTTGCATTGGGAACAAAATGGCACTATGTCGAAGCCAAGGTCATTTGCAATGCTTCTACAGGCAATGTAATTATAAAAGTCGATGAAAAAGTCAAACTGGAATTAGACAATATAAACACAAGCAATTCATCAAGTGACACAGCTTATTCTAAAGTTAGTGTAGTTGTTGCCAACCAATACAGAATGGACGATTTCTATATTGCTGACGGAACTGGATTTAATAATGATTTCTTAGGTGAAAAAGCAGTAGTCGGTTGTTTGCCAATAGGCGATACAGACACGATAGAATGGACCCCAAGCACTGGAACAACTCACTATGACTTGGTAAATGAGAATCCAGCCGATGGCGACACAACTTATGTGTCTGATTATGGCATAGGATACACCGATCTTTATCAATATTCAATAGACCCAAACGTAACAGTGATCTCTGGAATACAAATAAACACAATAAGCAAGCAAATTAGTGGGTCAACTGTAGGAGGTATAAAAGGTGTTGTTGGGTTTGAAGGCTACGCCGATGACGAAGTAGCACAAATTGTTTCATCATCTTACAGTACTAAAATCAGGATAATAGAGGAAAAATATTTAGCTATACCTTATTGTAAAAAGATCACGATCTCACACACGAATGTTGCTGATACTTTAATTGATTTCCCATTATGTGTGAAAATTGAGGGTGATACAGATATTGGTGCGATATGCTTATCATCAGGTGATGATATTTTCTTCACTGATGCAGATTTCAATGTACTGTATGCAGAATTAAATAGCCCTTTTACAGTCAGCAGTGGTGCAGCCTCAGGTATATTCTGGGTCAAAATACCTAAAATTCTTTCTACAGCTGATACTATGATTTATTGCTTCTATGGCAACAAGGCGGCGGCGGCTAGAACGGGCATGACATCAGTTTGGAATGCTGATTTTCAAAATGTGTATCATTTTGGAACGAGCTCATCGCTGATTTTAACAGATTCAACCATCAATGCAAATACAGCTACTTCGACGAGCGTCACTGCTACTGATGGCAAATTCGATGGTGGTGCTAATTTTAACGGATCTGCTTATCTCACTATACCAACTGCTTCTTTAATCGGTACGCCTCAATTTACCATTTCATATTGGGTGAATATTACAACGCTTGGAGATGGTGGTATATTTTCCAAGGGCAATTGGAATGCCTGGGAAAATGATATGTTGTTTGTTATGGATGGCAGTTATAATCAGTGGTATCAAATTGACTATGGCGCAGATGGCGGTCCCAACATAGGCACTAACCCATATTCTACGAACACTTGGTATCGCTATTCCGTCGTATATGATGGCACACAAACAGATGCCGATCCTACTATACAAAACAATAAGCGTGTGAAAATATGGAGGAATGGAATACAACAGACATTAGACTTCGCTGCTTATAACGCTCCAGCAACAACATCTCCAAGTATGCCGGTTAACGGAAACCTTGGACAGTATATGTGCAATAATGGCTTCAGGCTTCGCGGCAAGTTGGATGAAGTGCATATTTCAAATACTGCATATTCTTCTGCATGGGTGGTTTTCGAGTATTGCAATCAAAGTTCTGGCGAAATAACATGGGGCGAACAAACTACTCCTAAATGGTCCGCAACCTTATTTAATCGAGTCGGCATTGGTATAAAGATATAATATGTCACTTAGAGTAACTAGACAACAAATTGAGGTTCTCATCTCGCCGGGCCTGCGAGTAACAAGGCAGCAAATTGAAGCCCTCGTATCTATGCCGCCAATTGCGACAACGCGGCAGCAGGTTGAAGTATTAACTGCGCCACCAACACAGATTTACCGAAACCCATTAATAATAACAGAAGATGATACTATTCAATCGCTACCATTAAATTACATCTTAAACCATGGCGATCCTCCCCCGTGGGAAGATAATTCTATAAATTGGCCACAAACCAGATCATCATGGGCCGCACGCGCTTGCATTAATGCAGCATGTTGGTATCAAAGAACTGAAATAATAATTAACCCTAATATAACGTCAGACGAAAGAAAGTGGTCTGGGAGCGTTCTGGCACCGAACGGTTGCATCTATGGAATACCAAAAGACGCCACAAGCATATTGAAAGTCGATCCTTCCGACAACATAGCCATGGTATTTGGAAGCCTTTCTTCTGATCAGTACAAATGGCAAGGCGGCGTATTGGCTCCAAATGGTTGTATTTATGGTTTTCCACAAGATTCAACATCAATACTGAAGATAGATACATCAACAGATACGGTAACAACATTCGGCAACATAGCTGGGACTGATAAATGCCAGAGTGGAGTCCTAGCCGCCAATGGCATGATTTATAGCGTCCCATATTCGCAAACAGCCATTATAAAGATCGACCCGTCAACTGATACAGTTACGACATTCGGCGACTTATCAGGGACCGAGAAATGGATGGGCGGTGTCCTGGCTCCGAATGGTTACATTTATGGGATACCATATGATTCTACAGAAGTTCTGAAAATCGATCCAACGACAGATACGGTAACAACATTCGGTAGTCTGTCTGGCGGCGATAAATGGCAGGGTGGAGTCCTAGCACTTAATGGCATGATTTATGGAATTCCTTTTACTGGCAGATATGTTCTTAAAATAGATCCTACAACTGATACAGCTACAACTCTATCAACAGATCTTACTACAGATGGCGGCAAATGGACCGGAGGAGTACTAGCACCAAACGGCATGATTTATGGAATACCATTTTTAAGTACATCTGTTTTACAAATAGATCCAACAACCGACAGGGCGACTACGTTTGGCAGCGTTGGATCTGGTTCAAACAAATGGGTTGGTGGCGTTGTCGCGCCAAACGGCCAAATTTATTGCCTGCCAGCATTTAGCGACAGCATACTAATCATAGGCGCTCAAGCTGTTGATATCCCAATTGATTTGTTGTTATCAAGGCACTTCAACAAATATTAAATAGAGATACATTTGAAGGTAGGACTAGGATGATACCACTAGACGTTTTACAAAACAATCTGATACTGATATCCCATCACGCTGGTGACGCTCTCCAAGCATTGGAAGACGGAGATGATACTGTCGTCGAAGCAAGCCTAACAGACATACAAGAGACAGTTGATGAGCTAAAGGCTTACCTGCCAAAAGATTTATCAAGAGAAATAGAGGCTAAGGAGATGGGCATGGATTCTCTGGTAGAAGAAATCGCCAGAGATATGTAAATACACATGGATGTATTTGAGTAGGTACCATTCTCAGTTGTCCTGAGAATGGAGAGTAGTAGTAGTCGTAGTAGTCGTAGTAGTAGGAGGTGACTCATGTCACTAGATTCAAAGCTCACAGGTGCTCGTGCCATTCTAGAGGCACACAATTCTCAAAGCACCAAACCCGTGGACATCGATGAGTTCTTGAAGAATCTCACCGATATGGGCGGCTCCAGTGAAGAAGCACTGGAGGAAGCAACTTGGGAAGACTTAGAGAACTGCGGTGCTCCAAGGATTCTAGCACGAAAAATCGCCACTTTATTCCGTGGTGGTAATCAGCCTGCCGCTGGACCAGTCCAGAAGGTAATTGTGGAAGAAACCGATCCAGAGAAGCTGGCGAAAGCCATGACATTGGCACAGCTGATCGATGCCTACAATCCCAAACAACCGAAATCAGCTGTTGCTGAAAGGTTGGCATTCTTCTCAGAAGGGAAGAAGTTCATCATTTTCAACGATGATGGAACAGTCAATAAAGAAATCACGCTCAAGCTATTGGAAGAGCTTGATGATCATGGCGAAATGCCAACTTACGTAGCTCCGGATGGTAGCGTCAAGCCGACATACTCTGTTGGTGAAAAGCCAAGCCAAGCCGCTCACGAGCATCCTCTTTATCCAGATACTCCGTTGCGTGGCGGGGCATCAAGTGCAGGGTGCGAGTGGGGCACAATCGATTTACAGATTCAGCAAACTCTCTATTTAGCAGTCACTGAAACCAATGAAATCGATATGAGAGCGGTAAGTGAGTGGGATATATTCGACATAGCTGTTGGCGGCATCGCCAAAGTCAATCGCCGATTTATTCAAGCCGCTAAGCTCTACAATGAGCGCAAAGCACTTGGTAACTTACCGAGTTTGCGTGTAAAACTCGGCAAATCAAAAACCGGGAGTAAAGGAAACAATCCCTTTAATCTCGGCCAGAATCGTTCCACTTAACCCGTCAACCGGCACAGCATGCCCTAATATGGGCATGCTGTGCTCTTATTGGAGATCATCATGAGTCACACGATGGAAGTTAATGGCTTATATGCCAGAATAAACACACCAGAGGCATTGAGCGGGGACTGCCTTCATAAGTTGCCACCGCATTGCCTACGCCCAACCTATGCTGTTGATGAATACCCAGCTTGCCCAGCTAACTGGATGCACGGCTCCAGCAAAGCGAGCAGCTACTTTGTGCCAGTTCAAGTTGGCCGTGGTATGTGGTTCGATTTTACAATGAATGCCGGAAACAGATATGATATTGCTGTTGTCATATCTGTTCAAGGAGTTAATCCCGTCACTGGTAAAAAAGTAACTGAATTAAATCTCGAACAATATCGAGATAACTGCCCGATTCACAACAAGCCCTTTCAACAAGACCGTTATTGCGAAGAATGTGGTTATAAGTGGCCTGGGCAGAATTACCTAGCCACAACAACCGGCTATACATTGTGGATTGATGGCTTCCGGAACGAAAAAGGCGAAGTCCGCCAATATATCATCACTGAAGATATTGCGCGTGGCATTGCCGCCCAAGTGGTAGGAAAAGACCGCGTTTGGGCTATTGGCTTTGCGTTCTATCTGAGCAAAGAGCCCAGACCCAAAATCGTTCATACATCTGAAATCCACACATCTGGATTTAGCTCTGTGATGGATTTCGGCGGCTATGAGTCTTTGAAGGCTGATAGTTCTTTTGATGATGAATATGGTGCCAGCGCTGATATGTTGATGGACGATGGTCTTCATGGAGCACAAGGGCCATGTGGACCAGTAGGGCCATGCGGGGCAGAAGACAAAGGGACATATGCTTCTCTTATGAATATGTCTACTGTTAAATGCTCTACAAGCATGTCTTCGTCACGATCTATGAGTAAGGTTTTAAGGTCGGCTCCTGTCAGCGGGCAAAAAGTTAAACCTGCTGTTCAGAAAAAAGTTCTTGAAATAGGAGCAGGCTCCAGAATAGATCAAGAAATCGGTGCAGACCCAAATCCAATCGATTATTGGCAGGCAGAACCGGCTGGAATGATCTACGTGAATTACGTTGATGAACAAACGGCGAATGACATCATCAACGCCGGACGCAGAGAAGACAAAGAAGATGGTGCTCTACACGGGCTAAAAGTCGGCAATTAGCCGTAAATAGCCCTGCCGGGTAATACATCTTCTATAATCATTCGGCACAACATTCGGTCGAATTCCATGAATATCTTGGATTCGACCGAATCACTACCACAACTCTCTGTTACCTGCTCCCACAATCGATGGGCTGCGGCTTTGAATTTGAGGGTGGCTTCTTTGCGTTGTTTGCAGATGTAGGCATTCGAGACGGACGGTATAGGATTTCCTTCATCATCCGTTGTTTCAAATATGTCATTCCACAAATAAACATTCGATTGTCTGCCTGCCTTTGCGTCAGCTAAAGGCGGATATCCAGCCTCGGCCCAACGTGATTTACCACCTTGCGCATCGATCTCCGGATCGTCGGGCGTACCTCGTTCTGGATAATCACTGATACCATAGAGTCGCAGTAGCATTCGATACTGATGCATTGGCACTGAGTTAGATGATGGCTTAAGCTTGATGTCCTGCTTGGCGATCTTTTGCAACATTCTGATTTCTTTGCGAATGTCGCCGAACTTGCCATCTGTCTGTATGGTACCAGCAATCGCTTCAAGAAGTTCATTAATTTCTTCTCGCCACTCACCTAAGCTAGAATCAACGTCTCTCTCAATATCGGCAAAGTCTCTTCTAGCCTTTGTAGTGTCTAAACCTTGCGATTCAGCAGAGACATAATCATCAACTGCCGTAGCAAGTGCATCAAGAAGTTTGCTGGCCTCTGCTGCATTCTCTCTCTTTTCCTTGGACGGATCGAAGTTCGGTGAAACTTGCTCGATTGCCATTCTCAGCACTTCACGAACTTCAGGCGACTGCAATTTTGCGATATCGTCATCTGGTCGCGTAATTCCTTGACGCTCATACTCCTTACCTGTCTTTTTGCTGCGTACAGTCAGGCCAGTCTTAGATGTTCCTCTCACATTTACCTCTTCTCTGATTCTCAATACCTCTTGTTGTGCGTAGCTCATCAAGATAAACTGCAATAAAGCATAAGGATCGGCTGATTCCAACGCTTTCTCAAGTCTGGCCCTCATTTCTTTGAGGCCGACAAACCCAGGCGACTCTGGTAGGTCTTCTTGTGGTTGCTCATAGGCAACATTGTGCATCTTTCCACTTAGTTTGCCGGTATGCTCTTTCCACAATGTTTGAGCTTCATCAATATATTTCTTGGCATTAATAGCCAAATGAGGGTCACTCTTCGCCTTCTCGGCTAATGTTCGTTGATTTCTAAGGAACTTTTCAGCATCCTTAAACGCCTTCAAAGTACCATACTCCCTGGGTTTCTTTCCGACCGCCCCTTGTGTAGTCAAACCAGGACTCAGGCGATCCTTTTCTTCTTGCCCTATCCTATCGAATATCTTATCCGCATTAACTTGTTCTTGTCGTATTTCTCCCACGTCCCCTGTTTTTATAGCACGAATGATATTGTCCCTTAGTTCGAACAACTCAGGAGGAAAATCGCCAAATGGATGTAATGGTCCCGGTGGCGCTTTGACACGCCCGTCACCAGCTACACGAAGAAGATCCTTAATATCGTCGTCACTAGTTCCATAAGGAATCTTACCACACTTACTACATCTCTCCTTAATCTTTACCGGCTCTCCGTTCTTGTCCCTTACTATTTTGTCTTTTTCATCTCTGACTACCACATCAACAAATCCAGTACCCTTACAACGAGGACATATGTTAATGACGTCGAATGCTTTTTCGACAGCTTTGGCGTCATCGTCTAATGGCCTGCCACTTCCAGCATCTCTTAATGCCTTGTTTATGACAGATTGGACACTTCTTTTGAGTCCTCTGACTCTACGATATTCGTCACCATAGCCAGCTGGTGCTCCTGCCTTCATAGCCTGCTCTATGGCATGTCCTACGAACCCGGTAAATCTAACATTAGGTCTTGCCTCATCCTTTGGAAGCATCTGTAGTATAGCTATGGCTCCCTGCTGGATAGAATTATCGACATCAGATTCGTCATACTTACCATGAGTTGCCTTGGCAGCTCTCACCACTGGCTGTTTGGTGGCTATGCGATGAAGCCCGCCGCGCTCATCTTTATCTATGCTCTTGTGCATCATCGCCAACAATACTTCGCCGGGTGCCCATGGTCTGATGCCATCATGCTCCTTGCTATAAGGATTTACTCCGTTGAATGATATCTCATCAGCTTCTTTTGTTGAAGAAGTAATACCTTTTTTACCTGTGTCTTTTGGGCCATACGGAACATTATTCTTGTAGTACATCGGCGGTATATAATCATTCCCTTTTACATATTCCTCCCATCCAACACAAGGACCCCTACAGTTCCTCAGAGCCGACATTTTGTCGGCTTGATTGGACATATCAACAACTGTAGGATCGTAGACATATTTCGGATCATTAGGGTATGATATCCGTGTTCTTCTCTTCTTTTTCTTTTTAGCCTCGTTGAGGGCTATATTTATTCGTTTTAAGATATCCATAGGTTACTCCCACAGTCTGCGAAGTGTTACCTTAATATATTTGGCTACTGCCTGGGTGAAATTACTACAAGTATCTTATAGTACATCAGCACTCAACCACGATGAAATACTATAATGTTTGTAGAATCGCACCGCCATCTGTCTGGCTCTATCTTACCTACCACAGTCTGGAAAATCATCCAGAAGTTCGAATTATTTGATATCGCTACTTCTATAGATGATGTATATGAGCAGCTATGCATCTTGCCTGAAAATGCTGACTTTCAGGATTTCTGCAGCAAACTCGACATCTTAAAGAAATTGCCTTGGGATGATTGGGTATTAGAATTAGTTGCTAGCCAAGTATGCACAGACTTAAATATGACAAATATAAGACATTCTACACTTAGTTTATCATTAAACAAATTCGCGGAAAACGGAGATTTGGTCACTGCTGGCGAACGAGTCTTTGATATTATAGATAAGGCCGCCGAGAACGCTGGAGTAACAGTCAATTATTTAGTGTCCATAAGTTATAGCTGGCCGCTTGAGTTACAAATAGAAACTCTCAAACTGATTGAACCTCTAGGGCATCGAGCAGTCGGTATCGATTTTGTCAACGATGAAACTGTAGCACAATGGGCTATTTACCCAAAACTGATCAAGCCATGGCTGGAACGTGGCAAAGTAGTACGTGCTCATGTTGGAGAGAGACTTGGGACCAGTGCGAATATCGATGCTGCTATCGATATGGGCGTTTCAAGAATAGCTCATGGAATTTATGCAACTCCAGAACAGCAAGATAAGGCTATTGAATATGGCATTGTCTTTGATATGTCGCTACACAGTAATATTTATACAAATGCAATACCAAAAGAGCAACACCCAATTAAGGACATGCAATCTAGAGGATGTCTAATAACGCTCGGCACAGACGATCCAACACAGTTTAGATGCACGATGCAAGATGAATATAATATGGCTGGTATGTTGGGTGCCGATGCAGTAGCACTACAACAAACGGCCAATACGCTAAAGATAACATGAAAGGAGTTTGTCATGAAGCTCAGAGATCTAGTGCAACAACTGGGTTTATATAACCAAGACGCTGATATAGCTGTTGTCGTTCATAATAGACGCGAAGATTTCTCCATTTCATTCGGAGATAGCGAAGGCGTCACAAAAGAGACATGTAAAACAGTTGGTTTCTATGTCGATGCGCTGAATGGGCAGGAGTTTAAGAAAGGGTAATAAATGCTGGTAGTCCATTGCAAAAAATCACCATATACAGTGTATTGCGGACGCCCGTCACCACTAGGAAACCCTTTTCCTATAGGACCAGGTTGCACAAGAGAAGAATCAATCGCTAAGTTTGAAGAATATGCAAGAAACAATCCAGAAGTCTTGGAATGGATAAAAGTGCTCCCAGAAGATGCAGTTTTGGCGTGTTGGTGTGCACCAAAACCATGTCACTGTGATGTCATCATTAAATTATGGAAAGAGCTTAATGACGTCGCTTAGTGCGCTCAATCAAATCGAGTACGTTTGGATATAATTTTAGGGATTTCATCTCTTTCACAGTAAAGAAACCCAACGAAGCAAATTCGTGGTTTGGCTTTAGTGTCTTAAGGTCAGTAGAATTTGTTCTACACGGAACAAAAGCCACGAACCCCTTTCTTTTGTCTTTGATTGGGCCTGATACAGCTTTACATTTCACGCCAGTTTCTTCTCTGGCTTCCCTGGCAGCAGCCTTCTCTGGTGTCTCACCGGGTTTGATACCACCACCCGGAAAACACCATTTGCCGGACCTATCGTCTTCCGATTTAGATAGCCCCAACAGCCATTTATCACGACATCTTACAATGCCGACAGCAGCAGTGAAGTCGTTGCCCTCTACCAATAACTGTAATCGCATCACTCTCCTCGTTTCAAAATGATGATGTTAAATATGTCAGATTGTGGGTTTGGCAAACCGTCGACTATAATAAATTCATGCACAAAAGGTGCATCCATAGCACCAGAAGAATGAATGCCACGCAATTCCAAAGTTATAGTAGTACTATCTATGACTGGCACTTTCTTAACCAAGCAGCGGCCTGTTTCTGAAACAGTGTCGGTGACCAGTAATTTGCCGTCAACCAAAACCTGCAATTCACGGGTGGCAACATTTGGGCTCTTTAAATCGTCAGGAATATTCATAACGATGTCAATTGTTCCAACCATGATTCTCTCCTGAAATGCAAAAATTACAAACCAAACACTATCATATATTTGTTGTTTAGTTTTAACCAATAATCAAAATTATATACAGAAGCGGTGACTATATGGCCAATGCTAAAAAAAGAGGTCGTCGAGGACGCAGACAGTGGCAGCCGGAATATCGTGCTTCCGAGGAAAATCCGGCTCGCTTAATTGATGTGAATGAGCCTGGCCTTCCTGGAATACATAGTGTCAAGAAAACATCACCACTCCCAAAGGAATTTTGCTGGGGGCATATGCCAGAAGGAAAAACAATGTTGTCACAAACATTAGAGAACAAGCTAAATTGTGCATTAAAACCATTGATGTCACAGCTTGAGCTTGATAATGATAATACTAGACTGGCATTGGAAGAGATGATGGATATTGCCATTTCACCATGCCGCTTCGATAACAAAAAGCAATTCGCACGTTTCTTAACAGAAGGTGTTATACTAAACGTCAACAGATTAGTCTCTCAAGGAATAGGGATTCCACAAGGCGAATATGTCTTATATAGCATAACTCCTGAAAAGGCAATGCTAGTTCCTACTTCTGAAGTTTCAGTTCAAGAAACTGACTTCAGTAAGTCTCCACAATCATTCGAAATCCACACTAGCAGATTATTGGGGTGCTGGAATAAAATCGAGGGTACTATAGTAGAAGACAATGTTCCACCACGACGATTCGGACGTAAAGAAATAGAACAAACATCTACATCGAAATATAAAAGCGTGCCAGAGGTCGTATCTGCTCTAGAACGTGCTGGCAAAACACAAGAGGAAGTTGCGGATGAAATTGGTGTTCATCCATCTACAGTTAGCCGATACAAACGCGCTACCAGCCACAAAGGAGGGCGGGTACCGAGTTTAGGCGCAGCATTAAAGTTAGCAGACGCTACAGGCTCAAATATTGAAGCTATGTTCGGCAACGTTGAACCACCACAAAAACATAGACGAACTAGTGGAAGCGGTGGTGGCAGAAACCCTGCATATAGGCAGGGCAATAATTCTAACTAGATTTAAACAGTAAATAGTTTCATTGGTCTGATATTGCACAGCACCAGAGATATATAAATAATGTATATAGAGCCAGTGCCGATTGGAGAAGACTACAATCAGTCATGTACCGTCTTCGAAATCAGGATATATGATCATCTCAACCATATTGAGCCATCTCAATTCGGCTTATGTGATGTGCCAAGTATCGATCCAGAAACATATTATGTAACTAGCGGTGACGCCATATGCAAAACAGAACAGCTACATAAAGATCTATGGGTATTAGTAGGGAAAATACAAAAGTTGGTCAATCAGAAACCAACAAAGGAAATGACAGCATATTTGAAAGCGTTATATGGATGCGCTGTCAGGTCGAAAAATTTGATCAATAAATTAAAAGTCGCCAAAGGTGAAGCCGTATTTCTCGAAACAGAATGGCGTGATAGAAAAGTCATAGCAGTAGCTAAAAACCCCAGGCCAAAAACAAAAAACATAGAGGTCTAGGGTCACTATCAAGTCATTTGGAATCCAAGGGTCCAAATCCTAAATCTTCACGACTAAATGGTTTCCCGCGTGCGAATGCTAATACATCCATAAGCGCAGAATGCCACTTACGCTCCGCAGAACCGCCGCCAGATTGCAGTTTTGACTCTATCACAAGTATTATTTGTGCCGCGTCTGCAATAGCTATAATATCCCACTTCAGAGGCTCGTTATAATCGCCGAAACCATAGTGGTTCTCACGTTTCAAGACTTTAAGTCCAATTGTTGTCAAAATAGTTCTTATCAGCTTCTTTGCCATAAGACCATTTGCACCACTTGTTTTCGTCGGCCTACCACTGTTACCGTGATGCAAGCCCTTAATTTCATCGAATAGCGATTGATCGATCTGCTTGTGGCCCTCCGGCACCAATCCATGATGACAACAGAACTTATTGAGATCGAATATTGGTGTAGTAAATTCTGGATATTCTTGTAGTTTCGCAATCAACATCGGCGTAACCAAATCATTGATATTAGCGTAAACAATCAATGGTATGACTCTATAGCCAGACTTGATTTTGTTTTCTACTTCTTGGAGCTCGCGTTGTGCTTGTGATAGTCGTTTCTTCATCTCAAATTCTCCATGCAATAAGTTCTTGTTCTATTATACCAGTTGTGTACTTAGGTTGAACACTGTGCCTCAATGGCACTGTTTTCAAAATGGCATCGGTTCCAGTAAACTGATCCAAGATGAATTGGTGTGCTCTGTTTGTGTAAACAAATGGTTGCTTACTATCTAAAATACATCGGATCAGTTCGACCTGATGTATGGCAGAAAATTCACCGCTATAATCAGTAAATTTCTTATCACCAAAATATGGTGGATCAACGAATAATAGGAATTTGTCATTACCAATATGATTGATGGTATCGATCGCCTTGCTATGACGAATTAACGTTCCTTGCAGAGCTTGTGAATCGCATCGTATCAGTTCTGCATTACAAATTTCTGGATTTCGATAACTACCGGGCGGGACATTGAAGCGGCCTTGTTTATTAACACGCATCAATCCATTAAAGCATGTTCGCAGCAAGAACATTATCCTCGCTGCCTTCTTAACTGGATCATCTGGACTTGATGCTCGTATTCTTCGATATGTCGTTAATGATTGCTCTTCTGATTTATGGATGTATCTATATTCCGGTCTTGATAATTCAGATATTAACTCTTCTGGCATGTCTCTTATCACGCAATATAAAACAATCAATTCATCGTTAACATCAGCAATGATTCTCTTTTTGAATTTGTCGAAGATGGTCCAATAAAGAGCACCGCCACCAACCATTGGTTCACAATAACCGATATCATCAGGAAAATGTTTCAGAATTTCATGCAACTCTGACAATAAATACGCCTTACCACCAGCCCACTTTACAAACGGTTTCGGATTCATATTGTATGCCTCATTGTGCGTATTTAATAGAATACCAAATAACATTATAGGAGAAGTGATGCATCAAGGTCTATATATTGTGTTCGAGGGCAGTGATTTCTCTGGTAAATCGACACTTGCTCATTTAGTTATGGAGGAATTGCGCGATACAGATTTAAATTGCATTTTGACCCATCATCCTGGATCTACACCACTTGGTAAGCACTTACGAAAGCTTGTTAAAACGCCGGAAGTTTTTCAAAGCGACGAGCCAATCGAAATTGATAACATGTCGGTCCAAATGATGATGATGATCGACCACAGTTGTTTTGTGAATACGAAGTTAATTCCATATCTGGAAGACGGCGGTGTCGTTCTAGCAGATAGATCGAATTATATAGGATGCATTGTCTATGGTGTTGCAGAAGGACTAAAATTAACAACAATCAATAAATTGTTGGGGCTCGTTCAGTCGCCCGCACCAGATAGGGTATTTATCATTTCAAATCGGTGGGAGACGATTGTTGAACGAATGAAAAAATCTGATCGAGCTAAATCTGATAGATATGACAGCAACGTTGATTTGCTGCATCGTGTCGGCGAACTCTATGATAATCTTCTCAAGCTAAGCCCAGAAGCACTCATGATGTTGTCCAGATATGCTCCGCTTGAGCATATCAAGTACCTTAATGGAGACACACCAGCCATAGAATTAGCAAAATCAATAGCACAACAAATAAAGCGACTTGCCAGTGAGAAAATGGCGAATATTGCTTCCCCCTAAGACCTTGCGCATATTCTTGTTTGCGTTTCTTGAGTCTCGATAGCTTTTTCGCTGCCAATATCTCTTCAGCAGAAATCGGCTTAGCCTCTACAAACTGCAGGTTTTTGCTGCGTAGATCGCGTCTTATTTTATTAAAATCTCCATAGACGTTGCCAGGATTGACTTCTATAGTGAAAGTCTGTATTTTATTGTTAGAATCGACAGCAACGCATCTCCACCACCGCAGTTGAGAAACATCAAAATCATTTGTGTCTTCCATAAAGAGTGAAATACAATGAATGCAACATTAGTGTTCCCGTTGTCAGAGAAAAAACAAATTGTTCAATATCCAGAAGATTTTGTTCGCTTGGAATTCAAGCTTATCGATCCAGAAGCACGCGTTCCTTATCGCAAGCGTGATACAGATTCTGGTTATGACGTCTATTCAATTGAAGACGTCACAATAAAACCGCACAGCACAGAGAATATCCGCACAGGAATCATTGTTGCGTGTCCAGCCGGATGGTACTACACTGTTGAAGGTAGATCGTCGATGTGGATAGCTGGAGTGGCACCATTCCATGGTATCATCGATGCGACCTATACAGGACCTCTTTTCGTTCGATTGTTCAATATGTCAGATGCTGAATATTGCATTAAGAAACACGACAGAGTAGCTCAAATCATTCTACACAAAGCATATAATGCAGCATTTGTCGAGGTGGAGGAATTCAGCACGACACACAATCAAAGAGGAGCAGCTGGCTTCGGTTCCAGTGGGCGATAAATCCCGCTAATATTGTTTGGATAAGGAGATCGGAATGTTGGTGGTGGTCTACGGTAAAGCCGTCGATGATAAAGAATTAGGGATTTATATAGAAGGTGTGTTTTTTGGTGGTATTGCCACGACTCAAGAGGAAGCTGACCATCTTGCAAAAACATGTGTTAACTGCACGATAGGCGGTGTCGCAATCCCTAGAATTATTCCTGTTGGTGACAAAAACCTACATCAAATATTCAAGGAAGCTAAAGTTCGTTTCGATAAAATCGAAAGAGAGATGATGGAAACTGAAGATATCCTTCTCGCAAATCAGCAGAGAAATAAAAGTAAGAGTAAAACCAAAAAATAGCTTCTACGACTTTTTCTTTTGGCTTTCTTTGGCCGTGTAGAGCTTTCAGCCCATTCAAAGCCGCCTCGCACAAAAGCCAAAAGAAAAAGCCAGAAGAGGCTCTTCTGAAACGGTCTTCTAAGCTAACTCTAGCTGCCCATGGACATATTCTGAGAACGCCCTGTCGTAGTCTCTGACAACTATACGACGCATTTTGCACCCTGGGAACATTCGCATACCAAATTTACCCATCGGTGTTTCTCTGATAATTGGGAAATATGGTGTAGAAATTGCAACTGGCGTTGGAAGTATCCCGCTTGCATCAGTGCTTGGTGGTATTAATAATCCATTCCACCATATCCACACTTGGCCACCACGTTGCATGATTTCCAACTCATTCCAATATTCAACATTACCTGTCGTATCTGGCGACAAGCCATAGCCGCCATCATAAACAATAAATCCTGGCTGGTTAACTGCAGGAACCTCGCCACTACCATTATACGGTGCATCCTGAATATATGTTCCACTGACCGCATATCCGGGTGCCATGCCGCGAACAAAATCATCATCAATATCGATGGTGTCTCCCTCGTAATTGAGACCAACATCGAGTGTTCCCACTTTAAAAAATAGCTCGACTTTGTTATCGGATGTCAAGGTGAAGTTTAACCTCACGCATGGACAGCTATATTCTTGGTGTAGTACTTGTGCAATTTCTGCAACAACACCAACAAATGGTGTAGCACCGATCAAAGCGACAACATCCTCCGCATGCAAGGAACACATTGCTTTATAATCATACTTCCATGTTATACCAGCATTCAATCCAGTCAAGAGCCGTAATGAACCATGCTGAGGGAGGTCTTGGAAGCTAGCACCACGAAGCAGTGCATAGTACCCTGTGTCGTGTGCAAGCGGACCAGTTTCAACAACGTTCAAGAAATATTCTTCGGTACTGTCAATCGGTGCATTCAATAATATATCATATGGCGGATAGACACCGCTTTCTGAAGGTCTGCCTAGCTCTATATTAACCAAACAAGAAGAAGCTCTGTGTCTATTCCATAAACAGACAGGCCGTTGTCGATACGAATCAGTAGACGATTGTCTTTCGACACGCAGACCCGGTAGATTGACGTCGATATTCGCAATATATTGATCATTGACGTCAAAAATCATGATCTCTGATCCAGCGGTACCGCCAGACTGTGTGCCAGCGACCTCAGTAAGCAAGTAAGGCGGATCGATACCAGTCATACCCCATATACGGTGCTCGAAATTTCTGAGATCAGAAACCAACTCGTAATCAAACGCCCCAGTTGGAGATGTTGGTTCTGTTCTCGCGGTCAATTGCGTGCCAAATTCGACACCTCCTACTTCAGACCAAATGTTTTGAGCGTCTAAGGTTGGTTTACAATTGAAGACATACTGGCGGATTGGCACATCATTTACCGAGCCTACCTGGAAGAACCACATATCAACTATGGTCCCAATAGGCAATATGCTGATTGTCTTATCCAATACTAGTGCTTTGCTATTCACACCACCTTCTGGATAGCTATATTGCCACACATTGGTCGCTATAAATGAAGTATTGTCAGCAACCATAGCGCCATGAACATCCCACCATTTACAGACGTACTGATTTGTTGATAAAATCTGAGTAGTATAATCTGTGATGACAGCAGACCGCTTTGTTAATAAATTACCGTTGTATAACAACCCGCCAAGAATACCAGGAGCGGATTCCATGTTGAGGTCGAATCGAACCTGGTCCCCGTTACTGTCGCTGCCCATGAACCATACGCACTCTGGCGTAGCGCCAGCACCAGGCGTCATCGCCCAACCAACATCAGTCTGAGTGTTGTTTGTGGCGACTCTTTTAAGAACTAGTTCAAATTCACCGACACCAGGAGCGACTGAATCATCATATCTCTTAAATATCAACGACGGATAAGAAGTCTTGGTATTGAGCGATGTCGCCGGATCGGCTGGATTAACTATCATCGACTCAGGCAATAGATAGACCTTCAACTCGCCATATGAGCTAGTACCAGGCATTTTGCCAGCACAAGATGGCGGTCTAATTGACGATACTTCAGTCTCATCTTGAACCCAAAAAATCGATGCACATGTCTCAACATTACAGTTCAGTGGAATAGGTGAATCGACCGTCCATCTGATTACATTACCGAAACGCTCTATAGACACAAACTCGCTTCCAGCGGCGAGAATAATATCACCCTGCATCCAGCCACCGTCGTCTGGGAAACCACCACCTTGAAAGCCGACGATACCTAACCTCATTTGCGTAAGTGCATCAAGCTTGCACTTATCGTCAGCCGCCATTAGACCCATAGTGTCGCAGGTAGCAACTGGGACTGGATCAGATGAGATATGGCTGGTGCCGTGAATGCCTATTTGGCTTATTTGGCTGTCACGCCCCCATAGCGACCGCGTTTCAGCATCATATGCAAATCCGCTAATTATGTCATCAGGCCCACTGACCTGAATCCACTGTTTGTCAACTAAAGAGGAATGTAATGGTATTTTGGTCAATGGCATGCTTGTTTCTCCACAATGTCATTTGTATCTTTGGGTGGTGATACTACTCTTCAGGCCATGGCTTGCCACAACGATTGCAATTCCCATTATCACCACGTTCAAGCCGAGCGCCGCAATGAGGGCAGCATTCTTCGGGATGCTCAGGATCGTAACTAGGATCTTTCTTCCGTGATTCTAGTAGCATTCGTTTGACAGGACTACCCCTAAATTTTTGAACTGCTTCATTTATAGATGCATCAGAGCAGTCCGACTTAACAATCAGTTCATTCTCAATTATCTCAAATAGCACCGTATGATCATAATCCCATCCAGCATCGTATAATATTTCTGCATGGCTAGTCGAATCTATGATAAATTGATCTGATAAAATGTCATATATAGCTAATTTATTAGCTGCTTCTGTCAGTAGTTTGCTGCCTGGTTTGTGATGTCTTATGTATGAATCTGTCGAATCCCAAATGAACCCAATATCCGGTGAATAAGTAAACCCCTCATACCCAAGGTCATCCAAATGATATCCTGGATCATATCCCAAATCTTCTTCTGGCTCTGGTTCCGGCTCTTTCGGTCGGAGTGGCCTCCTAATCTCTCCTAAATCATCATAGTTATCCTCATAACCAAGATCATCCAAATGATATTCCGGGCCGTAATCGTCAGGCTCCAGCTCGTCCATCTTCCGAAGTTCTTTGGCTATCTCAACCTGACGCTCTAATTCCCTTAGTTTCTTTCTATCTCTGACATATCTTGCATTTTTTGCTTTTCTTGCGTCTTCTGCCCCGTCGATGCCCATTCTTTCAGGAGACGTTCTACGCCTTTGTTTCTTTGGATCATATAACCTACGTTTAAGCTGCCATGCACCCCTGCCCAAATCATCAATACGATCTGCGTCTTTCTCAGGCTCTGAAATATGCTTCGCCTTATCTATGTCAGTAGCCGTCTTAACCTTCATATCTCTAGACGATGGTTTAGACTTTATATATGAGTCAAATTCTCCTCGCTCAACTTGTCTGATATATTTTGTATCATATGTTCTGTAGAACATGGCCACATCAGGCAGTTGCGATTTAAGAAAGCGATATCTGGACCGCAAAGAACCACGTTTGAAAAGCCTGTCGGCCAATTTGCGAAGCTTAATCAATTGACCGCTTGATAGATAATTAAGATTCACGCCACCTACTAAATTATTCTTAGTAGATGGATGCTTCCAATCGCCGAGCACCAAAACTGAAGGCTTTGGGTCAGTATCATAATTCAAATAGCCAAATGATGATTGAGGATATGTGTGTTTAGCTAAACGGCGACTCGCAGTTTTTCGAAGGCTTCGCTCAGATATTAAGCGTAGTGGCATGTCGCTCTCACAGTTTATAACACTGACTGCATCAATATTCTATTACCCACAAAATTGATCTCTGCCCCAATAACTTTAACTTCGCCAAATCCTCGTGATTCTAGCGTGTATAGTAATTGCTCTATTTCAGGTGTCGTCCCAAATATATTAAGATTCCTAATGTCGTCTAACGATACACTGTCGTTGCCATTCTGGGACATCCTAGCTATTACTACAAATAGCTTTTTGGCTTGAAAAGGCAGCTTTTCAAATAATCTGGACTGCGTGCTCTGTTTCGACTCAACAATGGGTATCCTGATAATCTTCATAAAATTATCTACCTAAATACGACAAAGGCGACAGATAACGGACATACCGTTTGACTGTCGCCTTTGTGGTGTGTTAGAATCCTTGACGTCGCAATCGCCGTCTTGGCCCGATGTCGATATCGACTTCTTCCTCTGGGGCTGCACCAAATTCCATACCAGGTGTCGCAGTTCTGCGCTGGCCACAGCCATAACAGACACCATGCTCATCGGGCGATTCTGACGATCCGCAATTTGGACACATCCGACCCTCTGGATCAAAGAAGCCAGGTGCTTCAGGATTGTGGGCTTGCTCATATTCAGGCTCATCGTCATCGATAATATCGTCTTCGAATTCGCCCTCAACATTGTCCATATCGTCAGAATCGAAGCCACGATAAAATGCTTCGCGTTCCGGCGTATGGATTTGGGAACCCCACGCCTCAGAAACCGTTTGGAAAGCACGCTTTGCAATTGGCCATGCGAACGGCCCGACAACAGCTGCACCCCAATTGTGATTCTTAACTCTGCAGGCGATTCCTTCTGCTACAACGCGATCGGCAAAAGCATTGGCGACCATACCTGTCTTGAACAGAATCTTGCCCTCGCAGAAAATCGGATCACGCTTCCTTGTCTCGGCCAGCGGCAATCTGTGGCGATGAATGATGGCCTTTTGGTGAGGAATGGAGTACAACGCCTCCAAAACGATATTCTTACCACTCATTACCTGCAGCAGCTCTTCAATTACTGTCAAGGCATCGGTGAGTGATGTATAAACGCCAGATGCATCCTCTGTCTTGACACCAAATCGTATCGTGTATTTTCCAGCACGACCAATTTTCTTAGCACCATGACTGATCGCTTCTTTGGCTACGCGCGATAGCCGCATAATATTCTCTTTCATGGTACCGCTGCCACCGCCAAAGGCAGCTTGACCGCCAGTATTCTTCATCTTCGGCTTCAACGGCGTTTGCTTTCCGGGAACTTCTGTAGTAATGCCATCCGAAGCAGTTCCGGATGTGCTTTCACATGTCTCTTGGGGAGGTATTTTGGTCCCCAATTCTCCCTGTCCCTTCTTTGTTTTATCGCTTGTGAAGTGCCCATGTGAATCAGCGCTAGCACCTTCAGCATTGACGCTACCCCATCCATTGCTTTCATGCAACAGATCACACAACATACAGCCGCTTTCATCAAGAATAGTGCCACACCGAGCACATCGAGATTCCGATCTCACTATCTTTTGAGATGGGGCCTCGGCACTTTTTTCGTCTGCCTCTCTCTCCTTCTCATCTGCGGCACCGGTAGATATGTCTTTGCCACGGCCTTTCATAGCAGTAGCAGTGGCATTCCCCTTAACACCCGATGCTATTTTCTGCATCAGATTGCCGCTCTCCGGCGACGTGACCTCTTCGCCGGGGATTTCCTCTGTACATTCCATGCACTCGTCTTCCTCTTCCTGAGCACCATCATCTTCAGGGCCGATATCGATATCGCCTTCGGCTGCTTCATCTTCTGGCGTTTCAAGCTGTTCGTTGTGGCCAGCAATTAAATTGGCAGCTCTTTCAAAGTCATCGCCGATAGCTTGAAAGACGTCGGCCAGGTCATCTGGTGTGCCGCCCTCAATATCAACGATTTCAGCCCCGATATCATCTTCAGGAGCTTCGATTTCACCGCCTTCGATTTCACCGCCTTCGATTTCACCGCCTTCGATTTCAGGAGGGATCTCATCATCCTCGCTGACCGGAATATCTGCGACGGCTCCAGAGCTAACCATCTCGGTTATAGGGCGTGGTTGCCAGAATTTACCACTTGCATCGTTGCCCTCATAGAACATGAACTTTCGACTTGCAGCCATTAAATTCTGCAAATGTTGTTCTGACAACATCGTTTGCACACCATGAGCCTGGCATAACTGCTGGAAATCCTCCAGGCAGACATAAGACGAATTCGTGCTATAATTTTCGAACAGACCCAGGAGATCGACACTATCACCTTCCATTATGCTGGCAATATTGTCGAGAGACCATTCTTCAGCCATCCGATTTTGGCTGCCCTTGACGGTCTCGAATTGACCACCTTTGTTCTTCTGCATGGAGTTCTGGCCGAGTTCAGACCCCATCGTACCGATTGGGGTCGTGATGCCATCACTGGCCATTCCGGCAGCAATATTCATAGTCTCAAATGTACCACCAGTATTCTTCTGTCTGGTCTTGAGATTCATGTCCTTGATCTGGGTAGTAATGCCGTCAGTGGCTTCTCCAGACTTGCTGTCGCCAAACTCATCAAAGCCGCCGGTATTCTTCTGCTTGCCGCCGAGCTTATCAGTTTTACCACCCATTTTAGTCATGAAGTCGCCCTTGACTCCCTTAGCATCTTGGACTTCTTCTGAAATGCGTGATGTTGCCATTGCGAACTCCTGTAGTTTAATGGGTGCCTGGATATCTTGGCACTCTGGATCAAGCTCGTTTAATACCCTTTTGTCTTGCTGTCCGGACTTCTTAACAGTCCGCTCAGGATGACCCATTGGGTTTATCTCATCCTTCTCATTTTTGTCCGCATCAGCAGCATTAGGGACGTTTCGCGGTTTGTTCATATTATATCTTTGAGCGTCATATATTAGATTTCTTTTTAAAGGCCCTAATTTGCCAATTCTTATCTGGTATATTTTCTTTATGTGCCGCTGCATCAGGCGCAACATATTCTATATAGGCTCTGTCTTCTATAATAACCCACTCGCAGTAGAATTGTCTGGAGCAGAAATCATTAACCTGCTTATGTAGGTCCCCGCCAGAAAAAATTATTCTGCGTGGAAAAGTTGCCAATGAAGAATCATAATATGTAAAGACTTTATGTTTATTATCAACTTCTTTCGACATTATCCTTCTCGATGATGATGTACTATTTTTAGTATCATCAATAATCATGGCTGGAAAATGCTGTACAAGAAATGATTCTAGAGCGATAGCCCATTGCCTATTTTTAGTAATAATACGTAGCAACTCATACATCTTTACTCTGTTCTCAGAACAACCATGGCCTCCCATCAGAAAATTCATAAGATCTTGATGCAGATCAGTATCAAGATTTTTTAGCCATGTTAGAAATAATTCTGATTTGGCTAAGTAGCAGAATTCAGCAGAGTTGATTTTCTTCATCAGGATATAACTGGGAACAGAATTATGTCGACATCATCAGGATTGCCCATTGCTTCCTTTGCGATCTGCTCAAGCTGTGATATGCGCTTATACAACACAACGCCACTCTCTGGGATTCCTGCAAAATGTGAGCCATCCAATGTTGGCCAAGCGAATACGGGCCTGTTGTACTTCTCGATGCAAAGCTGCATACCATCTATATACTGCCGCGTTATTATATAATCTTGGCCAGCGATATCCACAACAATGCCTGGTGTCTGTGTCAAGTGCCAGCCTTCCATCATCCTCACCTGCGCGTAACTGATTGCGCAGCTATCATCAAATGATTGAAACTCGAAGTCGTTTTTAACAAATAGGTCTTTCGTCGTAAAACGAACACTGATTTTACCTGATCCATCAAGGAGAACAGGAGATACTAACTTAGCTATTACCTCTCCTCCTTGATGATCTATCTCTATTGTTAAACCACGATAGTTCGACCTAGCAACATCTTGCTCCGTAAAAGCACCTAAGTTGGGAAATCTTTTAGTGGCTTTTCCATTGTTTGACTGATATTCAATCTCTATGTGACCAGTATATTGATCACCAGATCTGAAACAACAATCTGTTATATCGACAACATATTCCCCCTTAGGGAGCTCTCCAGTAGCGGCCTTAAAGAATCCTTGATTTCCCTCGTCAACATCTAATATCAATTCGATACTATCGTCATGTAAAAGATTTTCAACAGCATATGCTTTGAACTTTACCTCTGTTCCAGCCATAGACCATAAACCGTCAATAGACCATTTTGAGCAATTTGCATTGACTATCACCGATCCGAAGTTAGACACATCACCAAGACAATCTTGTGAATTCCAACCCAGAATTGTACATCTATAATCACTGCCGCCTACTCTATCCGTGAACTGTCCAGGTTCAACACTAACAGGATCAACTTGCTCAACAATTATTTGTACGCTCTTTTTGTTAGGTGCATCGAAATTGAAACCGCCAGAATAAGCGTTATGGGCCACACGACATAATATTAGATTATCAACAGCAAAAGGGGAACCTATCGTCATAGTGATAGCATCAGGAACCAACTCTTTCTCACATCGACTAGTAAACCAAGTTGCTAAAGATCCATCACTGATGACAAAATCACGCGTCAATATGTTTCCGGTTCCATTCGGTAGCTCCCTACAGAACCGCTTATCTGTTTTTGATATCCTTGGCCCAACAGAACCGCAGCTAGCAGAATAAGGTGGTTGTAACGGCAATGGATGCTCAACACGTATCTGCAGCCACCATGCCTCTAGCGGCCCTTGCGCCGCAACTATCCTGCGGTTTGTTTGAATGAAGGCATTGGACCATCCGTCCCCTGCGCCTTGTAAAAATCTTACATTTTTTGTAATTGCTTCTAAATTGAAACTGGATATATCGCCAGCTTGTCTGACAATGCAGATATTATAAACACCGTTAAATAGCTTATCAAAAAAATTGCCGTCACGAAACGTTATTTCCCCTAAGTTATCTCTGTAATCTGCACCAAATCCCTTTGTATAATAAATCTTGAATTCTGCATCAGATTCAATTTTTAACACTACTGGTTCATTTACATCAAATGCCGAAAGTGCCTCTGATAGCGACATGCTAGCATTTGGATCAGCTAGGATTTGTTGCCGAACAAGCGCCTCAAAACGAGAGTCACCAGGAGATACTAATTCGGCTGGGATACTAGACTCTAAGACCCAACTTGAGGCCGGTTTGGCATATGTCAAAACGTTAAATGTCATTCTGGCTAAATTCTGTCCACCATCAGTTCTGTGAGCGAATTGCACAGTTTTACAGCTTCGCAACTCATAAGCTTGCTGAGATACAGGATTTGCAACAGGATTACATGGTTGATCGACTACATAATAATTCGGATCTGTTTCTGATGTATCGTCTGTCCCGGCATAGATTATCCACAAACCATCGGGAATGCCTGTAAAAACAATCTCGCCCTGGTTCGTCGTCGATGTTCCAGCATAAGCACTACAAAGTGGATAGCCAGTCGTATAATATCGCACGGAAACCCACGTGCTATTGATTGCCTCCGCGTCACCTGAAACAGTAACGACTAGGACGTTGGAACCTGAAGAACATTTAACTATCTGTTGCACTGGTGTAGTTGTCACACCTGTCGTAGCTGTTGATGTAAGTTGTGTTATCTGTAACGTATTTGGCTGGACTAGAGACCATCCATCAGGAGCAAATAAACATCCATCTTTTTCAAGAGTGATATTATATTGCTCTAAGCTTGACAGATTCTTAAAATAAATATCACCATCACTGTTGGTTTGACCGTAAGCCAAAGTAGTTCCGTTGGTTGACTTAACTGATACGACGACAGATTTGCATAACGATAACGGACTACCAGTTATTGTAACCCTAAGCTCAGAACTTGTAACTGGATTGTTTGAGCGAAATGCATTAACTGCTAACTTGCGTGCCAATGAAACACCGGGCGGCAAATAAAGATTAACGCCTGGAGTAATCTTGCCGTATATAGCCCCTTGATATACTGTCGATGAGCCACTGCCCGTCTCTGGTATATCTAAAGCAGTATTATAGTCTGCTGGATATTCTGTATCTGGAACTTCAGCGGCTGAAGAAGTCAAAACGGCATCACGAGCAACATAACGAGGAATAAACCCAGGCGGGCATTCATCATATTTTAATGCTTTACCGTCTGAAGATAATATTATGCCTGGTATACATGCACTTCCACCAACTGGATCTAAATTATTAGGAAGATTATGGATGTTGTTTGCACCATATCCTTCACCACAAGATTGATCCATAATAGTCGTATTGACTATCGACCTACCGCTCTGCCTCGGTTGGCCGTCAATTACTATACTCTGTGCTGTCGAATCAATAGACTCATTAGTAATGGTAGTCAAATGGCCGGTAGATGGATCGGTAAATGTAGTGGCTACAGCTGTTGTACTTTTCAGAGTCACAGCCTGTGATGCTTGAATTCTTTGCTCTTCAATATAACGCCTTGTCTCAGCATTTCGCGATTGAGATTGACAATATTCTAACGCACAACATAGAGCTGCCTTTTGTTCGTCAAAAAGTCCAGCCATTACTGAAAGCCAAAACTGAACAATATTCTCACAATCACTTTTAATAGCAGCTACTTCGCGATTGAATTCAGTCTCAATCGATTCTAAAATGCCTGAAACATCTAAATAATAAACTTCCTGTGAATTGCTATAACAAGTATCAGGGAGCCATGTGATAACAGCCTGTGATGCAGTTGTTGGGAGTGCTACTAGCCATGTACTGTTAGACGTAGATGTCAGTTTAAGTTGTGATGGGCATGCATCTGGATTACCTATGATAGATCGTGTAACTACTAAATAGTTCTCTGTTTCACTTATTTCTTCAGTCCCAATAGAGGTAATAGCGCGAGTAACATTTTGATTTACTCTTTCTAACGATGCAGGTTCCGGTTGGATAGTGATACTAAATGGCGCATTCGCGCCGTCATCGCCAGCGGGACCATTAGGACCGTATGGCAGATAATCTTGTCCTCGCGGACCGGTGTCACCCTTATCTCCTTTAGGACCACGAGGTGAGCGAACCACAAAACGCTCACTATCGATCATAAATTGAAAGAATGCTGTGGTATCGATTGTAAAGTTAAATGCATAAGTGTTCTGATGAATCTGTCTCGTAATCGTAGAAACATCGCTTATCTTAGCATTGCTGTCTATTTTGACATATTCATCGCCTTCTACCAAAGCGATAGTACCACTCGAAAACGCATAATCATACCCAGCAACAGTGATAGTAGTTTGAGGTGGTGGGACAATCAAGCCATTTAATTTTTTTAAATCGCTCGATGCCATCAATCCAGACATCAACGGCGTAGCGAGTGTTATGGTGCCTCCCTCTTGCTGATGCCAGATGTGCAGAATGGCATCGTAAACATAGGTAAGACCATCTTCTACCGTTACTACATCACCGTTTTTAGGATTCGGAGGGAAAGGCATATTACTCTCACTGTCCAATAAGTGCTGGTGGTATGTGTCTCCAAATTCTTACACGGACGCTCCCGACTGAATCGGCTGGTGGTGAAAATCGCAGTCTATGAGGAGAAGTAAATTCCAGATAGAAGCAATTATTCAAATCGGTCATGTCAACACGTTTAAACGCCTCAACGTTTGTTGCTTCGACTTCTATAGGATACCCTATAGAAGTCCAATTGGTACCAGCGCTGCTTTTCCATTCAACTTGTAATCCACGTTTTCCGCCGACAACAAATACAGCGGGGCTTCCTTTCAGTAACAGAAACGCACCACTTATATATTTAACTATATAACCGCCCAGCGGGAGCAATAATGAAACTGATCCTTTATCGCATACATCTATTGACTTTATAAGCCCTGTAGGATTTCCAGAGACTTCTATAATTCCAAAATCATCTGGTAAAGAATTTATATATTCTGGTCCAAATATACTAGCTGCTATTGACATTTAATACTGCCTACGGGCTGCCGCAATCTGAGCATGGAATTGTCGTGTCGACTACCTTAGCACATTCAGTGCTTCTATAGCTACTCCACCAAGCGTCATCACCCACATGGAAAATAGTATCATTATCTTTATTTAGAAAATAAACAGTGGCAGTATTTATCGCTTGCAACCACCTACCACTGTAATCTATTTCTACAACCAATGGGTGCCTGTATCCATATGTCGTGTACCCTGAGGCCGGAACGGTGCATTCTAATTCCAACACAGCAGCATTAATTTCATCTGACATTACAAATCCAACGTCAGTTTCAATCGTATCGACAGAATCGGTCAATCTAGGGCCAATCCATCGACCCAATTCTTCATCATAGTATGACAGTGGCGACGACTGATCTACCTCAACACCATGAGTTGTATTGTTATGTTCTGATACGGCTCGATTGATCCAATATACCGAGTCTGGCCGCATCGATTCTGTTGTATCTAATAAGACAGCTATTAAATCAGGGCAACTTGCTCCATTATTTGTGATTTCATTGTAGAATTCTATTATATCAGTGGCTGTTACACGTTTTTGACCAAAGCCACGCCAAGGAAGAACTTTATGAGTAATAGTTCCTTTACTGTCTTGTGGAAAACTGCCATCTTCTATCGACGTGTCGACGTTTGTCCCCCAAGAAATATCAGGTAAAATATCATGCTCATCTTCTTGATAATCGTGAGCTTTATCTATAGTCCAGCCTTTTGTCTTCGAACCGTCGGCGTCTGCATATTGGTCAGGGCCGCGATCCGTTTGCTCATAATAAACAGATTGTCCTGGATTTGCTAACTGTAAAACACCTATCGTCACCTGCTGTCCAGAACATAGTGAGCTAAGCCATGTATTCCATCTTGACTTGTCATATTTATAATTATCGTATCCTTGATTGAATCCACTACCTTCATAACTGACGTATCCATCGTTGCTTGTTGGTGTAGTTGGACAGTTAGATTCATCAGTAATAACGAGTATCAACATTTGATACGAAGCTGTCGGAATATACGTAGGCTTTGGCATCCAATAATAAAGCAATTGCTCAGCTATACCAACAGCTCTACCAAGCCAACGCTCAGCCGCATCAATAGTCGATCTTACATACAAAGTCGGAAATAGAATCGACTGCTTAGCAGGCGATACATACTCCCAACCCCATAAATAAGCATCACTTGCTTTCTTCGTTGTGTAACCGTCAATTACTGGTGGAACAGCTAATTCGCCAGCTTTGTTTGTTCCTATATCAACAGTATCTGTTGATATGTGTAAATTAGGATAAACCTTCTGGATTAAAGAAACACCGGCATCAACAGTATCATTCACATTTGTGGGATTACCTAAGGAACCTGAGGTATCAACAACAACATATAAAATTGTAGGTGCATAATCACCATTATCTATGATATTATTAAACACTGCCAACATATCATCAGCAGTAAATGACGCGGCGCTCGTTTGAGCTATCGTGATTTTGTTCCTGTCTGTATCACCGGGCCACGATGCGTTGCTCGGCTTTAAAGCGCCGCCTAACGGCGGATTACCGGCATATCCTTTAGGTTGCAGGATGCCTAATCGAATTTTATTGTCGCTGCCTTGTAAAATTGCCAGGTAATCTTTCCACTTTGCTGCATCATATTCCCAAGCTGTCGTATTTGGCGGTATCCCAACTGGTCCACTCACACCATCCGGTCCTTTATAACCGCTATAGCTATAAATCGGACTTGCTTCATCTGTTATACACATAATGACAACACGATCATTGCCAGGTATGGTAACGGACGGACATTGTGAACACATATATCTGCTAGCTGTCTTCGTTGCATCAACTAACCATCGATCATCTTGATTGTGATCTGGTGATGACGAACCAATGGTAGAAATAAAACAGATGTCTGGATATAGCTTTTCTAACTCTGCAACAGCATCATCTAACGCTTTTTGCTCTTCTAATGCGTATTCGGCGACTTTGCTCATTGCTTTGGATTTAAACAAAATATTTATCTGATTAGGCAAAAAATCACTGCCGCAAAGCTTAATCGGCCTAGAATCATCATCATAATCGATATTAGTAAGCATCTTCTCCACAAAAGTTACAATATTGCTCGACGTAATCTTTGGACTTTGCACAGATAACAGATGATAAAATGTATGATCTCTCATAGAGTCATACGGTAAAGAACATTCTGCACACAGCATATCACGCTCATCGCCATAATAGGCAGTATCAGTATTAGGGATTTGAAGCAATCCCAAGGCAACAACCTGGTTTGAAGTCAAACTATTGATAAACTTCTCCCATGCTGCCTTATCGTTATTATAATAATTTACTATAGCTAGGTCTTCGCTTGGTATGCCGGTTACATATACTGGATTCGCTTCATCAGTAATGATTATCTGCATCATGCGATACGGCAACAAGCATTTAGCTGGATTGGTAGGATCAAATGGTGCAGAAGCAGAATACTGCGTCCGCACTAATGCAGTATTGTCTGACACAGATGACTCATCATCAGATCCAACAGCCAAAGTCGTGACACCTGTTGCACCAGGAGCAGGTTGTGGCGTCTGACCTGCCTGAACAATAGGAACCACAACGTCAATCTTAAGCACTACATCTGTACCAGCATTATGTGTTGTAGCTGTAGTACTATCATGTCCTCTTGTAACGGTCCAGATAGTAGTGCCAAATCCACCAGTAACTAGCATATGCTCGGTACCGACCATTACAGTATATGATTCATCTGTAGGGAATCCAGCATATGAATCAACGCCTATTTGCGTATCAGTTTCAGAAATGTCAGATACTATTTTCGTATTTGCTATTCCAGTTGAGCAATCAGATGGAGCTATACCAAGACAGAATTCTAGAGGGCGCTGAAATTCGCATTGTGCCACTTGTTGTGCTATCGTCGCTAGAGCTTCTCTGGCCGCTGCATCCTTGCTCTCAATATACGACTTCATCTGGGCCATCCATATGTCCTGAAACGACGCCAGCTTCTCTTTATATGAATCAACAACAACTTTAACCAAATCACTTAGTTTTGTCAATTCAATTGATGAAACCTCTCCAACCTGCAAATCTGGTGACATCTTTACAAGCAGCACATCAGCTGTATCTGGATCGGACAGTGGGTCTCCGTTTGGATATGCCAACACCCAATCATCCAGCGTGACATAATCTTTTCCGTCCTCTGGAATAGTTGGATATGAAAGCGATCTCTGTATCGGTTGCGCAGATAATTGGTCCGCTGGTGCCGTATTGGATGGCACATTCATTTTGGCAGTTGTATATGACATCAGCCCGGCTGTTCCGTCCATGCGTAACGCAACCACTGCTGTGTCGACTATATCTGATGTATCAACAACTTTAATCCCGCTGAAAGTATGGGCGACTGTTGCATCTAGCCCAGCATCACCTTTCTCACCTTCCGGGCCATCATTAAACCCATCAATGCCAGCGGGCCCTGTAGCTCCTTTTTCACCCTTTCTGCCAATAGGCCCAACCACTTCTAGACACAGAGCATCTATAAAATTCTGACTGAGCGAAAATCGCAATCCTGACAAATTAGTACCAGAAGCATCATCAGGCAGTGCCTGCCCTAAATATGGTGCTCCGTCTGCATCGATACATTCAATGTTCAGACTATCACTATGTAATTGGACTTGCCCGCTGACTAGACCAACCTGATTATCAGGAGACCTAATTATTGCACCTTGTTCGGTAACAATTCCAAATGCACCAGCAATAACAGGAATAGAATCTAAGAACCTCTTGCTTTGTGAACTCATCAACCCTGTCGTATTGACATCGGCCAATGGATAGGTAGTGGCAGTACCTATATTAACCCAAACGTCAAGGTCAGCCGTCCATCGCCATCTTACCAGGTTCCCGTCTACCCATATCTGGCCATCAACTGGATTTGTAGGCAATCGATTAGATGTAGAATTCTCGTTTTGTATAGACATAGAATGATCCTGCTTTTCCCTATATTTCCTCCCAGTATCTACACTACTATTATGGCTACGATGTTGGCTTTTTTACGAGTGCCAAGCACAGTAGCCAGATAATAGCAGCAATAATATAGGTGCGGACATCTACGACAAAGAATTCCGCCAACTTGACAGCACCAATATATGCCAAAATCAACAACAAGACAGATGCCAAAATTGTTGATTTTGTGTGCTGCATACTACTCGCCATCCAATTTATTTAACTGATGGGCAAACGCCATAATGGCTTTGTTCGAACTTCCATGCTCCAAGATATGATGCCCAAGAGCTATACAAAAATCAACATCGAGCAATATTGGTATGTAGTCAGCCATTACCAAAAATGCTCCAATTTGGAACGAAAAGGGGGTTTTACCGTTGGCCTTTTCATGCCGCTCCACAGTCCGATCGTGAGACGAAGACCTTCTTTCTGGCTCCGGCTCAAAATCGAGCTCTGGTTCTAGCTCATCGGCACCGTATGGGTTTTGGGTCTGGTCATCTTCAGGCTCATCTGTCCTACGAGGACAAGTTTTTTCGTGAAGAGTCAAGCCAGATTTGCTCTTAACGGGCTTTCCACAAAACCTGCAACACAGTTGTTGGTTCATCGCTAGCTTTCTATAAAAATGGGTGTCACTTATAACTAGAACTCATAAAGAGTCAAGCATGCAAAGATACATTTATGGAATCATTTTTTGACGAGCTAAAGCTCATAAAAGCCGGGAATGTTTTATACCAGGGGTGGCTTGATTATGCTTTATCATTCACCAAATCAGATATACGAGAAATTATCGAGAATGGCCTAACATACCAGGCAAACAGTTTGCGTTCTATGATTCGTGAATTGGTCGCCGGGCAGGTCATACCAGAAACACTACATCGCAAGCTAGACATAATTTTGGTTGCCACTAGACGCAAAGCTGATCAATTGAGATAACTTATATTCTCCGCATTATCGCTGATTTAAATACGCATTACATTGTGTTTTGCTTACATTTGAACCGGCTCTTACTTAAGTCAAGACACCAATTCATTCGGATGGATTACTTCAGCTATACGAGCAATTCCATCAGGATATAATATTTCTGCAATTGTCTCTGCGATCTCATGTCGCATAGTTTTGTCGCATTCAGAATCCATAGCTTCAAACAACTCAAGAAGCGTATGTACTTTTGTATCGTTCTGCAGAATTTTGCGAACTAATTTCTTACGAACTCTGTCTGCATTCATGCTATCAGAATCTCCAACATTAAATACCAATCACGTATTTAACGACTAACATAAGGAGCCATATATGGCAACAGTCTGGCCAGCAACACACGACGTTTTTGACAAATTACAAGAAGTCAAGGATAAATATCACTCTAATTTGGGAGAGATATCAGTAGTCGTTGAATTCTCAGACGCCAAACCATTCAAAGTCAATCGTCTAAATCTTGGCAATGTGCGCAAATTTTCATGCGCCAATAAAATTTGGCAAAAAGGTGACTTCGACTTCTGCATTACAATCGTCGGTGAAGTTTGGCAGGACATACTTCAAGGCGACGAACAACATAATGCAATACTAGATTTGCATTTGACACGGATTGAACCGGTCTGCGTACCGCAAATCATTGTCGAAAATAAGAAGCGCCATGCTGTAAAAGACGAATTTGGTAGAATCGTTTTTACCGAAGAACAAAAACTTGATAAAAACGGTAATCCAATGTGGCGTATAGTCCCAATCGATCTCGGTGTATTGTCTCAAAATATACGCCGATTTGGATATTGGTTCGAGGACTTGGTAGAATTTCGCGACAATCTTCTTATACTATCACATTCGGACTCTAAGGTGGAGATGCAATGAGTATATCATCAAGGCTAGATGCCTCAAAGGACATTGAAGATTTCGAGTTACAACAATCGACCAAAAAAGCCTTAGGGGATCTTCTAAACGCCAAAGCAGAAGGCAAATTGATCGAATGCCTCGACGACGGATTTGTCAGATTAGTCGACCATATGGGCGACGATTCCGCAATTGTGCAGGCAGCTAGAGTAAGTTATGGAGCGGGCACAAAATCCGTCAGCGATGATAGAAGCCTCATTCGCTACCTGATGAAAAACCGCCACACAACGCCCTTTGAGATGATAGAGTTTAAGTTCCACGTTCGTGTGCCGATGGACTGCTGGCGTCAATGGATCAGGACGAGAACGGCTTCTGTTAATGAATATTCGACCAGATATTCTGAGGCTATTGACTCAATGCAGGCTGTAAAAACATGGCGGTGCCAAAGCACAACAAACAAACAGGGTTCCTCGGAGCAAAGAGTTGAATGGCCAGACGATGCTACTTTGAGAGATATTTCAGCAGAGGAATATCTCTCAAATAGAGAAGCAGAGTTCCATCAAAAAGCTAGAGATTTATATAAGGAGCGGCTAGCTTTCGGCATCGCCAGAGAACAAGCAAGAAAAGATCTACCGCTTAGCACCTACACCGAAGCATATTGGAAAATTGACGGTCATAATTTATTGCATTTTCTTGGGCTTCGTATGGATGGGCATGCTCAGCAAGAGATTAGAGAGTATGCGTATGCGATATGGAATTTGATACGAGATATCGTACCATTTACATGTGAAGCTTTTGAAGATTACCGTTTGGACGCAATGACGTTCAGCCAAGTAGAAATCTGGGAGCTATGTAGAATACTGCATCCAGACAAATCGTACCCGACAAAATCGCTGGGAACGCGAGAACGCAAAGAATTCTTAGAAAAGTTAAATCGACTAGATTTATGATCGGCGATAACGAGATATCTACTGTCGCCAAGAAATTCGATGTCGGATGGGAGAACGACAAAGAACATACTGATTATAGCTATTCAGGCGGCAGAAACATCTATCTCGGAAGGTATAAAGACCCAGAGCTAAGATTAGTTTCTTTTTTCCACGAGCTAGGCCACGTTCTAATCCCGCAAGATTTCAGAGAAAAGTGGGATTTCAATAAACTGATTTTGGAAATAGAATGCTGGAGTATAGGCTTGGAGATAGCCAGACAAGAAGGCATTTTATTTTCAGACTCAGCATTGAAATGGGGATATGGGCAAGCTCTTACCTATGCTGGATGGGAAGAAAGAGAACTCATTCCAGAAGCCTGGGAAAAACGTAGAATAAAACTATGGATATCACTAAACAGGCTGGACCTGTAAGCTATCCGATTTGATTTTCTTCTCCACATAGTCGATTGTACGCCGCACCTTGTTCATAAAAGAACGTGCGTCTGCAATACATGCATCTACAGCCTCTTGCGGAGTATCAAACCTGCCATTGTTCTCAAAGAAACTGTCACCACAGCCAGGAATATCGTCGCGGGTCGTCAGCATCGCAAAATACTTGCCAGCCGTAGCCAGATGGACGGAAACGAATTTGTTGATAGCCATGCAGTGCCAACCGCAGTTGTCCCATATTTTCAACTGCCAGTCTGCTCCCAGTAAACCATCCATCATTTCAGCGCCTTTAGCTCTTGCCTCAGTTTCTGTCATCATTATAGACCTCCTTTAGCGACTGTAAATACGACCAACATAGATGGGTTGTAATGGATATCCCCACCCCGCAGTGCAACGTGGGTAAGAATAATTGTAGTTGTAATATCTATACTTGTAATAAGAGCGATGCCAGTAGGTTTGCGCCCGTATCTGCATTTTCGCCATTTTAATTGCGAAGTTTCTTTCGTCTCGCAATCTCTTTTCCTCTTTTTTGATGATATATGCCTTGGCCGTGGCTGCAATTTGCGTCGGCGTCATTGCATTCAATTTCTTCTCCCATTCTGCCACTTTCTTATCATTGAATCGCAAGTCTACCATCAAATAAGCAAGCAGCCATTCCTTTTGCTGCTGCGCCGTCATGCTGTCTATTGGCAATGGCTTCTGCTGTGGTACTTGAGCCTTCGGGACTTGCGACAGAACAATAGCTGATACAAGAATTAACACACTCATTGTTCGTCTCCTTTGTCGACAACACCGACACTCATAAACTGTTCATGCAAGCGATGAAGTTTATCATAAAATATTTTGACGCCCTCAGCATCTTCCAACACAACGGAATCGATCATATTCTTGAATTCAAGTGCCATCGCAGTGTATAGTCGTTCAAGCTTTTCGATCTCTTCTGTCGCACGACGTAATTCACGGCTGCGACAGAAGAGCTTAATGCTCATATAGATGGTCATCAGAGAGCAGAACAAACATACAAAATTGCATATAGCGAATAGTATCATATCAGTCCAAATTAATTACGCGGTCTATGTCGTCGAGTTTGGAAGATGGAGACGCAAAAACTTTATCTTGCTCTCGGACCAATTCTACAATATTATCTACATTAATGGCGTGATGCCCATCGATTGCTTGTGTAATCTGTAATTCGGTCAAGATACCAAACTGCCATGCTCGCAAGCATGCAATCATGTTGTCTAGGCTCTCTCTGCATACATCCTTATAAAGAAGCCAAATACGCGACTCATAGATGCCCAGAGAATCCAGCGACATCAAAGCACTTATTCCATTTAGAACCTCTTCGCTTTTCAGAAGTTCTACACAAATACGCACGGCTCCAGGATTGCCACCGGCCATTTTCATAATGGCGGTCATGGTATTGTCATCTAACGACAACCGCTCCTTTTTCTTTGGTGCCCTGTGTAGTGCTTCAAAAGGGCTACCACCCGACCAACATGCTGAACCCATCACTATAACTCCAGAATACTATGTCCCTTACATCTATAATTTTTGTAGCATCAAAAGATATGCTAATTAATCCGAGAAGGATGTCAAATATACAGTATGAAACTTATACAACTATCAGAAGATGGTGTAACTAGGGAGAGGAAACAAACCTCACAACCCAAAAAACGGGTATGGCAGACTGACGAGCACCAGGGAAAGAAATGTAGTGCAGCTAGGTCTGTAGGTCCGGAAGCTAAACCATATAGATGGAGCACAGGAAAACCGATGTCGGGGGATGGTTACGCTGAACATATCTTGAAACCAGGACACTAGCCTAAAATCGCACTAGCTTTGGACCTCCATCGCCATATAACCAATATTGAGATGGTGCCATCTCTGATTCATCAAACGCAGAACAGCAACGACTAACGTGCCTCTTTCCATCATCGCACCACCACGTCGTCTGGTTATCGTACTTCCACTTTCCGCCAAATAATTCCGACAATCGTTTAGCCCTGTTTACAACTGTATGTTCCAGCTGAAGCATCAGACCCGCCTCTCAACAAGCCTAATCTTTATATCGTCTGGTAATGGTTGAGAGCTAGTTATTTCAAGCCACGCACCACAATCAGGGCAAATCACCTGACTTCTCTCTTGCGTTGCTCTCTTCTTGGCGTCCTCTCGCTTCTCTTCCTCGGTAGCATTATGATGTTCTTTGATGCCGTCGAATTTACCCTTCATAAGTTCTCCTCTCCCCAAGCTCCCCATTTCTTAATTTCATCTTGCCAATGTTGTGGCATATCAGAAATCTTTATAATTTCAGTGGCATTAGAATTTGCTCTTCTAACCGACAAAATGCCTTCTGGCAATTCTTTACCATTATCGTAAATAGATGCTGCACCCTCAACTGTCTCACCGTCAACAGCATGCAATTGTATAAACAACATTCTAGCCATCTGGATCACCGAATTTCTTGAACATGTCAGCCACAAAATCAGGTTGCTGATAATATATGCGTTGTTTGTCTAGTACCCATTGAGCTAATGGAGTTAGAAGTAATCCGCGAACAACACAGAGATCATGACTCAGCTTTTCATCCAACAAATAAGAAAAAGGTGGTGCTAAAAAGGGCTTATCTTCTTTACCGTTTTCATTCCATTTAACCAACTTATTGGCCATTCTGAATTTTCCGCGATTATGGCCAGTTTTATAAATTGGTGAATCGCGACGACGCCTAATGTATTCTCTATAATCGATCATGCCGCACGATATAGCAGCCATTATTGACGCTTGCGAAGGATCAAAATATGCAACTATTAATACATCAGCTTTCGATTTGCAAAAATCGCTTTCGCCGCATACTACAGTCATATATCCGGATTCGGTGCAGATCTTTTCTTGGACTCTAATGCGCCTGCCATGGATGTCAATTATGTCGTAGTCAATCTTATCGACAATATCTGTATAAGTCTTATCAAATATTATCTCCTTGTATCCAACGCCGAATTGAGATTGGAGATATGGCTTTAATAGCCTGTGTCCTTTTTTATAAATCATGAATTGTTCCTCAAATGCCATTTTACCAGCCGCCTCCGACTATTTCAGCTGATACCCATGGGCCATCCCAGCGTTTGCAATGGCTACATTCTCGTCGCGTAGTCGGGATACCTTCACCCCAATCAGAGTGCTTATCCGTTACTCCATGTGGAACGTCACGTATCGTATGTTCAATACCAGCCTCTTTACAGTGCTTACAGTCATATTCATTCCATATTATACGGCCATCAGGACCGGTCTTCGCCAGTGCAGTTAATCTAGTATCAGAATTTGTACTCATATTGGCGGCAACAATTGTGGAGCCGGTGCAGGCAACAATGGGATGTCTGATCCGTCACTACGATTATTCCAACTCCAAAACATCATATATCCCATTCGACCTAGAATTATCTGATCGACAGTTGCGTTTTTGGTAAGTCTCTCCTGCAGGTCTGCAACTTCTGAAATACTCTTGACACCTAGATATTCAAATGCGGGCCATCTGAATTCCAATGGCAATATATCTTCCTTCTTTGGATTAGTATATGTTGTCCCATAACTATTTGTTGTTCTATAAGTAACGTTCAAAGTATTCGATTCTGATGTGGCAAGAGCAACACGGATAATAACTAACTTCTTAGTAATGTCATCAACAGAATCTTCAAACTTCCTTTGGTACTCTGACGGATTCACACTGCGAAGAAATGACACAAAGAACCTATCTGTACATCCTTCGCTAGCAACTTGATTACAATGATTATAATAACAATGATAGATTCCTTGAATTTCGCGTGAAAATAGAATGCCGGCAAATGGGCTTGGCGGCATGTCAGCCAACAAACTTGCTACATGTTTAACTGCTCTTTCCCATAACTCGTTTCTGACATCGTATTGCGAGTCGACAATCGCACATGCAAGCCTCCATGTGTCATCTCCTCCTTTCTCGGCCTCCGATTCAAAAACGATTAAGGGATCGATGTTGTTTGGTGCTGGATTGTATTTCTTTAATTGATACAGTATCGATTTCATGTTAATCAAATACGTATTTCACAACTTTAAAAAGGAGAAGTCATGAACATATTGGTTACTGGTGGGGCTGGCTATATAGGATCGCATGCGGTAAAGCGATTGCTGGATGAAAAGCATAAAGTCGCTGTAATTGACAATCTATCGCGCGGGCATATAGAAGCGATAGATTGTCGTGCGGACTTTTATAGAGCTAAGCTGTCTGAAACAGATAAGTTACTTCGAATCCTATTGCAACACAGGATCGAATGTGTTATGCATTTCGCAGGACTTACATATGTTGGTGAGTCTGTGAGAAGACCACTTGATTACTACCGCAACAATGTCTCAGGAGCAATCAGCTTGCTAGATGCTATGGATGCTGCGCATGTAAAGCAACTTGTATTTAGTTCCACAGCAGCAGTCTTTGGTGAGCCAAAAGAAGTCCCGATACATTGCTTTGTGGCACGTGATCCCATAAACCCATATGGGCGATCCAAGTACTTCATCGAAGAAATATTACACAATTACTCGACATCGGATAGAAGATTCACATTCGCTGTATTAAGATACTTTAACGTAGCAGGAGCAGCCTTTGATGGGTCTATTGGAGAAGACCATAAACCAGAAACACATCTCATACCGTCTCTGCTGTTATCTGCATTACTGAGCAAACAGCCGAGAGCCCAAATTTTTGGGATAGATTATCCAACTCCAGATGGCACTTGCATACGAGATTATGTTCATGTTGAAGATTTAATCACAGCACATATTCTGGCAATGGAATCACTAAAATCAGGAGAAACACAACAATATAACATCGGCATTGGTCGAGGTTATTCGGTAAGAGAAGTCATAGATGCAGTACAAAGAATCACTGGAGTAGCCTTTGAAATAGAAGAATTACCGAGGCGTCCTGGCGATCCGTCAGTTTTATATGCGAATTCTGATCGCATCAAAAGAGATCTGAACTGGTCTCCAAAGTATGGCCTAGATGCCATGATTACCACAGCTTGGAATTGGTTTCAGAATCATCCAAATGGCTACATACCGGACACTCATGCGTCCGGTTAATTTCGATCTGCTTGAATGTATTCTGCCACAGATCGATTATTGTAACATATGGAGAAATGTAATTGAGATTGCCGCTGCATATTTTCAATGCCTCAGCAGCTTCTATAGATGCAATGACGTTCGTTATCGGACTAAGCATCCCAATTTCATCATCATTTGTAGGCACACCATCAAGGAAAAGGCATCGTAGGCAAGCTGTTCTTCCAGGGACAACAGTCATTGTGTTCCCATAAGCACCATCGCAGCCACCAAAAATCCACGGCTTTTTAAGTTTGATAGCTGCATCATTAATAATGAATTTTGTAGCAATATCGTCTGTACCATCAAGGATGATATCTACATCATTGCAGAGATGCTCAATGTTTGAGGCATCAATTCGTGAATTAGTCGGCTCAATACATGTAGATCTGTTAACGGCCAGAAGCTTTTGAGCGACTACAACAGACTTAAGTCTGCGGACGTCCTGTTCATCGAATAATAACTGTCGATGTAAATTGCTCATATCGACAGTATCATAATCAGCGATGCGCAGAAATCCGACACCGGCCCTCACCAACAAGTTGGCAATAGTCGATCCAAGTGCACCGCATCCACATATCAATACACGTGACTGGCTCAGCAACCGTTGTCCCTCTTCTCCAATCGGTTCAAATCTGGTCTGCTGGATATATCGATTACCAGTCATCATCGTCTTCATCTTCATCTTCTGATACCGGCTGGTACCTGATTGTTATTGATTTGATCGCTTCAAAATAATCATCATCTTCTGCTGTCCCATCATAACCGCATTTCTTGGCCTCTACCAAGAATTGTTCTATTGTCAAACCATCAAAGTTGATGTTTCTTTCAATGAGATAACCTGCAGCGTTGTCAATCCACCGTGGCCACAGATCCGGAACTTTTAAATCTTCTTTATAGCCTTCCCACAAAACATCGTCTTCATCGACATAATCATCGAGGAATTTAACATGCTGCTCTTCATACCATGCCACTTTTTTAGCATTTGTAATTGCTTGTTCAATAGCGTGGATTGGCCTACTGTAACGCCGCTGTTTTTTCTCGACAGCCTTTGCCCGATCTTCCTCTGTGATAGCTGCTGCGATATTGTTTTCAAATGTGACAATCGCTTTATATGTCACCCATGGTGGGTTTTTCATATCGATACAAACACCGCTATATCCTGCAATCCGGAATTTGAATTCATCACCTTTTTTCTTCCATATTATAGAGATCCTGGCATACTCAGGACTGTGAGTATCACCAGTCATAAACCATTTAGATGCTGCCCCATGATATAACAAATAATACAAATAAATGCGTTCTTTGCTATCACTAACAACAGCAAGTGGTTGCAACCACTTTCTATATCCTTTCTTATGCCGCCAATCAAGGAAAATAGACTTATCGGCATCGGGCTTCTTGGTACGCTCCATCTCAAGCTTGGCAAGAATAAACTCCGCCGCTTGTTTTCGTTCAGCATCGGTTAGATGCTCTTGCGGTCTAGCACCAATATTCCATTCATTCCACCGATTATGTGCACACACAAGTTGCCAGCTTTGATGCCTAATGTCAACAACAGTCCAATCCTTAGACGAAATAAGCCGAACAAAGACACCACAATCAAAATGGATAATGTTCTGGCCATCGGTTGTGGCTAACACAGAACTAAGACTGGCATCAGCATATAGACGCCATACCTCTTCCCTGACATAGATGTTTTCATCGTTCTCGAACCGCAACACAGTATAACTGCGATCTGGGCGGTAGAAAATCGCAAGAGTCTTCTCGTCGCCAAGCTTCTCAGCAGCGTGATTGTGAGCATCAGCCAAATTATCATCATATAAGGTTCGTCGACGACCATATTCAGAAACAATCATGCGCAAAGCTTTAGCATCATCAGATGTCAATGCTCTATGTTCTCGTACTTTGAATTTCCACCAATGTATCAAAGCATCAATGCTGCGTTCAGCAGATGCAATCGATGTATTGTGTGCTTTCGCGATTTCGCCAATTAGTAGCTGCCTGAATGGTGCCTCTTCTTCTAACTCTTTCTGTTTAATCTTTAGTGCCGCTTTCAATAGCGGGACCATATGTATGTAGTTGTGCCTGTTTGTGCGAGAATAGAGATAGTAGTTAATGTCAGATATTGTCACATTATCAATATTGATAATAAAATCATCTCTCTTATAGACAGTATAGCTGACACGAATCCTGCTCCTCTCGCCCCATCCTCTATCATTCTCATAATAGAACTTGAATCCTTCATTCGGTACCTTCTTTTCAAGAACATGTAGCTGATAACTGTTCGGACGCAAAGCATATTTATTGCCTTGACGTTTGCCGAGTTCTTGATAATGAAAATGATAACTATCAAATTCGCCAGCAATCCGACATCCAACTTCAAGCGCACCATTCACACTGTCGAGCCACTTATCAAAACCTGGACGTCCAGTACCCAGCAAGTTCTCAGCATCATATCTCAATATGACGTGTTGTTGCCCTTCAATAGCACATACATTAATTGGTTCATCCGGCAAAGGGTGAAAAACCTTAGTGCGATCGACAATACCTTGGATCAATATCAATGCTGCATAAAACCGCCGTTTTTTGGACTCTGCTTTGTCCATGGCTTGCATGTATTTAGACGAGCCGGGCGTCAGAGGTTCTCTAATTGTCTCATGTGTCCTCCAATCCGTGCGAGACTCATAAAAGAAATGCTCAAACTCGTCTTTTCGCGGCAGAAAAACATCTTCAACCCATAGCGTTGTGAAGACACGATATAAGTTGTCACCGTTACGAATTAGAATGTATAGGCACTTATTCCGCCTATTCAATTCAGAATTGACGAATGGATTGTCGTCATAATGCTTCGGATTGCGCCGTGGCTTTAACGCGACAATGCCCCTGCGTTCAGGAAGAACTTGTTGCAAATGAGCAGGGTCACATATCCATTTATCGAAGCTCTCTATGTTCTCAAAATCAATGCCGCCGCACTTGGCATTATCACTAGCAACAGCACTCTCTTCATCCATATAGAGAACTTGTTGCCTGACGACGATTTTTTCATCCTGTGGAGCAGGCTCGCCTCTCTGAATTCGAATAATCTCTTCATCTTGGCCGAGATAGGCGTTAATAATATAGATCGCCTCTTGTGCCAATTCGATCTGTTTGGTGAGAGCCGCCGATTTGGCATGTAATATGAGTTGCTGCTCTTTAATAAGTGATGCTAATGCAGCTTGACGTTTCGCGATCTGATTCTTGGTCACGGCGAATGCGGTTTTGACCTTTTTCAGATTCTTAGCAGCGACAACAGGATTCGCACGGCTTACGACAGACGCAAATTCCGTCGCCGAAGATTGCTTTACAGGTTGAGTTTCGTCGTTTAGCAGCTTCGGTGTAGTGGCCGATTCGATGAGATTGTCTTGTCTGTCTCCGATGTTATGGAGATCATTTAAAAGGGCATTTAATTCGCCTTGCCGCTCTTCGACGCCATCAGGAGCTAGGTCGAAAGAACTCGTAAATACTCCCAATGGCAGCGTCCAAGTCGATTCCCCTTGAATCAACGTCACCTCGTCTCCAACGATATCAGACAAATACCATAACGACCCTACCTCCATTTCGCTGAGAGATTCATCATCCGGGTCGTCAATATGCTCAACCAGTCTATAATATCCTTGTTCCATACCATTTTTATAGCGGGAGAGTATAAATTATTTAACTACGACTGTACTTGACATCCATAGTAATCGTAGCTAACTCTGAACTGAGCGGTATGTCGTCAAAATGCATAGCCACAGGATAAATATTCACGAAACGCAGCACTTCACCATTCTCAAGTATGGCTATGTAATCTCTGGTGCCATCTTCCTGCTCTTCAAACCAGCCATCTCTGATTGTCAAGGTAACTCCTCCGCTATGTCTCCAGGGCCTAGATCTGGCTCTTCTGCAGAGAATTGCTCTACCTTCATATCCCTGGCTGTATAGTTGCTCCTCTCTCGAAACTGTCTCCGAGCGTCTTCCGAGCTCGTCGCTTGCAGCCAGTAGCCGATGCGGCTTTCGAGACCATCTGGCATCGTAATCGTTCCCCGGACTTTGTAGAAGCCCGCGTCGTATCTGTTTTCGATATCTGCCGCCTTTTGACCGTGGGCGTTCAGATGCCAAGCAATAATATTCTGAAAATTTAATCCATAATCCTTCTTTGGCGGCTCAACGCGCAGGCCCTCAACATCAGCTAGAAAATCTCCGTACGGATACTCCAATAATCCATCTATCTCAGAAGGTCCGAAATCGTATTTGGCAAGGCTGATACAATTAACAATATCATCACTATTTGGGTTCTCCTCATCGAACGTCACCCAAATCTTCATTTTACCATCGCCGATGTCAATTTCGTAAGTGCGTAATTCATTTGGACCAGCAATCTTGATATGCATATTATAATCATCAGCAACTTGCTTGATAAGACTCGCCAGCCTTACTATTTTTCTTCGATTCTGACATATTATTCTCCTTCATTATCTTCGAATAGCACTATTTCATCATTGGCTTCGGCTTCATCTTTAAATAACGTCGCATTTCGTCAGCAATCTTTACAGACTCCCTATAATACGTCACGCGACTTTTTAATTCGAAGATATGTCCGCAACCACATTTATGCATCAATTCAACAAGTCGGCTGTCCGACTGTAGGTCTGAATTCAAAAATGCATCTAAATTGTCCAACCCAAGGTACTGCTTGTCAAGCCGACCTACCCTCAATCGACTTTGAAATTTATCGCCCTCAGGCGTACCATCCATTGTAAGAAATAGGAAAGTAGTAATGCAAATGGCATTATTCACGACCTGACATACAAAATATCCAATTTTACAGCCACTAAAGTAACATTCAAGTAAAAACCTACCATTGGTTTCATCTCTTCCATGGCTATTAATTATCGCCTTATTAACTGATTGCCATATGCACCTATATGCCGCACTTTCAGGGTAGAATGTGACGCCGATACGTTCAATCATGCGTTCTATAGCATGAATTTGCACATAGATTGGCAATTCCATATCCACACCGATTGGCTTTATATTTAATTTAAGCCATTTAGGAGCAATACCACTTGGATTAGCAATTGCGTATCCAACTCTACTGATGCCGCCGATATTGAACATTTTCGATTTACAATATCTCGATATTTCAACCACAAAGCGGTTATGGCTGGATTTGAAATGGAAACAGTAGAAGCAGTTGACAGAACTTGACTTGATTAAATAGTGATGTACAGCCTCGACCGTACTATTGTAAATTTCGTCGATTTTTTCGTGGCAATATTCTTCTGCTTCTATTATACCACGAAAACTTGCCTTTTCATTCGGCGTCATATATTTTGACGCCTTAACTGCATTCTTGATTTCTCGCAAGAGAGGATATAATATAGACCAAAACAATTGTGCTGGACGTTCATAGTCTGCGATTTTAACTGTCGCTTCATCGATGTGTTTTTGAGCACATCGAATCATGGCGTCACTGACGCCACCGACGCCCGGAATCACTTTGATTGGACGCAAAGGAACTCTGTTAATAGTATTAACATTACGGTTTAGGAACTTCCTAACCGTCGAGTTCATAGCTGATATATTGTCGAGAAATATCTCTAAAACGACTTTAGGGACGTATGGCTTACGTCGATCGTATTTGTGTTTGTGCTTTGGTTTCATGTAGGTATCTGTAAGCCCGGTCTCTCTTCTTCAATATGTCGACTTTATCATTAAGACGCTGGATAGCTGAAATGTGGTGTTCTATTTTCCGTTTCCTTCTCGCACATACCTCTTGTAAATGGGCTAATTCAGACGCCTGCCTCTTGAGCATTTTCTTTGCTAGTTTATATCCTGCTTGTAATTCTTCATATTCTCGTTTTAATTTATTATATTCTTTTTTTAACGACGCTTCTTCTTGGTAATCAGCCAAAAAACCGTCAACAAACTGCACGACGTCCATTAAGCATTTTGCCAATGAAACAAATCGATTATTACTCCTGACACTTAATGCTACAGTGTTAGATGTTGAACGATCTTCGCGAAAATCATCAATGACTTTTCTATCTTGTTTAAGCTGCTTGCGTTGACCGGCAAGCAGCTGTGCCAATTGCGTGTGTAGGTTCTGCTTCGGCGTCATGTTTGGAGCCAGCTGTTTTTGTGACTTTATACATATATACAAGTTCCCCACTATGAAGTGATGATATGTTATTATGCCGCAGCCTTAATATCGTGAAAGATTCGCGACAGCGACCTAGTATCCAACTGCTTAACAGCAGTTGCCCTTCTAAGCGGCGCTGCAAATACGTTGGCCGAGGCTCGAAAATGATTCTCGTCATGCAAAATCATCACATAACGAGTAATTAGATGGTCGGTCGGTGTAAAGTTACCATCAAGTACAACACATAATTTCTCAATGGGCTTTCCATTGAGATAAACAACTGTCATACCGTGGCCCGGATAAATTTGATAGACTTTACCAGAACGAGCTTGGACTGATATGAAGCCATTTCGCAGAAATCGCTGGAAGCCGTCATCTCCAAGCATTCTGCGTAGCGTCTGACGAGCACGAATTTCACGCTCCTCGGCAGCAGCCCTGACAGGAGTACGTGACGTAATAATAAGTGGTGCCTGACGAGATTGCAAAATTTGTCGAAACCTCTGGCTTGGAGAAATCGGAGCAGCACGTACCACAGACCAGTCATAACAGCTACTGGGCCAGGTGTAATTTGCCTTGGCGATATATTTGCCGATACTTCCAGTACCATCTTCATCTGACCAGAAATCACAATAGTTACAAAGAGTTGCTGTGTGAGTACGCTTCTCTTTGATGCGACACATACTGGCATTAGATGAAATATCCATCCATTTAATATAGATCCCATTGTCTGTCGTACAATCGGTCGGATAGATAATCGAAGCTGATGCTGTCGGTATGCATGGTGTATATGCCGTCGTGCCTGCGTCGTCGTAGTTATTAAAAATCATTTCTAACCCTTCTTAGCTAGTTTGAGCGGTAAGAAAAGAACTTGCTCTGCCATTGGATCAAATTCGTCCATCTTATCTGGCATAGCCTTGCCACCGACACCGACACGATATGGCGTTAACTCCTTCTTAAGGATGTCAAACATTTCCTTGGCTGCCTGAATCTCTGCTAAACTATCAGAGTTCCAGACAACACGTTTATCACCGTCACGTTGATTCATGACATGAAACATACCGTGCTTAGGCGGTGGTACAACACCATCTAATACACGCAAAAGCGGTGAGACAGGGACACGAATTGATGGGCCACCGTCTATAATAGGAACTTCAACGAAATTCATTTCGCCCTCCCAAGAAATCGATCTGTCCACGACTCGCGCAAAATAGTTTGCGCAGTCTCCCAAGGTTCGGCTATAAAATCTCTATTGCTCTTAATGACGACACCATCACGCTCACTCCGAAGATCTTGCTTTTTGACTATGCTCTGCATGCATTTGGTTCTGGGTTTTTCAGACCAAGCAGCAATAGTTGGGCATAGTTCTTCCTTTGAATTGCCGTTAAATCGGCCATCTTCAACGATTTGCCCATTCTTGACGCACCGCTGATGCTGATGCTGGCATTTTGGGCAAACCACAGTGACTCGGTGATTCAAAGAAATGTCGAGTTTGACTAGGATAAATCCACCACATCCACCGCCACTTTTTGTGCAATGGATCTCTTGCCATATACTGGACATATCACTTCCTTGCGGTAGTAAATTCATGCAGAGATTTAAAGGTATCACCGACATTGACTTCGTGAACCCTTATTTTGGCGTCGAACGACCATAAATTGATATCGACTACAACATTCACGCAAGTCATGCGTTTGGTATCGACATAATTGAAGGTCCCTCCTCGATCCATGAGCTTCAACCAAGCTTGAACCCAGATACCGCATGGCACTGCGGCCTTTAGGTTCACCGAATCAGCGTGAAAATGAACTTCGCCATTCTTCTCGTGAACGCGAATATCATCGACTTTGGTCTTGTCGCCTTTGACGAGATCAGATGCATTCACCACGGTCTCACGTTCGCCGCCCATAGCAACCTCCTATAGTTAGTGATATAGATGCTACAAATAAATGACATGTAGCAATTCTATTATATCATACCTTCCTCAAGACGTCAACTACCAATCTCCACCCGCTCCACCCCCGCCGAAATCGCCCCCACCGCCGCCGTAGCTGCTGGTTCCGCTATCACTACTACCGCTGCCCAAACTGCCGAGAATTGATCCGATAACTGCACCATCACCATCCACTCCACCAGATTTCAACAACACGACAATAATAATGAGAATAACAATGATGATAATTACGATTCCAAGCCAAGTGGTCCAGAAGCTCGTTTCAGCAGGTGGTTCTGGAATCGCTGCTACTCCTCCACCGCCTATCTGTACGTTGATGGCATTGACTGCTCCTACGATACCAGCGAAATAATCACCAGCCTTGAATTTCGGTTTCACAACATGTGCTAAGATACGACGGCATGATGCGTCAGTTAAATCTCCCTCCAGCCCACGACCAACTGTAATCCAAGTCTTGTGTTCTTCTACAGCGATGACAAACAAAACGCCGTTGTCCTTGTCCTTCTGTCCGAGCTTCCAGCTTATAGCTGTTTCAAGTGCGAATTTCCCAATTTCTTTACCGTCCAGTTGTGGTACAATTAGAACCACAATTTGATTGCCGGTTTTTTCCTGGATTGCTAACAAATTCTGACTGACGGTTTCAATCTGAGCATCAGTCAGTAATTTAGCGTCGTCATTGACCGGGCCACGAAGCTGTGGTGCTGTTTCATTAGCATGTGCGGCCCGATATGCTTTCCGAATAGCCGGTATCAAAATCGCCGTCAAAATACCTATAATAAATATGACAACTAACAACTCTATAAGTGTAAAACCACCCCTATCGCGTATCTTCATATCTTTTATCCTTATGATTCAGTGCGCTCGTTAGCAGGCTAAAAGCGCTCTCGACATATAGATATGTTCATCCTAGAATTCAACCTTCGGCGTTGTTTTATCGGTTTCTGAGACCTCTAAACGTTCAGCTTTCTTAAAGTTATGAAAGCTGGCGACCAATTGACTAAAAAAGCCGCCGCAAAGAGTATTGTAATCCTTCACTGCCTTGTTATATCGTTGTCTAGCCTCATTGATACGGTTTTCCGTCCCTTCAAGCTGCGATTGCAAGTCCTTAAAATTTTCATTTGCCTTTAGATCAGGATATTTTTCTTGAACTAGCAAAAGCCGCGATATAGCCGACGAAAGCTCGCCCTGTGCTTCGGCGAATTTTCTCATTTGCTCCGGGTCTGTCGCAGCGGCATTGATATTCACTTGACCTACCTTGGCTCTCGCCTCGGTCACAGCAGTGAATGTTCCTTTTTCATGCTCTGCATATCCTTTGACCACAGCAACGAGATTAGGAATAAGATCGGCTCGTCTCTTGACAGTAGCACCGACATTATCAGCCTTTTCGTAGACCGTATTGATACCGTTGTTCAAGTCATTGTATGTGCTTCTCCATGAGAGTACCACAATGAGAGCGACCACAACAAACACAGCAGAAAGGCCAAGTAACACATTCGAGCAACTTTTCATGATAATCTCCTGTTAAATGGTTGAAATACTACTTCTTAGTTCTCCAACGCTTCACATCGCCGTGTTGAATGCACTTTATATGTAGCCCTTCAACACATAAAATCCAATTATTGTATCGGCAGTATCTTGCAGTCGAACTACTATATTCCATTTCAGCACCACCACGTGGTGCTTCCACTTCGCTACCCTTCGCCAAATACCTACGAAGACGTGCTCTGATAGCATTATCGTCGTTATAAATCTTGTCTTTCCGCCCCAGATGTTGGCGCATTTGTTGCACAGCCAGTGGAGATACACGAATCGGATTCGGTTTTCTCCTTCTCCGCTGTGATTTCTGTGGAAGAGGTTCAACAGGCTCCAATAAAGGTTCGTCTGCCGTTTCAGCCAAAATTTGGGCAACCAACGATTGATCTATTTCAGGTGGTGGTTGCACATCAACAGGCGATGGTCGAGGGCAATTATTACGACATTCAATAGGTTCTGAATCCGTAATTTGATTCGGCTGCAATGCCACTTCTATAGGCATATATCGCAGCCTGTGATACATTGTATTCAAAGAATATCCACACTTCTCAGCCCATTCTTTGACCGTTAACGACTTGCCATCATATTCGTATGGCCGTCGCTGGCGTCTTTCTTGAGACAGTGCAACACTTATCGGCTGATTTTTCAACCGCCAGCAGAGAGCCCTAACCGTATATCCTAACTCCTTCGCCCACTCCTCTATTGTGAGAGACTTTCCGTGACATGCATACTTAGCATCATTCGGAAGAGAAGCACTCTTTTTCTGCTTAATTTCAGGAGCAAGTATCTTAGCAGGATCGGTAATCCCACTGTTCATTCTCCTGTAAATCGTCGAAGTAGAAATGCCGATCTCTGCTGACCATTCAGGTATAGTCTGAACCTTGCCTTTGTGCGCTAAAACTAGCATAATCGAACCATTAGTGTGGATGTTTTACTGCTACCCCCATTAATTCTGGTAATGCACCAACATCTACGGGCTTAAATAAATCTGGATCATAGGTCAGAAGCAGCCGCTCCGGTGGCGGTTCGATCTGTCTGGCTTCCTTTTTAACCTTACGTGCCCTTCGTTTCTTTGGTTTCGACTCTTTTGGCTTCGGTGGCTTCGGTGGCTTCGGTGGCTTCCGTTTTTTACGCTTTAACTTGACTGTTGAATGGTAAACTATAGTACCACCATCATCAGGCTCTTCCAATACTTGTTGTACTATCTCCCGTGGTCTCTTTGGCTCTTCTGGTTCCTCAGCTTCTATAGGCATGAAACGTGGTCTAGTGGGTCTAGACATTATTTCTTTTCTGATTGCTAGCTGTATCTCCTCCTCGTCTGCAAATTTCCTCGCGCCCTTTAAATCTTCAATTTCATTATGGATTTTTTGACATTTCGCACATAATTCATCATCTATACATTTGGGGTCATCTATAGGCGACCCACAATTCCAGCAATGAATAGGACATGCTCCGCATCGGCCATGATCTGGTTTTGGAGAAGACTTGAGTCTTCCGCAATTCCAACAATACCATCCAGTAAATCGAACCTCACGATCATCTGACTGTAATGGACCGCGATATTCAACAAGTTCACGTACTCTTAGCTGGGTCAGAGCACGACGTACAAGGTGTTTGAGGCCATAATAAACGGCTAAATTAACGTCTGTCTTAGCCGGTTGTTTGCGTTTTGTGTTTTGATAATACTTCTTTGATACTGCTTCTGGTTTAACATACCTAGAAGCACGGTTGATCAACTCATATTGTGAATGCCATTCTCTGTCGGATAGGGCCTCCAACATCCATGCTTTCGTAATTGGGTTACTGCCCATTTATTTCCTCTTATGTTCAGCGTCCCAATTGCGGAATAGCGTTTCCATACATTTCCGGATATCTTTCCAGATCTGACGTATTTGAGCTACGTCATGTTCGTCTTTAATACCAAGATCGCCAAAGTCCACGTAAGGCTCGCCGTTGGGACCACGCTTGAGAAACTGATGCAGGCTGCCAAGCCCTGATCTGAACGCTGTGCGTTTCGGCCTCTTCTTGCGGCTTTTACCCGATCCGTACTCTTCAACCCATCTCTTTTTGTAGTCGACCAAAACTTGCATAGCTGCAGGTTCTCCACCCCTCGCAAGCGCCTCAACCATTTGATCTGCGCAATTGCCTGCATCGGTGGCAGTTGGCCCGTATTGTGCAACCACCTGGGCAAACTTAACCTTCAAAGGGCCGTTTTGCCGTATCTTCACGATTTCCTGCAAATGAGAATCGGTCAGATTGTCGACTCGAACATTGAACCCACGCAACTCATTCCGTTGAATGTCGTTAGCAAGTTCTCTTCTGATTTTCTCAGCCGACACACCAAACCATTTCGCCAACTCGGCGATAGGCTTGTTATATGTGTCAATCAGATACTTCACATGCAATATACGATGTGCTACGGACAACGATTTCTTGTCCGCGATACAATTGAAGCTACGTGCAATAAGATCACGTAGATACTTATCTTGCGTATCGACAAGATAGCATTCCATCTGAAAGTCGGGCGGCAGTTGATCTTTCAGATATAGATCGTTGATGAACGTTTCGAGACGGTGATTGCCGTCTGCGATAAGGTTTCCTTTCATGCCGGTTTCCGGCACCAAAGCAACAAGACGCTCGACTTGCAACGAATTCTCAATCTGTTCCGCCAGATTGAGAGCGTGATCTCCGTCGACGAATGAATCGAACCTCGTCTGGAGTTCTCTCGTACCGGGAATATTGAGTTGAGAAATGCGTAACTTAACAACCGAAAAATCCACGCCATGCGCCCTGAGACGCGACTCTGCCTGCTCGCTCCCAATCCACGTAATCTTAAGGTGTTTCGCCATAATAAAACCTCGGTTAGAGTGAAAACATATGGTTATAGCACGATCAATCGTGCTAATTAACCGTCAATATTAACGTCCTCCACCCCCCGCCTATTTTACGGTTGTATAATACTAAATGTAGTTATATGGAAAGAGCCGGGCAGGGAATCCCATGTCCGGCTCTTTCGACTACCTATTGGAGGCTGACCTGCTCTAACGATGCTATAAATCTCAAAAAGTGTTCAGACCATCCGGCAATCTCAGCCGTCCAAACGCCCTTGTAATTGATACCAAGTGCATGCGAGGACACATCAATCACGTAATTCCTTTTGCCGAATGGTTTTGGTTGCCGACGCTCCGGCCAATCACAATCTTGTGAATCGCTGAAAATGAGCAACCTGTCTGGCGTCTCCTCTTTTTTACTAATATGTTCACAAACTTGTCTGGTGAAAATACCACCACCGCCCAAATGGTGCTTAAGGTTCAATATCTCGTCCGCCAGAGCAAAACCTCGAAGTGGTTTAACTTTTTGAGTATGATGCTCACGCGAATAGTCATTGCCTGCCGTAGCATAAACGGAGATATGATCGCAACATTCTGCAGCTAAGACAGCCATGGCAGCGGCTGCATCCATTCTCGTGAATTCTGACTTATCGGAAAGTTGATTTCCCATTGAGCCGGAAACATCGATCACTAAAGTCGTGAAGCCAGGGAAACGCGGCCACGTCTTGGTGCATCGATACATCAAATCCTCGATTTCTCGTGACCAGTCGGGAGCATACTTTCGAGCCTGCAAAAAATTTATCGGCAGTAGCATGTCTACCTTACAATTTTTGAAAGCTTTAGCGATTGCATCACGAGACACACTTGCTTTCTGCATATTCCGCAGATTCCGCAGGAAAGCAAGTGCTGGAAGCCTCGACGACTCAATCAGTCGCTCCCACACCTTCCGCTTTTCATCTTCGCTTTTAGCTGCAGATAACCCAACTTCCCACGTATCTGGGACGGCAAGCTCATTGGCGATTAGCCGCTTATATAATCCTTCTCGATCTTTCGTCGGCTTCGCATGTGAGAGGAATAAAACGTCTCGTAGTTTTACATCTTTATCAAGTCGATTATATTTGGCAAGCTGGTATTCATCAAACTTGCCAAATGCCTGCGCGAGACCCTTTTTTACTTGTGCGGACAAAGTTTTCAAAACGTCGCCGCCTACCGTTTCGCCATTATCAGACCAATACAGGGCTAAAAACTCGGTCATCTCGTCTGGTCTGTGACAGATCTTAGCAAGCGTATCGGCGACACCCGGCATCCCATGACGAGCCATTTCACGCACAAGCAATAGCGGGACGTGTCGCAGCTTCTGCTTAAAACGAGCCTCTATAGCCATTTCGCCAACACATGGAACCTTGGGCACCAGCGCCTTGATTTGCTCAACAATCAGTTCGCCATCACAATATGCATTCTTTTCCCATAATAGGCATGACATAACAAGACGGCGCAGGGTAGCTTCGTCACTCTGCTTGGCGGCTCTTGGACCATGGCCACCAGCCAGTCTCTCATCAACATAAACATGCGATTTCTTCGTCTTTTTATTGATGGTTGCCATCTACGTTATCCTCCGTTACGCTACTGTAGTCCATTCAGAAGTATTCCCTGTAGTCCTGTAGTTAGCTGGGAACGAACGATATTCTCCATTGCGACCGGCTCAGCATCGTGTTGTCGCACTCCTGTAGTCCTGTAATCCTGGGAACGAACGCTATTCTCCATTTTGGAAACGGCCTAACTCGTCTATCGTTCCCTGTAGTCCTGTAGTTACCTGGGAACGAACGCTATTCTCCATTAGGGAAACACCTCAGTTGAACCACCTCACTCCTGTAGTCCTGTAATCCTGGGAACGAACGCTATTCTCATTTTCCTGCGCCAATGGCCTGCTAGACTTCTCCTGTAGTTACCTGGGAACGAACGCTATTCTCCATTCAGACGACCTTGATGACCGCCAAGCTTGACCCTGTAGTTACCTGGGAACGAACGCTATTCTCCATTTCGCTGTCAGGTGGTTCCCATCACCCTATGTATCAAAAATGCTGCGGGAACAAGCGAAACAGGCTAGTTTAGCGCTCTGCCAATTGAGCTACACGGACAAGCCGTGATTGGATTCGAACCAACAACCGCTCGATTTCAAGTCGAAGTAACCCATCTCTACACCACGCAGCATATTGAGAGCCGGGAACAAACTTACACGGCTTTTTCTTCATGGACCGAAGTAACCGTATAATCCACCACGGCTCAAGTAGTGGGGGTCGGATTCGAACCGACGACCTGCAGGTTATGAGCCTGCCGAGCTACCAACTGCTCCACCCCACATCATCAATTGTAAAGCTCCGGATACAAACCACGCAAAAAATCTGTGAATTGCACTAACCCACCATACTGATCCAGCAATCCAGATTTGCACGCTCGGTCTTGTATATCCTCTAAAACGAATCTGATCTGTGCGTCTGTAACTGGCCGACCATCTGGAAATAATGCTTCCAATCTTTCCAGACGTTGTTCAACTGTTAAATCCGCTGTCTTCATCGTTTTTACTTTCAAATGCTGCGGGAACAGGCGAAACAGGTCAGTTTTAGCGCTCTACCAGCTGAGCTACGTCAGCCGTAGGCTGACGACTGGACTCGAACCAGCGACCTCTCGATTAGGAATCGAAGTAACCCATCTCTACACCACGCAGCAATATCAAAAATGCCGCAGGAATAAGCGAAGCAGGCTAGTGCTCCCGTGAGCGACGCCCCCATAAGGGAGGGGGCGATTGGAGTCGAACCAACGAAGTAACCCACTCCTTCGCCATGCGGCAAGTTCAATTGTCAAAATGCTGCGGGAATAAGCGAAATAGGCAACGTTAGGTGCTCTGCCAACTGAGCTACACCAGCCGTAGGCTTAGTGACGGGACTCGAACCCGCGACCACCCGCTCCATAGGCGAAGTAACCCATCTCTGCGCCACGCAGCAGTACTATTTAAATACATGCGGCCAATCTTGTCAAGTACTATCATATGACGCCACATGTGTCAAAAGTATCCAACCTTTTCCGGCAATAATTTTATTTCTCCCAATCGAGTCCTATCCGGTCGTCTATAGATATATCTGGGTCATTTAAAGTCCTGACCCAATTATCGATGTAAAGATTGTGGTCATCACATTCTTCACATTCGTTCATACGATATCTCTTATGCTTAAAAGGCATACCTCTCTTAGCATCGATCGCAGCTTGCCAACATTTCCAGAATATTTTCCAGTCCTCTGGTAGCTCGCTCTCACACCAAGACTGAAAATTATCCCAACAATATTCTTCTTTATGAGTTCTAGTCCTTTTAATCTTGGTACGTGGGTGTGCCTTGTAGGTTTCAGAATAATATAGATAGCGAGTAACGTATATCGACGATTTTAAACCAAGCTTATGGATTCTGCGAGCTACAGCTATACGTATTCTCAATGGGAGTTTCTTAAATCGTCTCACCCATTGAGCATTTATATTGCCTCTTTTATTTAAATAAGTCGCAACTATTTCGTCTACAAACTGCATATACCTCAGATACAGCGAACTCGTTCATCATTTTTTATTTTCGTATGAGTTCTCTGGCAGTTTCAACAAACGGTGCATCAGCAGGGCCACGCAAATGCGGTCCATGCCAGAATTTCTTGATTGTAATATTAGCAATCGGCCCAACTTGTAAGCCACATTTTCTGCATGGACAACCAATAAGATCATGCCGGTGAGTATCACCACATTCCTTACAGTAAATCCATTTATGAAACGTGCCTGGAATCGAAATTTGATATTCCAAGGTATTATGATTACCGGCCATGCCGCCATATCGCGTAGTCTTACCTTCAACCTTGACGATACGATATTCACGCCTAATAAGCTTTACCCTGCTACGTAAATGCTTTGGCCTGTTGCTGGCTGAGCAATTTATCTGTCCACGATGACGAACTTCGTAATCGATGTTACGACAAGTTGCGAAATCCCAAATATTTCGAGATTTCATGAGAATAGCTGCTCTCTCGTCATTAGACATCTGGTTACACCATCTAACAACTTCTGGCACATTTGACGTCACATAAAGCTTACCAGCCATTGTGAACATCACGACCGTAACGCCGGTAAATGGCGGAACAACCGGCTTTGATATGTCCGCTTTAAACCACTTGCTATCGGGTATATCTAGATCATGAAACCAGCAAACGCCGCGATAGTCACCCTGTTTGACCATGCCGACAGCAATAGCGTCGACGCCTCGAACTAATGTGACAGGCTTATCAAATTCAATAAACGTTCTATTGAATGGCAAGTATTGTAGATCTGCCATTAACAACGTTTCATTCTTGCTGCATAATATATCATTTGCAAGCGACGAATCCAGCAACATTAATTCTGTCTCATCAGAGCAGATCAAATCACAAGCGCACACTTTCGACAACTGCTCAGCATACTTTGTGGCATGACAATGTAACGCATATTCAACTGAGCAGTTAGCCACGACATTCACCGTCTTCGCACCCTTATCGACGGTGCGAAGCGTATCAAGCTCCGCGACGTAAGGGCGTTCAACCCATGGCGATAGATCTGGTAAAGAGTCCGCAGATATCAAGGCATCAGCGAGAGGCACAGCCTTGATTTTTGCGTCTTTTATGCCCATAGAGTTGAAACACTCAGTTATAACCTTGCTGTTAAATTCTGCAGACCGATCGCTCAGATCTGGCCACAATTTTCTGACTTTGCAATAAGCCTTGAAGGCAATATCAACTGGAAAATCACGTTTGACCCTCGGAATCGGAATCGTCGACGTGAATAGCGGTGGATCACAATCGAGATAAGAAAACAACATCTTGCCATGAGCATTACCAGGCTTTTGTAATTTGTTAATCAAAAACCTTTCGTCAGTGCCGAGACCAGCTAACTGCAGTGAATATTCAACTTCGAACTTATATGAGAACGCCAATTGCGCGGAAGTATCCTCAATATGTGATCTTAGGCGATCGTAAGCATGTTCAAGTGACCCAAATCCTCTTTTTGCTTTGAATTGTTGCTCGTCGAACCAGAGCAAACCCTTCTCGGCTCTGTCACATAGGTCTTTATTCATATTTCGGCCTGTTACAGATTAAATCAATAAAAACAACAAGTAGGTCAACATAAATCATTGCTCGCCCTCGTCATGCGGGTCTAACTCACACACACCGCCCAAAATTTGTGTCGATCTGGCTTTTCTGCCAATATGCTCGGTCCATTTTCTCGATAAGCTACGGTCATCTACCGTCCCATCATCTTCTTTAGCATTGAGACAACGTTCACAACGACCATCATCAGTTATAGGCGGTCTCTCCCAACAAAATCGACACAATTCATATTTTGGTTTCTTCGGCTTCTTTGGCTCTTCTTCTTTGTGTCGCTTCTTGCTTTTTGTCTTCTTTTGCCTATTTTCTTCTAATTTCTGTATCCTTGATTCTCCCCACTCTGGCGGATCGTCTGTCTCAAACACATGCCGAAACTCGCTAGTAGTTAGGACATTCTCAAGCTCTGAACGGTACGAAACGGGAACAGAAAGATTATAATTTTCTTCGAACATCGTCAGCATAAGATGTTCGTCCAGGTAGACATTGGCATAATGTCTTACGTGATTAAGATTATAGCCAAAGCTTCTAACTATTTCGCTAGCCCATTCTTTGTTTATGCGGACCCGCAGCCATTGCATGACATATTACCCTGATCTATTCCTCGCACCCTCATTTATTTCTTTTTGTTTTGTTATTCTGGTGATGGCTTCTTACCAATGATAGTCTGGCCCTGATAATACCTCTTACGTCTGTTCATAAATGCTGTCTGCCTGCAAGCGCGACCGCCTTTCTGCATCAAATGATCGATAATATCGCTAGCTTCTTTCTTCGTCAGTGTACCCCAACTAACAGAATGTTCATTGCATACGAGTTGAATGATTTGCCCGTCGCTCATGTTCTTCGGTAGTTTCTCAAACCACGCTGTAGATCGACGCTTACTTACGATCATATTCCTTTGTTTCTCTGTAGCCAGTTCTGCCATATTGTATCCTTGAATAGTCTAAGATATTTTAGTTGTCTTGTCTAAACTTAATGAGCTTAGCCTTCTGTTTCTCGCACCACTCTCTGCCCTTTTGCAACATTTTTCTACCAGCATAGCTACGACGCCCGCCAAGTTCACGTGCTCTCGCTAAGTATTTATGCCATCCACGTATAATCCGCATTTGAGCCTTCGCCTCGGCCTCTGTGTCACAGCGATGTGATGCCGTCCATCGCAAACGCTTGTTGAGATGGACAACATAAAAGCCATTACCACTGGCGAAGTCTGGGATAATGGTCAAAAATTCACCAAGGGCAGTAGGAGCACTACTCACATTGTATTTTGCCATGACTTACCTCGAATAAATGTCCCGATGTATTCATATAAGCAACTTTCGCCAATCTTTATTAGCTGGAGAAAACGACATGAGTAAGAAACCACTTAGTACATCTGATGAAAAATTGGTAAATTGGATTCACAATCATCACGATTCCATGACTCTCGTCGAAATGGCTGATATATTAGGCAGCCATTATGTCAGCAAAAATTACAATACATTAACGTCATCCCATTTATCAAATTTCTGCCGTAAGGATCTCGGCCTCCGCAAGGTACGAAATTATTGGAAGCCGAATTATCAAGGCAAAAACTGGCACGCTTTCGTTTAAACTATGCCGAACGTTCGGCTTCGAAATGACGTTGTTGAAGTTCCTTATATTGAGCAAGCGCCGTAAGCTTGACCTGTAGTTCAAGCATATCAATATCGTCTACAACACCAATAAGCATATTACGGCCATAAAGGTCTAAATCAACCAGGAAAGTAAAATCAACTAATGCCTTGCCATATGTAGACTCATGCTTGGCGCAATCGTTGCGTGTGAAAATCTCTATGACACCACAACCAAAATCGATTTTATCATAGGGTATGTATCCCGGATATTGGTTGGACTGCTGCGTTTCATCACCCCAACCGCTCTCCTCAATAAGATTGCGATCGGTCTTCGACAGGACACCATTCTTCATAATGTAACTGCTCATAGCTTCTCTCTTTCTGGTGTGCGGTGTTTTATATCGTCTAGCCATATCATTTCCTACGTTTCCACCAACCCATTTCTTTCTTATTCTTACGAAGTTGCTCCTTTTGCTTAACCTGGATGCAACGACTGGATATGTTAAAGAAAGCGTTTACTCCATTCAAGCTCGGAGCTTCCCTTTTGAAGACAAAACCCATGTGAATGGCAGCACAAATGAATTGGCCATTTGAACAGTATTTGCCAATATCCCTCTCAACTTCGTGCTTCATAGTATAACTATTTGCTTCTCTATTCGGGTTCTTTGTCCTCTTCACCCCCTTCAGCCATTCGCAGATCTTAGTGCAGATCTTAGCAGATTCGAGCAATTCGCTCTGTTCCTCATCGAATTTCTGGTCGAAAGTCTTAGGTGCATGATACTTCGGACTGTAATATACACCAAAGCCTTCGGAAGTCAATGTAGGCCATTCTGTAATGATGTTCTGAATATCACGCTTGTTCACAGCATTCTCCTTTATTGCAATATATGCTCACTAGGAGTCGCAGATGGTTCATTGCCCTCGCCATAGACAGCAGCAATCACAATCCGACGCAACTCGTCATATGAAAAATTGTTTTCTATTGCGTCTTTCAGGCAGCGGATTCGACGCTCATTCTCATCGATGCCCCTCTTCTGTCTATTTCTGTGCCCTTCATTGCATTTTCTAATTATTTCAGTCGTAATTTCGCCAGCTTCCAGCGCAGTTTTACCAACAAACTTTTGGGCTATTGCCTGTGGCATATGATCTAAATCTTGACCACCACGATCACGCCTTGGCATCATTCTAATACTGTAATGATTGATCTGTAGCCACGGACGACTTCTCCGCTCTGCATCGCTCATCGGCTGCCCAGGATTCTCTCTTTTGTCTTTCTTTACCACGATAATCTCCAAGTGAAAGGTAATTAAGTGAAGCCCCTCACTTAAATACGTCTCACTCTGGCTCTAGCTTAGTACCGTGCTCATGTATCAATTTTGCCAGTAATTTGACAGAGATCGATGTACGTCTGGCGCTATGACCTCCAGAAGAGCTATTTATATCCACTGAATGGCTATTCTCGTCGAGAATGACATTATGTCCATCACCGACGAGAAGCTTATGGGAATATATATCCCATTGCATGCTGGCTGGTTCTTCAAACAGGTAATATAATTCAAGCTCGCCACTTGCTAAGCGTTCTTCTTTCACGATATCTCCTGTTTTCAAACAAACTATGCTTGAAGTAACGACTCGCTTACTAATGTAAACAAGTCGCCATGTCCAGTAGATTATAACCAATGCGAATATCCATGTTATTCTTACATGTACTATCTTGTGTGGTGCTTCTGGAGTTCATGACTAACATGCAGGTCTAGTGTAAAATAATTCAAGTTCGATTCTTGCAATCCAGATATCTATATCGGTTGCACACCACGACAATGTAGAAAAATTAAAATCGTGTATACCATATGGTATCTTCTCAGTGCGTGAAGCATAGTCATCATCATTACCAAATGGCAACGGCATGGTACCATCTGCCATAGCTGCAAGCCTGCGACGTTTCGCATCCTCTACCGTTATCCTGCAGCGATGGGCGGTCCAAATGTCGACATCGCTGCCAATCAAACAACCGCCGCCTCCGCCATCGCCATATTTTTCTATTCTTGCTCGTATATGTTCGAGCACTTCTTCAATTGTCGCAGCCTTCTTTTTCATATTAATCTTTCATATTCGCTCAAATAAGATTGAGTGGCTTCGCATCTTTACGAGCTTTTTGTGTCGGAGTAACATGCTTGACTCGCACTTCTTCTCTATCCAGCCAGAACATTGGGTCGTCCGTCGACAAAGAACCACACATCACCCGAATCGAATCGGTGATATACTTCCTCATCTGATCGACACCAACACCTTCTGGAAGAAGAATGCGAACATTAAAATCGGCAGTTAACATCGGCTCAAAGTGATGGCCACACCCGCACATCAACTCATGTCTATTGAGCCATCCGCCGCAATCCGGGCATTGCCGTCTGTGCCCGTCGTCCTTCTTGTATACGTTTATGCCGTTGACGCGCTTCCAGAAAACATTGCCGCATTCAACACATTTAGAAGCACCTGACATGATAGTCTTCTTACACTCAGGGCAGACCTTTCGCCCCTTGCGTGTATCGACCGGTCTATCAGATGAGAATGAACTAGGGCCACAATAGCCACCAGACCTAGCCGCATCTATTTCACGCCGCATACGAGCGCGCTGGATACCATATATCATGCCATCCATAAGTTAGCTCCTAATCATCGTTATCAAGATGAAGCACTATTCGTATATGCTCATAATTTACTCGTCATCTAAATCATCTTCACCATCATTTCTTCCTCTGAGTCTGGCTAAGATTTCCTCTGCTTGTTCTCTTGTGATTTCGCCGAACCCTTTCATGAGTATGCCGATGGCCTCTTCATCTACAGGGCAATTCATCGCCGCTTCGAAAATCACAAGCTCAGGGTCAGGACCTTCACATTTGTGATTCTCGCCGGAGCATTCTGGACAGAGCGGCCATTTGCATACCGAACAGTGGACAAGATCATGGTCACCGTGGTCTCCTGGTTGGCCATCGTCGAACACGCGATCACACTGACCGCACACATGAATATGGCCTGGACGTAGCACTTCACCACGCTCAGCAGCTTCTTTCCGCCGCTGCCTGACTCTAGTGATGTCTGGCGTTATATCGCCACCCCATTTGCTATATGACTCCTCAGGATATATAAACGACTTCAAATTGAAGCCGTCTTGGTCATGGACATTAGTGACCATGACGCTCATTTCGATATCGACCAACTCGAAATCGTCAGGATTCTCGATAGATTGGGCACATTCACCGAGGAGATCGTATTCCTGTTCGTAAGGAATCTTAGTTCTCTGAAATTCTTTGACTTGCTCTGGTGACGGTGCACGGGCTATTGCGATTCCGGGACATTTTCGCCCACCGTTGATATCTGAGACTTGGATAAGCTCGCCGGTTTTCTTGTTGCGAATCGATAGCATTTTCAAACCTTTCTAAAATAGTAGCAACACGGTTAATAATCGGAACCTTCTTACATCTGTGCATATCGTGCCAATGCTGCTCTGCAGAGATAATAGCATGCTGGTCTTGCAATGGTATCTCGCCGCAAGGATTGGCATTCGCAATAGCATCGGTATTCAGACAGCCCGGCTCACAGTTAGCGGACCATCCCTTCCTCAATCTGTCGACTTTTTCTTCTTGCCCTGGCTCGATATGCAGAGCGACATAACCATCGTCAATAACATCTACGACGGAAGAAGAACGAAGAAAACCGTCTCGATTGAGAGAAAGGAAGTCAGCTAGTAGACGCTTGAAATCTTCAAGATCGTGGTGGCGTTTAGCGAAATTCACCCACTGACAAATGAGGTGAACGTTATCTTTAGTATGGCCCTTCTTAGAGTCAATGCGATCGACGCTGATGGCGGCGAGGTCGTTGAATTTGTGCGTCATCTTGACGCCGGTGACAGCACACTTGCCATCTTGGGCTTCATAGAGAGAGCAGAGAAAATCGAGATCTATATCGAAATCGAGTTGAGGACCGGATTTAGGATCGTGCGGTCCGGGCTTAGCTACAATAGCTCTTGTGATACTCAATAAATGAGACATCCAAGTTCGTGGTGTCTTACAAACTCGCGCTCGGTGTTTCTTCTTTCCTTCTGGCGTATGATAAAGCTTACGTGCAGATTCCCGATATTGTTCTCTGTTTGTATCTTTCCAATCTTGAATCTGCTTACGCAGCTTTTCTCGATTCTTCTTGCGATACTCTTTGAGATAAGCCTTAAAGCAAGGAACGCAAATGTTGGCTCTCGGCCTGAATTCAACTTCGGTTTCAGGCTTGCCACATTCACGACAAACGCGAATGGATGGAGCTACACGTGGAGTGTGCTCGCCCTTACGAAGGCCACGCTTATAAGCAGCCTGACAATCTTTGCAGGTCGCACGACCCTTAGAAAAACGTTCAAGCGGCTTGGATTGGCCACACTTTCGGCAGATCTTTGTTTCTTCCATACTTCTATTAAAATACGGAAGCAAATCACTGTCAAGTACCTGGTCGTCGCTGTCTCAAAAATCCCAGATTGAAGTAATCGTATATGACTTGAGCTTGTGCTTTTAGCTCTTCAAATGCTCTGTCGCGATTATTTCTATAGTTGAGTTCGCCACCAAGAATAAATATATCTGCACGAACATTATCCATCAGAGTGACATCGCCAGAAGCTACATCACATATTAACTTCGAATTAGCGATGCTCCTTTGACTAACGCTAGTACCAACAGTTTTATCGTTTACTAATTCGCAAAAAGCCCAACCTTTAGCAAACGCCTCCTTTTGATCCTCTGTCATAGCTAAAAGATCAATTTTACGTTCAGGTTCATTCATGTTCATACCTCTGTGACTATATACGATCGAGGCCAGATTTGGAATTCCAAATCTGGCCTCGTGTTCTCGCGAACTTATCCTCTCTTAGAGGGTTTGGCTCACCTCTTAGAGATTGCTCACTGTTACGGTGCCATAGTACAGGCCACCATCTTCAATGAGCTTTTTCCCGTATCGCGTCATAATCCCCTTGGTGGGGGTATGGCTATTCGGGTCGAGCACGGTCGGCGTCGAGAGCAGTGGGATGTACGGAGCGTAGAAGTATCCAGCATCCAGAACGCTCGATCCCTTGAAGCCCAAGAGGATCTTGCAGTTCGGGAAGAGCGGGTCCTTGTACAACCGCAACTTACCCTGGATAGTACCGGCGTTCATGATGCCGATATCCACGCCCTCTTGAACGAACGCATCCGAGCTACGGAAGTCGTTCAACTGCTCGAACTTGGAGCTGATGTCTGCCGAAGTGACCATCCAGTTGGCAGGGCCACGAAGTGTGGTTCTGTGGATGATATTCGCGACTTCCAGCACCTTGTAGAGCAAGGCGATGTTTCGGTCGGTGAAGTTGACCGAAGCACCGGCGGCGGTGGCGAAGTTGTGAGAGGCACGAATGGCTGCCGCGATTATCAAGTCGTTGATAATTTCACGGTCAATTTCCGCTACCATCTCATCTGCCATGAGGTCTGTCAGGGTGCTCTCAGCATCGATGTTGTGCACCGACTTGAGGTCCTGGGCGGCTTCCAGCGACCATGAGGTCTTGAGCTTACGAGTGATAGCTGCAACACTATCACTGTCAATGCTCAAAGTAACCTCAGGCTGGAATGGGTTGGCTTCGAGGTCGTACTCGTAGTTCACACGAGCAACGGCGTCGGCTGGCAACGGAATGCCACCGCCCATGGTGACCTGAACGGCACCAGTCGTGTGATCGAACACCGTGGCTCCGGGAGTCGTGGTGTCGACACTGATTGTGCCCATCGTGCCAGAGCAATCGCCAACAACCACGACGTCGGGGCTGCCAGACGAATCGAAGCTGACGCGAAGGCAAGGGACCGGATTGTCGCAGTTGGGGCCAGCAGCGGCGGCGTTGTCATAAACCTCAACCACGACCGTTCCGGCGAGAACAGGACGATGGGCGAGAGTCTGGGTGATGACCATGCCACCGGGCTGAATGGTCGCGTCTTCGCCGTGCACTTCTTGCGAAGAGTAGTACGGGTCCAACGCCCAGCCGTTTTGCCGTGCATAGGCTTGGCTGGTGTTTTGACGCATGATTTGGGTACCAGCAATCGTCTGGCCCTTTGTCATGGCGTACTTGTAGCGGATGTAGAAGATGAGGCTGGCAGGTTGGCTCATCGGCTGCACGCCAACGAGATTGTCAGCAATCAGCTTCGGGAAGCTCTTGCGGAGCAAAGGCAGCGCGAACCGGGTGAAGTCGGCGATATTGCCGGTCGTGGTCTGATCTTCGAGGATCAGGCTACGGCCCTGTGGGTTCATGTGCTTGTATTGGTTCTCAAAAATGGCGCTCATAATGCCCATCTTTTTGGGCTGAATTTCGCGACATTTGTTGAGGACCGGAGCCCATCGCTGAACCATCGGGTTCCTGGCAGATTCGTATAAGACCGATGCGCGATGTGGATCAGTCGCTTCGGTAATAGCCTGCCGATTACGTGCTTCGGTCAAATGGCGACCCTGAGGCGCACGCGCCTTATTTTGGCGAGTTGCCAACATGAGTATGTTCCTTCTGTTAAATGCGTGTTCACCCCGGACTACCCGGAGATCGAGTTGTTCAGACTACTTCGTCCATGACACCGGCAATCTCAGCAGGATTGCGAGGCGTATTCATGGTTCCAATTGATGCCTCACGTTTCGGTGCAGATGTCGGCTCAACATTCTCCTTAAGAGTCCGTTGGGTAGTCCGACGAGGTGCAGCACTGCGGGAGCCATCAATTCGAGTGGTATTGCCGCTAGGCGCACCCCTACTTTCTGTGAGAGTCCGTTCTAAAGCACGATTGCGCTTCAGGACCCGCTCGGAAATTTGGATGCAACGCTTCGCCTTAGATACCGCTCTATCTCGCTCTTCTACGAGACGCTCTGCGAGCCTTCTGAACTTGTCGATTTCGGTCTTAAGTTCGCTATTGGACTGGCCATTAAGCTCGATGCCCTCTAAGAGAGCATAAATTTTTTCGAGCTTGGCAACAGCCTCAGTTTCCTTATTGGCCGACTGTCGCATTATGAGCTCTTCGATAGTAGAGTTCTTAGCTTCCAAGAAGATCTGGAGTCGCCGAGCAAGCTCAGCCTTGTGAGCTTCCACTTCCTCGAAGCACACCTTCTTTGCTTTGGCAAGGCGTGCCTGGAATTCGTTATCCGACTGCTCTTTCAGCATGTTTGCGTGATTGTCAATGGCCTCGCATAATTCGGCGGAGACCTCTGCTGACAAACCACATTTTTGCAAAAGCTGCTTAATCTTATCCATTAGTGTCCACTCCTATGTCACATGGGAACTAATCGTTCTGCTAGTATTTTTGCCCAGTATAACTAATTTTATCATTCTGAAAGCCGTTTTTAGAAATGGCTCTTATTCGTCTTCAATATTTTCATGGCATATTTCACCAATCAAAAGCCAATGGGTAGTTCCTTTACACATAACGCACATACCAGATGGTTCTGGTGGCTCTTTATCGCCCTGCACAATCCGCCCGCCATTTTCAAAGCCACATTCTGAATTATCACACGCTCGTGTCCAAACATTGCCCTCAGTGAAATGGACATCTATCTCTCCGCTACCATGGCACTTAGTACAATTATTATTTATATCGCCACAGCAGATCGGGCACATAGCTTTCATATAATTATTTACGTTTCCGCTTCTTCTTACCCCATCTAATAAATTTCTCTCTATCAGATGGATGCAATAAGAACGACATCCTCTTAGATGGATCTGCCTTAACCCAATGACCTTCACTAAGCATCTTTAATCGCATGTTATAATTTTGTAGAAAAATAGTGAGGAGGACAGAGACATGGCAGAGCAATGCATACATCTCACAGAGTTGTTACAATGTGAAATAGAAATAATGGAGCGGCATCTTGCGCGTCACAAGTGGTTCAACTCTATCCCAAATGAGTCAGAAGGGATAGCAGATTTTGTAGAAAAATATGGCTGGCTGATGAGAGAATTATATTGTGGCTATGCGTGTCCAGACAGAGATAAATGTGATTTACCTATTAAAATAAATCAATAAGAAGGTGGTGGTGTATATTGGCTATAGCTGCCGCTGCCACTACCAAAAGAAATATTCGAATTTGATATCATTCGCATAGCTGCCATAATAATGCTTGATGCAGTGACACCAGACCCAGCGCCAGCCATAAAAGGACCTGTAGAAGTATCACTCGTAAGATAACCATATACCACAAGGCATACTCCTACGGCAAGCATAGCAATACCAATAACCATAGTTCTGCTTTTATACCAAGCCTTGCTGCCACGCATATCTTTAACGCCAGCAGCAAATCCCTTTGCCCACTCCTTGCGCTGCTTCGGATCTGCAAAGGTACACTGCCTATGAAGCTCGACAGCTTGCCAACCTTCCCAATATTCGACCGATCTGCTAGGACTGGCTGCACTAAATAAAGAAAACATCGCAGGTGGCTCCCTAGAACCGCCTTCCCCTGCGAATGATTATTCTCTTAGTCCTTGATGTGCCAGATTGGGCAGGAGCTGGGTTCTGCTCTATATTTTGTTCGGGAGGTGCCTCATAGACAGGCAGATCTGGCACAGACTCCCATGGCACAGGTTTATATTGTTTAGATGATTCAGGTGGCTTTTCAGATGCTGCCTCAGACTTGCATTCTGGTTCTGGAACTGGAGGCGCTGGTTGCCCTATTTCTTCACCTTTAGGCCGTGGTCTCGGTCGTTTTGGTTCTGGTTTTGGTTTTGGCTCTACCTTTTGAGATGGAATGATTGGCCCAGGTGTGTCTGGTAGAGAACGTTTACCGAACATAATCAAGACAACACCAATGAAGATTGCAGCGATCGCAACGATCGGTATAATTTTATCCTTCATTTGGCTGCTCCTTATGTTGAACTAGTTTGATCTCACGCTCTTCGCGCAAAGGATATTTGTCTGGAAACCATTCGGTTGCTCCACAACCCTTCTTAGAAAACTCATGGCCGAAAAATACACATTTATGTTGATGTTCATAGCGATTACCAACTAATCGTACAGACCCATCGCCAATCATATAACCTGCACCACAATGGCATAACACTTTATGGTAAACCGTCTGAATTTCAAACGACCTTATTCTACCATTTGCATCTTGCATAATCAGATCCTGTAGACGTTTGGAATTTGCAACTTTTTCAATGTTTCAAATTGATTGCGCCAAAAAGCACTACCGTCATCTCTTTTCCACTTATCTAATGGCTGCTGCCACTGTGGATAGTCTTGCAAATAACCTACTTTTCTAGCAGTGTTTCCAGATACAATTTGCACTCCGCCTATAGCACGTTTCAATGGTGTCTCAATGAAATCTTCAGGATTTATGTCTAATATGTCTGGTATGATTTCATCTCCATCTCTGGTTACTCTGATTATTTTCCTCCAGCTTTTTAAGTCTTTACAGTATAGCGTCATAGCGGGCCAGTACACAGCGTCATCATCAAGCTGCAAGCTGGTAATAGTATCTAAGCAATCAGGACCAAATACATAATCACAATCAGCGAACCAAACGACATCTGCTTTAGATTGCCTTGCCGCAATATTACGCCATATTGGCCTTTGATGTATTGACCTTAATTGTGCTTCCACAAAATTCCACGTTACCCAATGACGAATGTGCTGATTGAAATAGTCTAAAACTGTAACTGTAGCTGGATCTTCTTTGCTATAGACGACAGTCATAGTGACTGGCGTGCTTTCACGTAAAACAAGAGAACTAAGATGATATACTAATAACGCTGCATAACGAGGAGCAAAACAATGGCTGATAATCTCTATCACTTGTGATCATTCCACCACTTTACAGTACGTTCTAGTCCATCGTCAAACGACGTTTCAGCATTAAAGCCAAACCCTCTTAGTGCCCGCCCAATATCTAAACTCCGGCGAGGTTGGCCATCTGGCTTTGATAAATCGTGATATATATTACCATTAAATCCAACAATTTTTGCTATCTTACTAGCTAAATCATGGATAGTGATTTCGAACCCAGCACCGACATTAACAGGCTCTGGGCTATTGTAATCTCTAGTAGCCATTACAATAGCCCTAGCACAGTCTTCTACATAAAGAAACTCTCGGCTGGCATTACCTGTTCCCCATATGACAACGCGATCTTCGCCTTTGTCTTTTGCCTCCTGGAACTTTCGAATGAGTGCGGGTATTACATGAGAACTGTTTGGATTGAAATTGTCGCCTGGGCCGTACAGATTGACTGGTAGAAGATAAATGCCATTCATACCATATTGTTGACGATAAGCCTGCAACATTACAAGCAATGCTTTTTTGGCAATCCCATACGGTGCATTTGTTTCTTCTGGGTAGCCGTTCCATAGATCTTCCTCACGAAATGGCACATTAGTATGCTTTGGGTATCCACATATCGTTCCGACTTGGACAAACTTTTTAATCTTGTGGCGACGTGCGTGCTCGATCAAATGCACGCCCATAATGATATTATTATAGAAAAACTTACCGGGATTTTCACGATTCGCACCAATACCGCCAACAACTGCTGCCAGATGCACCACAACATTCGGTTCTAGTGTACGATACATCCTCTCTACGTTATTCTCACATACTAGATTGTATTCTTCTCTCGATGGAGTCAACAAGTTTCCGTCAGGAACACCAATAAAACGAAATATTGCTTGTACATTCTTGCCAAGAAATCCAGAAGAACCTGTTATTAGAATACGGTCTTTTGCTAAATCAATCATGAGAATCACGCAGTATTTTCTCAGATCGAGCTAGCCTCATATCATGCTCAACCATCATTTTTACTAACTGTTTAAACGATACTTTAGGCTCCCATCCGAGCATTGATTTGGCTTTAGAAGGGCTTCCTAATAACAAATCGACTTCTGTAGGCCGAAAGTACCGTTCATCAATTTCGACATATCTCTCCCATTCTAAATCAAGCAAAGCAAATGCTTCTTCGACAAACTCGCGAACTGAATGTGTTTCACCTGAAGCGATTACATAATCGCCAGGTTTATCATGTTGCAGCATCAACCACATGACTTCAACATAGTCACCCGCATATCCCCAGTCACGTTTTGCATCTAGATTACCAAGAAATAGTTTATCCTGTAATCCGAGTTTGATGCGAGTAGCAGCTCGTGTTATCTTTCTTGATACAAATGTTTCTCCGCGTTGCGGACCCTCATGGTTAAAAAGAATGCCATTACAGGCAAACATGCCATACGCTTCTCGATAATTGACTGTTTGCCAATAAGCATATACCTTTGCACAGCCATAAGGACTACGAGGATAAAAAGGCGTCAATTCAGTTTGCGGTGTTTCAACGACCTTGCCATACATCTCGCTACTAGAAGCTTGATAATATCTAATACCATCTATATTTCTCACCGCTTCCAATAGCTGCAATGTACCAATGGCGATTGATTGAACTGTATAAATTGGTATATCAAAGCTAACGCGAACATGACTCTGAGCAGCAAGGTTGTAAACTTCGTCTGGTTTAATCTGCTCAATCAAATTCTTTAGGCCAATACCATCTGTCATATCACCATAATAGAGACATAAACGAGCATCCGGAGTATGTGGATCTTGATATAATGAATCAATACGCCCAGTATTAAAACTGCTGGAACGACGTATCAGCCCGTGGACTTTATATCCTTTAGATAAAAGAAGCTCGCAAAGATGAGCGCCGTCTTGTCCGGTTATACCGGTAATGAAAGCTTTCCTTGGCATAGACGACCTCAGTTTTGGCCCAATGTCATGCCTCGAAGTACAAATGACCCCATTGATGGTACGGCTCTTGAACCAGAAATCCAAGCATCATTACCAGGACCATGCGAATTAGGTGTATGAACCTCAATCCGGCCATTACGCACACGAAGCATATCAAGAAATACAGCGTGTCGCCACCAATTATAACCAACGTAACAACCCCATCCCTGCAAGAGGGCAGTAACGGTCTCAGCCCAAACATCTTTACCGCCAAGGTCCCACCATTCCAGCGGCATATAGTTCAGCCGCTCTTCCTTATAAGATGGATTCCATTGAGACAGCGTAATTTTATGTTGCGGAACCGTTGCCCTGCTTGCAATGCCGTTCGCTGATGCATACTCTATTGCACGATCTAAATAATATCCAGCATTTCTATAGCCGGTAAGCTCTGCAAGAGATTCAGGAGACAATTGGACAAAAGGTTGTACCATAGCATGACGAACAGCCATGCAAGACTGGGCTAAACTATAAGCCCAACAAAAGCCAAGGCCGTTCTGATAATCGGCTCTAGGATCACTTTGCCACCGCTGGCCAATAAATGCACCAGCAGCAGTCATTTGTTGGATTCTATCATTCCATTCGCTTTCTGGAATTAATGGTATATGTTCGGAAAAAACAGGAGCACATACCAAGTCGCCGATTTGTGTTTGCCGTGGTAAAGCACCAGCCAAGAAACCGGCTGACTCGCTTTCGCGTACTACATCAACAAAATTGTCGTCGGTGATATAGAGGCTCATTGTTTACCTGCTGCTTTCTTCAAAGCGTCAATAGTAGACGGGCACGATTGGACAGTAATATCGCCGTTTGTCCATTTCAAAGCTAGCGCCGGTAGCTCCATTTCTCCAACAGCATTAAGATATGGCTGTGCTTCTGGAGAAGGACTCTTGCCTTTTCCCAAGACGTCCTTATCCCAAACCGGAATGCCAAGCTTCTCAGCACCAACAAACAATTCAATCCATTGCTGAGAAAGTGGTACATCTGTTCGCGTCTCACGAATAATAACTGCTCTCTCAATATTGCCATAAGATCCTAACGGCACCAACTCTGGTTTCACAACCATTGTTATGCCAGCAGCTAACAATATTATAGCAATAATCGGTAGTGCTGCTTTCTTCATGATACGTTGACCTCCACAACAGTACCGTCAGTTGTTGCAACTTTAGCGGTCTTCGCCTCAGCTACAGTTTTGTCATCGCCTGACGCAGCCTGAGCAGCTTTCCATGATGTTATTGCGCCCTGCCATAACACATCGGCCAGTACTTCACAAGCCTTTGTCGCATCAGGCGATGACTTCACCACGTCGATTCTACTCAGCAATTCAATGTATCCCAGGTCGGTCTTCAGCTGCGCTGTATCAAGCGCGGCAGTAACAGCTGTCCCTGCTGTTTGCCCAATCGAAGAATCCTTGAACCATGTCTTCCAAATCCAATAGAAGAGCATGAGTGCAGCACCCGCGATTACAATTCCGCCAATTGTTTGAACCATAATATCGCCCTTTACAATCAAAGTGCAACTGGAAGGCAACGAAACTACAGATTATTTACATCTTCTTCCAAATTCCAAGGTTGTTTTTCTTTGCTTCGTCTTCGTACTTCTTCCAATCTTCTGGAGCGTCCGGCAATAATTTGGCCATCCCAAGGCGCACTTGCTCCGTATTCAGGCATTGCCCGTTCATGTTATAGACAATTTCTACCATCATCTTACTTTCTAATGGTTCAGAAATGCCTTCTAAAACATCGCCGCCTTTTGGGGTACCTTTGAGAGCATCCTCAGCATCATCAGGGGTCGATCTGAACAGGCCATGCTTTTGGATTCTTACTGTCGATCCGGCAAGTTTTTCAAGTGAAACACGACTAGACTCGGCCCATATGTCTGAAGGAGCAGCAATATGGGCTAATGTTACAGTTTTAATTCGTTTGCCACGACGACCATCCCTATACTTAAAAGTTGCACCAGTATCGACACTAGATACTTGCAACTCATCCCATTTCTCTTGTCTTGGAGGACGTGTTCTACTGCAACAAAAATCACGACATGAGCCGCCGTAAAACACCCAACCACCAAATAGAAATATCGCAAGTGCTGCCCAAACCTGCCATGGGATTGCAGCAATAATCTTAGCGATGACTGAACAAATAGAACTCAGAATCGCCATTATTCCTGCGAGCATATAGCACCTTCAAATTAAAAGCATCTATTTCACAATATCTTTGATAGCATATACACCAACGCCACGGCGAGAATGCAGCCGTGGCGTTGGTGTATAGCGACTAGATTCTGTTTTCGCCAGCCTTCACAGGCTTAAGATTAGCTGCTGACTTCGTGCTGACATCCACATCAGTCGGCGTGCTGTCAAAGCCTTCTAATTCCTTACCTCTCTTAGGCTTCTGAGCACCTTTCTCCTTTGGAGACTGCCGTGGATCTTGCTCCGTAGTATTATAGTCGGCCTTCTTAGGATCTGTGATATCCTTATCTTCTTGGATCTTCTCCTCGCCCTCCAATTCTGGCTCCTCTTCAGGCTCCTCTTCAGGCTCTTCTTCAGGTGCGTTGCCAGCCTCAAAGTTAGGCATCTCATCGGCGTCTGTCTCCAGTGGTTCTGGTTCCTCCGCTCCAATGGCTGGTTCAGTCACAGGCTTCATCGGTTCTATCTCAGCCACCGGTTCAATAGCTGCAACTCCCGACATACCACCAATTTCTACTTGCGGCTCTTCGCCCTCAGTGCCGGTGTCAACCGATACTGATACTGAACCATCACCACTAGCAGTTACAGTAGCCACCGCCTCATCAAGAATGCGATCTTCCTCTTCTGAAATTGGCCGGAATTGCTCAATGCCTTGAACCAACCATTTTGAGAAGGGCCTGCTATCACCTTTCTTAATTTGAGCAGCTGCTAATGCGCTTTCGATGAGATTGTCAGGGACAGGCACATTGACGCTACCATCCTCGCTCAAAATAACCAGCGGCTGGGCGTAATCTAGAATGAATCGAATACCATCTAGGTCTCCTTTCATCCCTTTGCCAGCTTCATCGTGTTCAAGCCACACTATATTGCGGCGAATACGAGACTCACTCTTCGGCTCTTCGCCAGTAAAACCAGCATCGGCCTCAGGTGCTTCACCTTCGATTTCATGTGTTGAACTTCCAGCAGGCTTTTTACGCTCGACTTTATTCAATGCTGACCGACGAAGATTTCGCCGCCGCATCAAAGTGCCATTCTTGTATTGATCTTCTGCAATTTCTTCAAACTGCTCCACAAGATTATCAACAGTAGCATTCATGCGATGCTCAGGAACACGAATTCCAGAAGCAGTAAGTGCCTCTACGGCCAGCTTCTTGACATCAACGTCTTCGATGTCTTTGTCTTCGACCAGCTTAAACATACTGGTGACGACATCTGACATTTCATCACGAAGGATAGACTGACCATAATCTAGGCCAATGCTAGATGTAAAGTCGATTGATTCTCCCATGGCGTATGGGTCAGAATCTTCACACTCCATTTCGGCTTCGTCATCCTCACACTCGTCTTCGACTTCATCTTTTTTGCCTTCTCGTTCGGCAATTTTATTCTTGAGCCATTCCTTGTCTTCAGACAATCCAAGTGCCTTACGCTTAACGCGCTCAGACACCGGCTCATCGGTCTTCTGCTTGCTGTCGAGATTTATATTGACATCCTTTTCTTCCTCTTCGCCACCAAGACCAAAGTCATCAAAGTCCTCTTCCTCGCCTTCCTCTTCCTCGTCGCCAAGGCCAAGCTCTTCGAGGTCTTCCTCTTCATTCCCTTCATCACCAAGCTCATCTTCAAAATCGAACTCTTCCTCACCGCCAAGTTCATCGCCGCCGACTTCTGGAGCAGCACCAGACGTTCCACCGACTTGAATGAGAGGTGAATTGATAACAATGCTTGGTTGGCCAGTAGTACCAAGATTACCTTGATCTAACTCATCACCTATCTCTCCACCAAGCTCTTCTCCCTGATCAATTCCAGCATTCGTCTCAGGGCCTCCAACAGCATCATAGTCATTCAAAGTATCCATGGCCTCTAACTCCTTATGAGCAGAGGCCAATGTCTCACGGACTAGATAAACTGTGGCGTCATCGACTTCAGATTCCGATAGCTTCTCAATCAACTCGTCGACTTTTTCTTTGAGTTCGACGTCTTCTTGAATCTTCGGGCTATTACGAAGTAGGTCGAGTGCGGTGCGATATGCACTGACCTCTTCATCTCGTGGCGACATCGCTTCATTGAATATCATGCTCAGGAACGTATCATAATCGCCATCGAAATTCTTCGACTTCTCCAAAACACTGACGTTTTCGAGCAGTGTCGGATGTTGCGACTTAACAGCCGTTGCACGCCACTCCTTAAGAATCGAATCACGATTGACCTTGAGATTCGTACGATAGAATAACGTGGCAGTGTCATTGCATAATTGTTGATTCATTATGGCTTTTGACGCCAAGGCGTTTTCTACAAGAGCTTGACACTCTTGACGTGTCAACAAACAAAACTCTTGCTGCTCAGACAGAAAACCCTTGACTCCAGCTACTGCTTCGGCGATTTTATCACCATCAATAAGCTGGGCAATCTTGTAGATCCGCTTCTGGAAACCGCCAGACTTATATGCGTCTTTGGCCGCTTCACGCATATGAGTACCAACAACCTTACGACAAGTCCATTCGCTTACTGGCAATTTCTGCCTGCGATCTCCATTGAATGTGGCACTGACAATTTGACCATGCTCCAGGACAACGGAATCAGATAGGCTCTCGACAAGAGCTTTTATCAGCTTCTGCTTTTGTTGGCCGGTCCATTGCTCATTTGATTCAACTTGAAGTCTGCGAACCACACCATCACGAGTTCGAACAACACCGGATGTCGGAATAGTATGCGGAGAGAACTTTTGGGCAGCAAGATTATTGAACGTTGTCCGCATCGCCCGTTGGTCATTAGCTTCAATAGCACTAACTAAACCACGGCAGTTCTGTTCAAAGAGTGATTTCTTCTGCCCTTCAACAATCTTCACAGGCCGAATGTTTGTGATATTGACCTTGCCACCGTGCAGCTGCTGATGATCGGCAGTATAATAGGAGCCACTAGAAGTATCCTCAATGAAGAGATCCTTCTTGCCTAAGGCCGCAAGCTGCCATTTGCCACCTGCTTTTTGCCCTAATTTCCTAACCAGTGACTCGTAAATAGCCACTTTGGCTTGGGCAGAACTATTGATAGTCCCAAGAAATTTCCTGCTGTCCAATACGAGACATTTGGCTTTAGTGGCCATGTACAACTCCCTATTAATTGCAACCGACTCCGACCGGAGAGTTCGATTTTGGCTTACATTATAGTGTTTGCTTAGAACCTAGGTAGGTAGGTCCTCCTGACTGACATCTGCATCGTTCTCAACAGTTACGGGTTGACTTTTGAGAACGCTTCTAAATTCTGCTATGGCCTCTTCACGTTCCTTCTTTGGGGTGGACCAACCCACCAAAAGACCAGAATCTTTGTCTAAGCCTTCTTTCAGCAGCTCATTAGCATTGGCACCGACTGTTCTTGTAAGACCGTCCAACTCTTTTGATTCAAGTAAGTATTGGAATGGGCTTGTGAGTTTGATACCGCGTTGAGATAATTTCACTATATTACTGTATCGCTTACCTCGGCGTGCATCTCTCGCTATTTCAAGCAAAACCCTTCGTTCGTCTTCTCTGCCTTCTAGCTCAAATTCTTCGTCACCACCTTCTCCCTCTCCCTCATCCTCTACCTCGTCTCCCTCTTCACCGCCGATATCAAACTCCATCTCATCGCCTTCTCCTTCTTCGCCGCCTTCACCAGCTAATTCGCCTATATCGCCTATAGCTCCGCCGCCGCCGCCACCACCACCTTCTCCGTCTTCCTCTCCTGACGATTCCTCCTCAGCCAGTTCTTCCATTTCTTGGATTTCGTCAGGTGATAGGTCAGTGAATCTGGTAACAATCCATGTCTTGGGGAACCAACCAATGTCTTTTAAATCGGCCATCACACTAACTCTAGTGGCCCATGTTTCCATTCTGTACAGATCGTCAAGAGCCGAACTGGAGGCTAGTGATAAACTGAATCCTTTGATGTCCTGAACAGAATATCCTCGCAATGCAAGATGAATAATACCAATCTTCTGTAGGCTTAATGCTATTTCTGACTGTATCCATTGAACAGCTTTAGCAAATTCTGCGTCCGACTGAGCTAAAGATTTCTCATTTGGTTCGCCTGCTCCCTCACCAATACCAACACGTGCAAATGGTATCTTGAGAGGTGATATCATCTTCTTCTTAAAGTATTCGATATCTGATATCTTGTCCATGTTCTCGCCACCGGGGAGAACCTCAATGTCTGGGCCAGAACCATCAGGACGCATCGGCAAAAAGAAATCATCTTCTTGAACAATAGGCGAAAATCTCTCGTCGAATGTTCCTGTAGTAGGATTATAAAATCTCTGCCTCTTGAACAATCTAGCAATGCTTAACAAATATTCCGGTACTTCCTTGGGAGGTATCATGCCCACAGGAATTTTGTATTTTCTCTTTTCAGGCCCTCTAGTAATGCGATAGATTAGTGAGGCATCCTCCATTAATCGCAATTGCTTAAATGGTTTCCGAGAACCATCTATAACTGCGCGACCATATGGAGCATAAACTGACTCAAAATTGGTCAATCGCATATGCATGCACGACCATGGATGCATGAACACTGGTTCTGGATATATCTCATCCTGATAAAAGAACCCAACTAAATCCCCAAACCTAGTCTCAATACGAGTGAAATTATAAATATTCATAAATCGCAGCGATGATACGCCGGTGCGATTTCGATCTGTGACTATTTCAAATGCAGCATCACCAAACTTACATAAATATCTAGCAGCAGGTCTAAGCCATCTATCAATTAAGAGCGTGTCGAAGAATAATTCTTCAAGGTCTTGTTTTATTCGACGATTAGCTGCTCTGATTATCAAACCATGCTTATACTCAGGGTCTATAAGTGAGCATTCGTCCGAGTACAGATCCAATGCAAGCGAAATTTCACCGGTCTGATCCATCTGCTCATAGTCTTTATACCTTTCTAGACGATTTATTTGCAGATTAGTCTGTTGTAGGATAGCATTCTGACTAGAAAAGTCTAAGAAATCACCACCAACAGCCAACTTGTCTATAGAAGACTGATCTTGAAGAATGCGTTCCTGTTGATATATCCGGTTAGAGCGGGCAAATTCTCTAATCCGATCCCATACTAACCAGTTAGCAGGCATAACTACCTCATAGATACTTCATGAAACACAGCTTCTCACCACCGTATTTTTTAATGTAGCCATATTTCTATGCCGATAGTATATTATTATAGCTAATTGTGTAATTTTGTCTGCCCAATCAATCATATATTGGCCATCTGTTTGCAGTATTTACTTTTTAGAAGCTAGGAGCCAACATGAAGAAAATTAAAGTCGGTACGTCTGCAGAACAAATTATTTTAATTCATCAGGCAATGTCTTCTAAAATGCCATGCGTTTTATGCGGCGGTAAGCCCCATGTTGTTGGAGTATTTGCACCATATAGCAAAAAATTCCTACAGCATTGTAAATTAGGCTCAATAGTAGTGTATAGTCTATGTAGAAAATGCAACAAAAAGAAAGACAAGCTTGCATTAATCGATGACGCAATACTTCAAGACTTGGCAGCGGAAAGTAATTAGATTACTTCGGATAACGCTCATCCGACTCACGCAGTAAAGCGGACGGATTTATAAGTCCAAACCCGCTGAGCTTGTCTCTGCCGGGCTTTTCTATATCAATTGCTGATTCATTCAGCAAGTCAAGCATTTCATCTCTATGCAGCGTAGCTCTATTGTCTTGTTTCCTGTCAGCAACAATAAGAGCAATAACACCAGCAACAAACGGGCATGCCGCACTTGTGCCACTCAGCATTGCTATTCTGTTGGGCGGCCAACAAGAAACTACCTCATCACCAGGTGCTACAATATCGACACGATCGCCTCTCGATGAGTAGCTAGGCACACGCTTGCGGCGATCAATAGCACCAACCCCAATTGTTTCTGTATAGCGTGCTGGATAATTCACAGAATCAAGAGCAGGACCATTGTTTCCGGCCGCACAAACAATAATCGACCGTTGCGATACGCTAATAACAGCATTATGTAATTCCTCAGTTGGAGTTGGAGACCCAACACTCATAGAAATCACATCAGCATCTTGTTCAGCGGCCCAATACAAAGCGTCTATGACTGCTTGATCATAACATGCACCATTATCTGATACGACCTTAGCAACTAATAACTGACACTCAGGCGCAACGCCGACTATGCACGGGCCATTTTGTCGCGCTCCTATTATCCCAGCACAGAATGTACCATGTCCTAGTATGTCATCAGCACCTATCTTACTCTTTGTGAAATCAGTAGTATTCAGTATGGCGTCAGCAAGGTCATGATGCCTGAGTGCTATACCAGTATCAATAATTGCTACCTTGATACTGCATCCCTTAGTGATCTTCCAAAGACTGGGGATGCCCTCACATATTAATCCCCAATTCATGGTCTGCGAAGAGACCTGCCGCATTTTAAATGGGAGCAACTGCATTTTAATCTCCTATAGGAGATTTGCAATGACTCTCATTGCACGACAAATGTTATTAAATATCCTGCCTGATGGTGAAGAGCATTCGGTCAGATTGTACACATTTAGTTATATAATTAATTTATGTTTCTGACGATTAACAGGTGGCATATTCTCAATACTTGTAGGTAGAGCACCTAATTGCTCTGCAAATCTGATAATTTCACCAGGGATACTAACATCGAGTGGCACTTCGACGACACCACCCATCGGTGCCAATACAGTTTGATCAAGCTTAATATGACCCTCTTGACCTTCTACTATGCCGAGATCTCCTTGCATTGACTCCTGGAATGGTATTAAGCCACCGCTTATTTGCGTTGCGGCATCATTGACGCCGATACAAGCTAAACCGAGGCTTATTACTAAGTCATCGTGATTTCCAGGGCCTTCCTCAGCTTCAGTTTTATCAGTATCGCGGCCAGCTCGATCTTTCTTACGAACGTAAATCTGTAACTGTTTCAATAAGCGGCGGCTATAAACTTTGTAGCCGCCCTCAGGTTGCAAATAATCTATCAACGCTTTATTAAGTGTGGGTTTAGATGCTTGACCAGTATAAAAACCATACTCAGCCACTTTAATCGAATTACGTTTTTGCCCCCTAGTTGGCCTGTCGTTAATATCTGTTTTGCGCCATAAGTTTGGATACATCAAATCATATCGCATATCGTCAATAAAGGCATCGCCACCATTATTACGCTCAATAACCATTAGAGCATTGTTATACCAGCGCCCAATATAATCAGCTAGAAGCTTGAAATGTTTTGGCAGAGTTCGAATCATCATCTCTGCCACTTGCTCTTGAGCATCGACATCTAGTACTTCAAGCCCAAAATAATCACGCCCTTTACCTGTCGCAATATCAATTCCGATTGCATATCGATGCGGTGGTATTCCAGGTTTTACAATTCGTTTACCTTCATAAACTGGGCGCATGCCATAGTTTGGCTTCTTCCAAATCCATAAACCTTCATCTTTATCTAATTCTCTTCTATTGCCACCATTAAAATTGATTTTGACATGCTCATTTTTAACAGGGTGAACATAGGTCTGCAGTCCTTTAACACGTTTAAAATCATCAGATATAATTGTAGCCAGATAGGCCAAAACCTTAGCATCGATAATCGTACTGCCAGATCCAACAAATTCAGCTAAAATTTCTTGCTTAAACTTCCATGCTTCTCCGCGTTCTTGTAATTCGCGATATTGCTCTTCTAGCCATGGCGACCATTTAGGACCATATTTTTCAATTTCTTCCGGTGTTACACAATCACGAATACCAGCAATTGGTGCGATGACTTTAATTTCACCAGTCATGTCATCGCGATATCGTATCTCCCAATCCATGTCCCACCAATCAATATTGATGGGATTAAAGTTATTCAATCCGGCGACAGCATCAGTCCATGTGCTCCAGTACCAGCCGCCAACACCACATGTAGTAGAAACAACTATTACAGAACCACCGTGAATCAATGTCGGCTGGCCTGCTGCCCACATCGTTCCCATATCTCTAATAAATGCAGCTTCATCAATAATATTCAATGATGAAGCATTAGATCGCAAGACATCAGGATGAGATGTTAGGGATTTGATTCGGGAGCCGTTTGGAAACCGAATCTCATGTTCATTTTCTTTTGTCGGTTTCCATGCATCCTGCATCCATTGCGGCAAGTGCCGAAATAGAAATATGATGTTCTCACTCAAAAAATTAATAGCATCACCGTCAGTACGTGAGACTATTAATATAGTCTTATTTGAGAAAAACATCGCAAACCAAAGTGCATACGCTCCGGCGATTTTGCTGGCACCCGTTTGCCGACACTTCTTGAATATGTTGTAGCGATATTTCCGAAAAGCTCTTAGTGCTCTTCTTTGGTAGCCAAAAGGATTAAATGGAAGCATGCCTGCTGATGGATGCTTCGTTTTTCCAAAATTCTTGAGAAAAAATATGGTAGAGTCTTTACAACGACGTATAACCTGAGCTTGAGCTGAAGTAAATGCCATCACTCATCCTCTTCAGGCGGCTGCGCTAATATATTCTGCAGCTCAGGATCAACACCAGTTATATTGACGTTAGTTTGATTTGCATTGACAACCGTTTTAGTAGCTGACAATAACTTCGATCTTGAATCAAGCAATTTTACAGCATGTCCATTCGTATCCGCTAAAACCCCCAATGCCTTAACAAGAGACATCGTATCTGTCTCAGCGTCGGCATTGTTCCTAACACGTTGTAATAAGAGATCTATAACAGTATCAATTCTGCCACGGTCTCTTTTTAAGTTAGTCTGTACCTCATCATAATCATGATCAAACTTTCCTATCACCTCTTGTAAGTTAGCAATGCTTGCAACAGACTGTTCTATAGGAAGGTTTGGAGGTTCTACCTCTTCTATATCCTCAGCAGGATCGCTCATCTCTGGACCCAGCATAGGAGCTGTATCTGAGACAATATTTAAAGGCCCTGCTGTCTCTACCTCTGAAGGCTCTATGTCATCTAATTCAGATTCATTCTCTTCCTCAGGTTCATCTTCTTGTAAATCAGATAACAGAGCCTCAAGTTCTTCATCCATGCTAACATCTTCAGACATTGGATACTCCACATATCGCATTATTAAGAGACAGCAGCCATTCACGCTCAAATTGGCTCGGCTTCTGCGATAATCTCGATATTAGCATAGATAATGAAGCAAGATCATTCAATCCTTTTATATCGCACTCCGATATGGGCTTTCCGTTGTTAACGGTTAAAAATTCTATCGCTTCTTGAAACTTCTCTGGGTGTCTTTTATTACGCTTAATTTGTCGACGTAAAGCATACTTACCGCGCAATGTAGTAGTCGGGTCATTATGGTCTGCTGGCTTATGGTCTGTTTTATCGTCAATTTGACGTTCCAAGCTAGTGCTACGTGGATCGACCTTACTATGCCTCATCTGCCGTTGAACACGCTTCGCTATGCTGGTTGGACTTGTCTCAGTTATAAATCGATTGAGATCTTCAGCAGTCACAGTTTTCTCATCGATTGAAGTGTAGATTCCTTGAATTGATTCTGCAAGACGGTGCCATTTTAGCTTGTCGTTAGAATCAAGACCAGTCCATTCTCTTTTCAATCGATTAAGCTCTTTTTGCGACAACGCACCTGTCTCACCAGAATCGCAGCCCTCTTCATTATTGCATACTACATATTCCCAGAACGCTTCTTTGTCACCTTTCGCTATACCAGTATCCCAGTCTTGCTTATCAACAGACTCTTCTACTGTGTCTGACTCCATCTCCTCAGTTGCCTCTTTTTCTCCTTCTTCATAATGCTTAGCTTCTTCAGGGTCGAGTTCCTTCAACAGTTTGAGGAATTCTCCGGCATGAACCTTCTCCTCGTCGGTCACACTATTCAAAACACTAATAGCAGCAACTTCATCAGTGGCATCGGCAATTTGTTTGTATATCTGGACTGCCTCATATTCAGCAGCAATTGCAAATCGAATTGCCCTAACAAGCTCATCTTTGGTAAGCTTTCTACCATTCATCGGTTCAGTAAATGGAGATGAAAATTCTGGCATTATTCGTCATCCTGGCAAAGGAATTGTTTCTTTAATTGCCTATCATGCTCATTTTCATGACTTAGTGGCGAGTCGGTGAATTCGTGACTACGAAGTCTTAACATTCTTATAAAACTATTGACTTGCACCCTCGATAGGCCCGAATATTCAACCAATTTACCAATCAGCCCGTCATATGGCTTGTCGTCTTTTTTGATTACATGCGCAAGTGCTTCTACACACTTCATATAATCCCTATTATGTTTGCATATCTGAGACGCTTCAGCAAAGAACCTCTTCAGACGATCTTCATCTACTCTGCTGGAACCGCATAAGTAATCTTTATAAGCTGAAGCATTCTTACGGTCACGACCCTCTTTTTTAACAAAAGCCAATATGACCGTCCTCGATACTTGGCTCCACATATTAAAAACCTTAGAATTCCCTCTGAATAAGATCGTTGTTGAACCACCGAAAGTTCCCTGCTTTGGTTCTACTTCTGGAAGCGCACACAACGCAGTATCACAATAAGGGCACCTAGGTGGACGGCCACCTTTTCGATAAATAACGAATTTCCTGCTACCTAAGGGACAATATTTAGGATCAAATAATTGTTCAAATGTGATGATACCATACTCTGATTCAGCAGGAACATACAAGGACGAACTAACTGGTCGATCAGGATTGTAACAATTTCTACAATGCGGTTTTGCTCTGAACTTGTATAATGTTCGCTCAACTTGTACCCAAGCCGTCTGAACCAAATCTCCAAATGCCGATTCTTCTTGCCCTGGATAAATCATATGCAAATTCTGCTTACGGATAATTTGCTTTATCAATTCCGGGGCATGAGACATTATAGAGTCTCTAATCGCTACATCAGTACAATTGGTCCAGATGTAGCGACGTAGTTTGTCTTCTACTATCTCATTAATAAAATAATGCTTTTTAGATAGTAGGCCCGGATCGTCAGGGGAAACTTCTTCTGTATTTTCTAAATGTATCTCTGACAAATCGTCCATTTCAGAGATATCAACATCGTCTTCAATTAACATAATAATCCTCCCTAAAACATTATTTACTCAAAGACAAATTACAGCTTTGAGTAAATAATGTCGGTATTTTACTTTAAAATGATTGCCAATATACTCACCAATAGACTCATACAGTTATCTAATATAACTGCTTGGGAAGAAGAAATAGTTGATCAGAGATTTAGCGCAGTACGGCCACGCGCCAATTATATAGATTTATCTGGCGGAGCTATGTGGGATGGCGTCTACCGAAAGTATAATCGAAGCAATCAAACCATTGCAAGGCCGCTCTTGGGTGAGCTTCGAGCTCTATGCAAGGAAAAAGATCTAGCGCTTTCTATCGCTGATAAAAGACCAAAACCGATATATAAGCCAATCGACATATCACTTATTACAGAAGATTTCCTCCCTGGGATTAAATTAAAACAATTCCAAATAGACGCTATTAAGACAATCTATAAAGCAGAGGTAGGAGTAATCAATGTTACGATGGGTGGTGGTAAAGGAGAATTAATAGCTGGAATTTGTAAGGCAATGCCATGCCCAACAGCCATTATTGCTGAACAGATACAAGTAATCGAGCAATTAAAGCAACGATTAAAACTACGAGAAGTATGCGAAGAGCCAGGGCTTTTCTATGCTGGCAAAATGCCTTCCGGCCAGCTGATAATTATCGGGTCAATCCAATCATTGGTAAAACCCAAGCAAAAACCTGAAAAACCATCACTTAAGAACTTCTCAGACAGCAAATCTGGAACTGCGCAAAAGAAATTTGAGAAAGCGTTCAAAAGATATGAGGCGAAACTAAAAGCATTCCGTAGCAGATCAAAGAAAGCAGATGCTCTTCATAAACTACTCGGTAAATGTGAAATGCTTCTCGTGGATGAGTGTGATTTGGCTACATCGACAACCTATAAGAATCTTTTCAGATATTGGTTCAATGGCCGTAGAAGATATGGTATGACTGGAACACCATATGACCAAGATAAACCAGTCGAAAATCTCGTCTTACAAGAGCATCTTGGCTCTGTCATCTATTCACAAAATAGAGAATCTGTTGAGAAGACTGGTCTGATAGTACCAATAACATATTATGCGCTTGCTTATGGTGAGGACGGCAATAAGGATGACGCCTCTGCTTTTGATATAGCAGTTAATGAAATGATGGTGTATAGTGAAAAATTTCATCACTTCATTGCTGCTATTTGCAAAAGATTCACAGACGAAGGTACGCTTATATTGGTCGAGCGCGACGACCTTGGGTATGCACTTCAGAAAATCATACCAGACTCAGAGTTTATCCATGGTCAAACACCACGTAAAAAGAGGCCGAAAATATTACAAGCATTTGAAGAGCGTAAGCTGAAAGTTTTAATCGGCGGCAAAAACGTACGACGCGGCCTTGATTTGAAAGGGGGCTGCGAGAACTTGATACTAGCTACCGGTGGTAAGTTAGCATCAGAATTTAAACAGCGAGTGGCTAGAGCGGCGAGAGTTAATCAAAAAGGTAGTGCTAGAATATTTGATATTTACTTCTTATGCAATAAATATCTCTATGCACATTCAAGAAAGCGATTTAAAGCGGCTGTTGCTACTGGATATACTTCTAAGATAGTCTTCAACGACTGTAGTGTTGAAGGCGAGAAATTTATCAAATCTCGCTTTCACCGGCCTAGAATAAAGCCAAAGAAAACAAAAGATTTACCGGGTCAAAAGAAATTATTCTAACCAGCTATCAACAATTTGTTCGTAGCTATGCAATAACTCATCATCATCAGTCGCTACAATTTTAGCAATTAGACTGTTATGCCCCATATCATTGTGATGGTATTCATCTTTATACCACTCAATGATACTAATCAATGATTCTTTATCTTCAGAAGTCATTGAAGCTGGCAAATGTCACCATCACAGAATTTGGTACCAATTGCATCTTCTGCCTTCATTTTGGCTACGTCCTCTGCAAAGTACTTATCAAAATCGATTGGGCTCACTTTTGCATTGTAGGCAGCAACTTCTTCAGGCGTAGCTGGTTGATATGGTTGCTGTGGATAACCATTGTTTTCTATCGGCAGAAAACTAACACCTTTTAATTCGTCGTCGAATGATTCAAGAACCCACGGAATATCCTTGGCTTCCTCTGGCTTAAATTGTATCGTGCAAGAAACCTGGTTATCTGCCCAATATCGTTGATAATCAACAGCATTTTTCATTTGCTGCCAAATAGAAACTTCAGATACGGTCGGGATTTCAGGCTCCGACACTCCAAATCTTACAACACTGGTTTTATCATCTGTAACAGCTTTCTCAACATGATACCCAGCATCAGTTAATGCTTTAATCAATATGCTGTCACTCGATACGCGTACATTGCGCCAGTATGATCTGGTCGGTGCGATAGTAAAGTGAATTCCAGCCGTTGCACCAGCTAATAACGACACAGACCCACTTGGTTTGACGCTAGTACACTTAAGCGATTTACTTACACATAGCCATTCTGAATAAATATTATCCCAATAACGAACAACTTCATATCCTTTTTGGCAGAATTCGGATAGTACCTTTCTGCGACCGAACTTCGCAAATGCTTGGATGATGCCACTTTGAGACAATCCGATTCTTCTATTTCTAAGAAGAACAGAATTCGTTTTCTTGCAATGTGTTGGCAGCAGCGTCACCGTCTTAGCATATAAATAAGCAAACTTCAATGTTCTGTGATAATCTTCAGCATCATCATGATGGGCTGGAAATGTTTCACATAGACAACATAGCTCTCCGTGCTCTAAGCTTTGCTCTGCACAGGGGTTAGTCCCAATTGCTCTTTTATCGATACCTTCCTGTCTCCCGTCGATCGTACGCCCATAATTCTGAACGTTATCAAGCCAGATACATCCTGGTTCGCCATTCTCGGCAATCTGCTCAGCGATGCTTCTATAATCCATCCCAACAGCCGCAAATATTGAGTTATTAGATGCCCAACGATGAGATATTAATTGCTCGCTGTAGAGGTTCTTGTCCTTCATCGTCATATAATCCCAGTCGGCAGGATCACCCAATGCAATCTCACTACTGCGACGAACATTGCCAGCTACAACACATCTGCCAATAAAATTCATAAAATCGACGATATCAACACTTGTCATAAACTGATTTTTACGGCGCAACATATTACGGAAATGATGAATCACCATTTTATGCAGATCACGCAACACGTCAGGTCCGCTGGCTTTGCCGCCGAAGCCTTTAATCTCAGCACCAGCGGGACGAATCAACGAATAATTGAATTTAATAGATCCTAATTCTGGGCGATTCGTAAATGACTCAATCAATGCACGAAGTGAATCGACCCAACCTTCACGCGAATCTTCAATAACCCATTCAGTCTCAGTATCGTGTGGTTTTGCAACTTCGATTTTATTTGCACCACGAGTATCAAATCCTACACCAACACCGAGCATGGACATATCCATCACAAAGCAGAACGGCCATGCAGGATCTTCAGCAATATCCTTCGTGCTACAATAACCACAGTTATTGAGGCTTGCCGAGCCAAGCTTCCACATATGTGGAGTTCCCATGACCCATAAACCACGACCTGGAGGGAGAAATTTGAAATCCCACATCCGCTGAAACATTTCTTGTGCGGATTTTTGTGCTTTTGATCGAGTCCAAGGCAGTGCCATACCACCAAAAGCGATATTGTCGTCTTCTTTATCCTTTTTCTTATCGTTATTCTTCTTCTCTCTACACCACTGACGTTGAATTTCGTAGCAGCCTTCAACGACTCGCTGCAATGTGTCAGCAAACGTCTCTTTGGTGCCATCCTCTTTAAGACGAGAATAAGTACGATAAAAAACAAACTCGCCCAATCCGTTATATCCGAAATTCGGTTTCTTATCAATAAACTGTGCCAAAAATTCCGGATCTAGTTTAAACGGCGAATCGTCCTTCTTCGTCTTTCGGCCATTTTTCGAAACCGGATTATTATGAGTAGCCTTGGGCTTTAATTCAATCAATGTTGGCACAATGTCCTCCAGTTACTTCCTAATGTTGTTTTGGCTTGTGTTCGAAAACTGTCATCCTTCGACAGATCAACTAACAAACAATATAATTCTGATCTCGACGGCAACAAACTTCGCTCGCTCGGTGATATTGTTGCAAGTTCTTCTAAAGCTTCAGTACACGCAATTGACGCTGCTAAATATACTTTAGAAATGTCACCACTCTTATACCATCTCACCACATTGTGCATTTTGCCAAACGATTCACGCCCCAAAAGAGCGCCAACTGTTGTCTTGTGGCCACATCTTGCCAAAACAAACTTATGTGACGACCGCAAATGTTTAATTCTATCATGCGAAAGCGAAGAATGGCTCTTCATACGATTATAGCAAATGTCCATCATATTGTTCTGAAAGAACACAGACAGACCCTTGTGTAGCAATCTTTTCTCTTTAACATATCCCACTGCAAAATTGATGAATGCCTTGGCCGTAGGCTTATCTAATCCCCATTCGTCTATTTTATGGGTTAATCTCGTTACATATCGCCATTGATAAGTCTTTTGAGGGTTTGTATTCTTTGGGAATGATAACTTAATGCCGTGTACTGCAAACGCTTCTTGGCACCACTGCCATGTGCGTAATGTAGTTATAGGAGATTCTAGTATTTGAGTCATTATGTTTTCCTTTTGACTACACTCCAATACTAGAGAACACTCATGGCAAAATCAGTAAAAAACGACGTCAAGAAACCTCAAGAAGTCGATGGCGAGGATGCATCACAAAAAGATGCACGAGTAGAGTTTGAACAGCGATTCGATCTCTTTATGACTGGATTCCGCACAGTTTGTGAAGAGGCTAAAGTACCCATCGCAATCGCTATTGTTCTCGACCCAGAACATCCATCAACGCCGTTTATTTACAATCACGGCCATATATACGATCAAGCATGCATATTAGCTAAAATGCTGCGCGATCTTAAACACAAGATCAATGAAGATATATCTGCCTAGGCAGGCATGTCGACGAACAGCTTAGCAATTCTGCTGCGCAATGGACAAGTCGGTAGCGCATCGTAGCACTCTAATAGTATTTTGCCAATTGGATTATGCTTATCAATTTCTAGTCTATGCACAAATAAATCTAAAGATGGAGGGCACCGTAAGCTTATAAACGACTGCCCCCACGCTTTGTTTATCTGGTTCATCACAGGACTAACCAACAAATCGGAAGAGTCACCATATGTGCCGCGAATCGCACCCTCTACAGATGCCAATACTTTACTTTTAGTAGTACAGATATACGCTTTCGTTGGATCTTGGTCAAAAACAATCAACCAAAGTGGAATGACTTTATCCAGCAAATCACATTGTTTGGCTGCTGATTCCACCGGTTGTTCTTCTTTCAATATCGCCGTCGTCAAGTACGACCCAATAAATCTCTATCGTGTCAGAATCTTCTAATGTCTCAAATTTATGCCACACACGTGGCGGAACATCGGTACACATACCAGCGGTCAAAACAATCTCATCTGTTGCATTATTATCACGAAAGATGGTCACCCTCATCTTTCCTCGGAGCACGAATAACCGAGAGAATTTACAATTATGATAGTGCTCTGAACAATAACCACGCGCAGTTGAAAGCAGCCTGTTGATATCAACGTTGTTGAAATTAAATATGCTTTGTGTGGTTCCCCACACTTTGCCTAAAACAGGCCCAACTGGTATATGCATAATTGATTCTCTAAATTCGCGATTTCTCGTAGAAGAATTTCACATTTCGGCTGCCTTCTACGATAATTTCATTTATCCCGACGCCAGTTTTATCTTCCGGATCAGCAAGTTGATTGGTTTGAAGAATGTTATTGGCCGGATTAAACAAATCAACGTACGAAACCCCGTCGACATTTGATGCAGCTTCAATGACATCTGATACGTATAACGGCTGACCAAGGTCTCTGTTATTTACATTGAAAAAATCATCTAAAGCCGCATTAACGTTAGTGCGAACTACAGATGCATCAGCATTCCTATTAACTACGACAGTCATATCAATAGGAATCGATTTTATTGCACCGTCTAGAACGCTGACTGTATCTGTAAGCACATTATATTCATCGACATATGTGGCTACGGCCTGTTTTAGCCCAAGACTAGGAGTGACAAGACCGTCCTCACCATATGCCAATATAAAAAGTTCGACAAGATTTGCATTTAAATCTGTACGAATAGTTGCCACAGCCTTTGCAACAGATCCGTAAACTGGACTTGAGAAACTACTAATGACTTGTGCGTAATCAGATGCAGTTGTAATGCTAGCTGGCCTATCGGATGCAAAAGCTCTAACTGCAAAATCTCGCGGTGCCCGCTTTTTTGCTTGCTCTAATGTCTCACGATCTGTACCACCGGAGCTCGAAACAAGATTTCTAAAAGTAACCTGCACTGGGGCTGTTGCACTCGACGGCGAAGACGGCAATATCGATCTAGATTCATTTATTGCATAACTGCCTATTCTTCCTCTTACGCCACCTCCAATTCTATAATTAACATCTATTTCCTGCCCCGCAAGAGGAGCTTTACCGTTTATATCATCACCAAACAACAACACAATGCGATCTGTATAGAAAGTCACATTGACAACTTCAGCATCAGCATCATAAGTCTCAAGTGGATCGGTAGTAACTCTCCACGATGTGGACGTATCGCCAGTATAAACATCTACTGTAATCGGCTCTTGTAATATATTAGATGCTTTTATTGTATATGTCTGATTTGGGCCTCCAGGGCTGTACAATTTAGCTGGTCCAGCAAATCGCCCTTCTATGCCATACCCTATAACACCTCGCTTACCAGCAGGAATTGTAATTGTGCTAGTAAAGTCACCTGGCGCTCTAAATAGTTCATAATACAATGGCTGCCCATCTGGACCAGTGATAGTAAATCTCGCACCCGCATCAATATCGAGACTTATAGTGAGTGCTGTTTGTACTGACACTTCAATATCGACCACAGCTGGTGTCTGTGACTTTATAGTCTGATTAATTAAAGCTAAATGTTCTATAAGTGCAGCTTCAGTTTGACATGTCGGGAGAAAAGCTTCATTTGACAATAAATCTGATCGCAGACTCAATTTGGCCACATTGTTGGCCTGAGTCTCTATCAGCATCATTATTCCGCTGTGCGCAACCCAATCATTGAAATCATTAGGATAATAAGTTCTGATATACTCAATAATAGCACGTCTGGATGTGTCAAAATCCAAGGCACTAAAATCAATGCGGCGTAATTTAGCCGGTGGTAACATTACGCTGAATTCATCTGGCGACAGAGGCAATTCAAACATCGTGTTTTTTAATTCATCACTCATGTCGCGACTCCTGGCGCGGGTATTGATGTGTCAAGCAAGAATTGTTCAGTCGGAGCGTAACTCATATTCCCCGATACTATAACCTTAAGCAGTAAATCTGCAGGTACGGCTGTTAGCTGTACATCGACGTTAATAAGCCGTGGTTCGTTCTCATTTATTGCAGAAATGATATTAGACCGTAAATCAGACATAACCCTATCTGTCATAGGCTCAAACACGGTTGAACGAAGTGTCGTCCCAAATGTAGGCCGATGAACACGCTCTCCAGGGATAGTAAACAATAATTGCAATATGTCGTTTTTGACAAGGCGTATATCGACCTGACGCGGTAGTATGCCACGATAACGATTTGGTTCAGCATTCGACGGATTCGTATTTGCGGCTGTTTGAACAGCGCTGAGGAATGGTGGATTAAATCCGTAATATGTCTCTTTCATCATCTCACCATTTGAGCAACAGCCAATATTTGGTTTTCCAAACTTGATGCTAATGCTGCTTGTACGTTCGCTCTTTCGACTAAGATAATACTCTCTGCTGTAAATTCCGCTAACTTGACACGTAAAGAATCTAAAACATCTTGCAATGATGGATCGTGTTGAACCAATTGAACAAGTGCATCTATCGCCTTCTTAGTTTCATTTATATTCTTTTGATTTTCAGAAATTGCTGTCTCTATGTTCATTCTGTCCTGTATTACTACACTCAACTCGGCATTGAGTGTAGTGAATTGAGTATCAGCAGATTTATTGATTATCTCTATATCGTCCTGTGATACTCCAAGAGATGCTAAATCGAGTATATTGGTGTCATGTCGTACTTCCAGCGAATCCGGTACTAGCATAGGCTTCAACGTCGACTCTTGAGATACTGCAAACTCAAGAACCTGACCAACTTCAAATTGCTTCTTAGCAGAGCCTATGGATGACGGCCCAGCAAGATTATCCGTATAAACTCTCTGACCATCTGGTTTAGTAGTATCTATTGGCGACCGTTGCCTACGTTCTATTGCCGATGGTAATTGGACTTCCGTCAAAGAACCATTAGGAGGCGATGTCATACTTATAGTATATGTGACATTTCCACTGTCAGACGCAGTTTTCGGGATTACCGATGAATACAGTGCTGTCGGATAGCTTATAATCATGTTATATCTTTGTTGCGCTCCAAATCACTATTGTATCTAGCTCCACGATTAGTGGGTTTCAACTGCGGTGTACTTGATGGCGTGAGAACATCTGGCGGTTCGATGGGCACCTCGCTATCAAATCCCTTCCATCGCAATACTTTATTAATTTTAATAAATTGAGAATCTATCTCAAGCATACCGCTGCCACCCATCAGTGTTATCTTGTCATTACTGCGTACAGTTACATCGCGATTGGCATATGCTTTAATATCTCTGCCAGATATAACCTCTACATCTCCATTACAAGCTATTTGAATTTTACCAGATTCAGAGTTCCTTATGACTATTTCTTTCTTGATTTCATCAAACCACCAACAGATTTTTACTGCGTCTGGCTCTTGTCTAGCGCGGCACACAGTCAATTTCTCTTTACCAGAAAACCACAAACCGCGATCATGAATGTCGACCAGCTCAGTCCAAGGGTCATCATCCTTACTGCCATCTCTACACTCTAAGCCTTGCTGTACTCCCTGAAACGATGGATTAACTATGCCCGATCCATTAAGAGCCCATGGGAGATCTGGGGAATTGCCAGCAGCAGTTTTAAACCGAATATATTCATTGTGAAAATCAATTTTGAGATGGTGTGACGTTAACTCTGTATCGCCATAAACCAAGCATGAATCTAGAAACTCATTGTCTTTTATGCCACGCCATGGCATGGGATAATCTGGCTTACCGGCAATCATGAAATATTGTAATTTGTCGCTTATTTGAGCTGTTATACCAAGCGGAGATCCCCAAGTTGTCTGGTTAAGCTGGTCGTGCTCATTAAACTCCCAATAAAAACCTCTAGGATCGCCTTCAACAATTTCTCCTTGCGCACCTGGCGTACGCCTGCCTTTTATTAGAGCGCCAAATCCACGTGGATTTTCCTTTGTGTCTGCATTCTTCGTATCGGAGCCGCGATCATCCAAAACGAATTTAAAACCATATCTAGTGACATATCGTATCCAGCGTGCATCGCGATTCCAATAGGTGTCCTCTTGTTCTGTTTTTGCTCCAACCTCATCCAGCAGCTTCCGTTTAATAAAAGTGTCATCCACAGGGTCGAACCCTATATCTGACATCTGAAATAGCATGCCGCCTTTGGTGCGCAGCTTAACCCATCGTTCATCTTTTGTGCTATTCGATATCGTACGTGGTTTGCCATATTCACCGTCACGCGTCTTATTCCATCCAACATCCCTCATCTCAAATTTATGGCCATACCTAGTCCATGACATCATTCTGCGTTGGTCTGTCCCGTGTGTAGCATCCTCATTGATAAGCTTTTGTAAATATTTCCAACGTGCTATCTCCCAAGATTCGTCCTTTTCAACGTCACCATAAAATTCCCCGGTATCAGACGATGTAGATCCATTCTGCGAGTCTGATATTTGCCAGTGATATCCTTGGTCTCCCATTATTAATAGATGACCATATTTGCTCATCCTGATCATACACTTTTGATCGGGATTATTCATTATCGGCGGTAGAGCAGTCTGCTTATATGGCGTTACATTGCCATCCTTGTCAGTACTGGTTTGCGATTGTAATGGATCATTATCTGGTCCAGGTGGTTTCTCTTTATGCTCTACAGGAAAGAAACCTACTGAACTCATCAAATCGAGATTGCCATATCTGTCTGCCAAACCACTGCTCATGGGCCGAGAGTCTTTAGGCAGATAATCTTTATTATAGTCATCTGGAGGGTCGATTGCCGTCCCGTTCGAATCGACTGGGAGAGGAGTGATACTATATATGGATGGATATGGATAAAACTTTCTTCTAGTAGGAGTACAAAAGCCGACCCACACAGGACCATATGGATGTTGTTTCTCAAAGTCTATCCATACCCAATCACCAATGCATGGTGATACCCAAGAGCCAGCACGCTTACCACCCAACGCAAACTGAGAAACTGCCCACGGGCATTCTTCTGGCTTTAAATCCCAGTCATGCATTTCAGGACATTTAAACCTGATGCGATGCATATTCAGCGGATCATTCGTTTCTACTACTATTGCTCGATATATGCCAGGGAAGCGCGCATCCAGTGGCCGCTCACGCGCATTCAAAAACCGATCTAAAGTAATAGTAGAATTGTCACTCATAACAGTTCGCTCGTCATTATTGCAGGATCTGGAACCTTTATGGTATCTCCAGCATTTGGCCAATTTAAAGTGTCTGTTGCATTATTTACAGTGATTAATACCCAGTCAAGAGAATCATCTCCATACAATTCATTCGCTATTAAGTCTGGCCGACCTGCGTATCGCGCGTTAATAACAAGCAGTAACAAATTATCATAAATAGCCTGTGTAAGCGGGCTATTCCACCTACCATAAGTATCACAACCATCAAACACAACTGGATCTGTTTGAACAAATCTGGAATATGCTTGTATATCCATATTAATTCCAATCAGGTGGTACGACTTTTTCTAGAAGATTTAGATCCATTTTCGAATCTTTACTACCAGACAACTTCTCCATTAAGTTACCTTGCGTTTGTTGCAGTCCGGTCGTTGCTTGATTGTATAAGCTGTTGCCACCAGCTGTCCAAAGCTGCATGGAAACCTTTATGTTAGTTATTACAGGATGGGCTTCTCTATATTGCGGAGAACCGCTAGAATCAGTTGGGATGTATAATGCTTTACCGTGTGTAACATCTACATTAGTAAGACGGCACGTCATATTCTCAACGCCACCTAATTTCCAAATAGAAAAATTAACTATAAAATTACTCGCTAAATTCTCTCTTGCAGTCCAATAGCTTCGTATATTGACAATTTGTGTTCTGACTTTATTAATATCCCAGCCATTTGCACCTATGACATAAGTCCATTCCAGTGACCATTTTCTAGCACCAGACACCTTCCATGTGGCTATAGGTTGGTCGCCTGGGACTTCAGTTTCAAACCATGAACCAGTTCTGCTGTCAGTAAGAATCTTAGGCGGAAATTGAAACAATATAGGCAGACCTTTATCAACATCACTACCGTCGTACTTCTTAGTACCCATAGTGAATTTAACATTATTCGCCAATTCAACATCAATTTGTAATAAATTGTCTGCCATGTTATGACCAGTTATTCAATCTTGTGCTCAATTTCGATGGTGATTCTCCCATCTTTGGAAGATACGTTTGTAATAGCAGCTTGATAGCACCTACATCCTCCAAATTCGCGCCGCCACTAATCTTATCAACTGCCTCAGCTATAGTATTCATTAGTTCTATTTGTTTTTGCTGCATTTCCTCTTGCTTCCAGCGGCTTACAACAGCTCCAGTCGATTCAGTTTTCACTTGAATCGTAGAGATTGTTTCAGCCATAACTCTCTTTTTGTCTTCTTCCTCGACATTGGTTGGTACTCCAAGCTTGCTGGAGATAGATTCAAGTGCTATAAACGACGCTCTCAGTGTCTCTATTTGACTTTCTATTTTGTGTTGCCCAGATTCAATGGCAGCTGCAATTCTATCAGTAACATCTGTTATTATAGGAATGACGAGCAGTAAATCAATAAACGCATTAGTCATGTTTTCGCGTAACTGCCACATCACAAACGCGATACCAAATAATCCTATTGTCATGCTCAAAACAGCACGATCAACGGCGGTTTTTAACTCATCGAAGATAATAACTAATGAATCTGCAAAAGTCAAAACAGACGAACTGATACCGGATAGATTCCCGACTTCGAATCTTGATATTGCTTCCAACGCTCTACCGAAAGCTATTAACGAATTACCGACAAGCATAGTTTGAATTGGATCAATTTTATTAATTCCAGAAGATAATCCTCGCATTCCAGCCGCGAATTTGATCCCGTAGCCCATTGAGGCAATAAATGTAGTAATACCAGGACCTAGTGAACCAAGTGCGGTCCCAAATCTTTGCATCGTACCGTCACTGAGCCTGACCATTTTCTCTACAGCACTATCACTCAGCAAAAACATAGCCATGCTCAGACCAGTCATGGCTGCTATCAACGGTATCGTAGCGAGAGCCATGGCAGTTGCGCCTATGCCTATCGTTACCGCCGCTAGCGTAAGCTCAGCACCAAACGCAATTAACGCTAAACCGATTCCTAGCAAGCTTAAAGCACCAATATCTGCCAACTTACTTATGCTATTCACTACATTTTCAAATGCCCATGATACCATTAATGCAGAAAAACCGAGTCCAACAAAAGCTGCAGCCAATGCAATAGCTGCAGCTACGCCTAACCACCCAAATGTACCGAGAGCTAGTAGCGCAGCAGTAAGTGCTCCAATTACAACAACAACAGCGACCAGTGGGCCGACTATAGCCCACCCAAGCTGAGCCATTCGAACAAAAGCAGCCGCCATCATCAAGAATCCAGCGCCGACAGCAACAGCTGCGATTGCAAGAGCTAATAATTTTGGAGCACTTGTCGCCTCCATAAACGCTCTCCACAGTGCAATTCCGACCACCAAACCGACAAGTGCCACACCCAATGCTATAACACTACCAGTTAATACTAAAAGGCCACCTCCTAAACCCTTCAAAACCTGCCACATCCGATCAAAAAATCCGATGGCTGGTTCGACTTTTTCACCCATTTTACCAATTGCGGCTGTTGCCTGATCAACAGCTGGCGTAAGGCTACCAGATAGTAAATTAAAAACCCAGCTAAGACTGTCGATCAATGGCGTTAAAACATTATCCATAAGCCAAATGATAGCCGGGGCTACTGCTACCATCATATTGCTCCAGGCAGATTCTATTTTAGCCCACATCTTAGTAAAACTATCAGATATTGACTGCGTGGCTTCTCTATATAAAAATTCCTGCCCTTTACCGGCCTTAAGAGCCTCAGCAAATGCTTTATCTCTGGCATATGCAGATTCTTTAGCGATAAAATCGCTCATTTCCTTACTCGATTTACTGAGCAAGTCGACAGTCTTACCTGCAGAATCTTCAAATGTCTGCAAACTAATCATAGCCATGAGTGCTTGCTCATCCATACCCAATGCAGCAGCGCGTTGGCGAATAGCTATTTGCCGCATCGTATGGTCTTGAATCGCAGAAAAGGTCTCAGCAGATATTTTAACATATGCACGCAAATCAGCTTTAGCTTGCTCCGCAGGAGCCATTGTGTCATATGCCTCTTCAATCGCATGTCCCATGCCTTTTATGCGAGCTAAGGCGTCTGGATCAGCCCACATTTTATTAAGCCCGTCTGATAATTGAGCCACTTGCTCAGTACTCATACCCATCTTATTGGCAAATGCAGTCAACGACACATTATACGCATTTAATTCACTGGTGCCTTCAGCACCGAACATACTCTTCATAACTGCAACTGATCTTGACTGCTGAGCAAGTATTCTATTTAACTGCTCAGCAGACATTCCAAGACGACGCATAGCAGTAGCATATCTAAGGAGTATTGTTTCGGCATCTCTAATGCCCAAACTTCTCATAGCACGTTGCCAATCGGCCAAATCCTTTTGAGTCACACCTAAAATCTTAGAAAATTGAACATTGGTATTAACTAATCTTGCTAACTCGTCGTCAGTAGTTCGTATAGACGCACCCAGTATTGTCATGGCCTCCATCGCTGGACGGCGCATCAAACCGTACTGAACTGTCAGCTTGTTAACTTGTCCTATTATTTCCTTTTGTTGCCCGTATAAACGATAATTAGCCGTATTAAACTTATTCTCTTCCTCAACAAACAACGCAAATGCAGAGCGAATAGCTTGTATTCCAATAAGCATCTCTGCAAAGCCATAGACAGTATCCTTTACTCCCTTCGAGACACCATGCCATGCAGCAGCGACGAGATTGCTGGATTCGGCACAATCTCTACCTTGATGAGCAAATTGGGCTACAGCACCGCTACCACCAGCCCACGCAGCAGCTACCTGATTACCGATACCAGCTTGTACTTTTCCTTGCTTAATAGACTGATCGCCAGAATCATTGATATCTTGCCAAATTGCTGCAATATGCTGACTAGCTCCCGTATAAGCACCAGCATAGCTGATGGACTCGGCACTAGCAGTCCGATTTGTTTTTACAGCTTCTGATATTTCTTCTTGATACTGCGCTTGGGTTTTACATTCATCGGATATAGACTTCTGCTCCTTCAGCATTTGCGGTATCCATTTGCGGACTTTATCTAAATCCAAGAATGATTTCAAACCAGTCTTAGCCGTATTTGTGTTTAACCGATCAATTTCCTCATAATGCTGCTGTATAGCTGTCAGATCGGTCTCAAGTTGAGTTGCTGTTTTAGATATGTCAGTACTTGAAGTCGAAATTTTTGAGACTTGATCTTGTATAAACGTTAATGACTTTGTAACTGGTGCAGACAGAATAGCACTTACTTTCTGCATACCATTTTGAATATTAATGATAGAACTTAAGATGTCTCCTAAGCTCGATATTGCGGGCGCAGCTTGGAGCTGAAATGCAAGATTTAAGGCATAGCTATTGATGTCGTCTGCCATTATGTTCCTTTACCAACAGCTACCGCAGTGGCATCTTTGTCGAGTCTATAACAATAGAGATCTGTTACCCACGATTCAGGACGATAGAGATGAGTAAATCCATAAACAATCCAATTGCCAGCAACAAAGTAAGGAGGCGCACCCTGTTGCGATGAAGTCAAGGTTACATAAATAGTATCAGCGCCTAATCCTTCAGATCCAGACCATATATGATGCCCCATAATCCGAAAACGCATCCGTAAAAGTGTTGAACAAGATGAGAGATATGCACCACGTGCTCTCCCGTCAATAAAATCGCGATATTTCAAGCCCAAGTCGCCAGCTGAAAACTCTGGAATCGAGGATATCTCTGTCCAACCAACAACGTCTGATAACGGATCACCATCACCGCTTGGCTTATCGTATGATCTCCATAATCTAGTCGACGTGCCTATCTTTCCTGTGTTATCAACCTGTGGCTTGTATTTGTTAGGGGTCTGGTCATCACCGATAAACACAACATCCATTTTCTGTTTATGTGTTGATCGATCAAAATATTCACCAGATACTGACGACATACCGCTAGTAACCATTTGATTATTCAACATTTGCAGGGCATTGTCGCCTATAAATTCCCATTCAAGGATGTCACCCGGCCTTTTATCAGGACCCCCACCAAAGCCACGCCACTCATAAGTTGCTCTCTGTTTCGACTCTACAGACGCTTGCTCCTTTATTATTAATGTATCAGCGTCCGGATATAGAAACCAGCGTGTCTTATGATCAGACAAGCTTGTCGTCCAATCCAACAGCGATAAGATGAATGTCTTAGGGTCCATCCTTAACTGCCACCACCTATTGAATTTGTTGTCTCTTGTATCGGCATCAAATTCTAAGTTGCATCGGCCTTTTCCATATTTCTGGACAACTTGCCGTATAACACTAGCAACATTGCCTTGGTAGCTGCCGCCGCCAGCATCACCGGCAGCTAAAAAATAAGATGGGTAATCGACTGCCAATAACTCTATTTCAGAAGTATTGGTGGCTCCAGAAGGTGCCATTGTCACTAATGCATGAGATTGAGTAGCAGTCCTTAATTCGCTAACCGCTCCCCATCTAATAAGACTTTCGATATCAACCGGGCCTAATGATTCATTACGACTATAGTGAAAATATGAGTTACCGACAAAATTCTTGTACATAGTGAAGTGCGGATCGGCAAATTTAGCTCTGACTTGCTCTCCACCATTTAACATCGCCGTAAATTCGTATTCGATACAGTTAGTGCCGCAATTCGGGAAAATCTCGTTTGATGTAGTGGGTATATTAATCTTGACTACAACCGATGGGGCTGTACTTACTTTAGTGATACCGTCGTTAACAAGCCTTTTATTATTGGTGGCCACATGAAACTCCTCTTTATCAATTTTGACCCCGCCAAAAAACCAGCTCTATTCCTCCTGTTGGACGACGACGGCAAACGTCTTGTGCTTCTGAAGCATGAGGCAATGGATAAATCGGAGATACCAATGATAAGGGCTGCGTTGCCTCGCTTATCACGGCTGTCAGTCCGCGACAAAATGGAATGGTTTCGAAAATTAAGGTCATGGAAAACCGCCTACAGGCAATTTGCCAAGTCAAAAGTCACAATCCTGTCTGAATATACCCCTAAATAGGTATATTATATTTACCGGCTCTACCAGATTAACGATATAATTCTCTCATGCTATAAAAAGGTAGGAGAGAGATATGCAATACGAAGAACTTAGAGAGCAGTTCATCAGACAACAAAAAGACATCGTACAACGTAGCCGTCTGCTAAGCTTGATAGAGGGGGGTACGTTGTCATCTCAAAGAGCAAAAGCGTGCAAGGAAGAAGTTGCACATCTTATTGAAATCATTAATGCCCGCGACGAATTGTTCAACCATTTAGAAGCGACGAGAAATCCTGTCTGGGTAAAAATGACTGACGAACTTGACATAGCCCTGGATGAATATGGCGAGGTTGATACCGATAGTCTACTCAGCATTGGACGAATGGTTCGGAAGTTTTGCAGAGTGATGTCTGCTCTTATTATCGGAACATGGGCACTTGACAGCCTGCGAAAACACTAAAAATGTCGCAGTAGCTTAGGGCATGCTGCAATCCTAAGCGTCTTCAACTTGTGTTCTAGATACAGCCTTTGCTGCACATTGAATGGCTTGACGCTCTTCTCAAAAGCTTCTCGTATCTCGGCTGCTTTAGCCACCTTTACAAGATCGTTCCAATCATTACTAAGATCGCCATTAGGCAATTTGACTACTGGCGGCAATGTGTAGTAGATTTTATAATTGAGAGGCTGAAGTAGTGCTGCATTATGCAGCACACTCTCTATTCCAGCTTTATCATAGTCGGGCGCAAGAATAATCCCATCTTTTGGCCCAAGCAAGCGTATCTTCTTAACTTGTATATCTGTAAGTGATGCGCCACCTGTCGCTAAACACTGATCTTCCAGCGTCAAACAATTGAAAATCGACTCAGTAATTATGACATAACTAGCCGGTTCTATCTGGTCGAAGCCGTAAAGAAATTGCCCTTTAGTTACACCAACACTCTCTGGTGGGAATCGAAAAATCTTGTTGATACGTGATCGGCTCTGCCAGTAGCACAATTCATCGTATTCAAAATATGGCCACACCACATTGAGGCCGCAATACATTATTTTATATTTATTGATTTTTCTCTCATCTACCCCCCTACTTTCTAGCCATGACAACAATCCAGATGCCAGTTTAGATGACTTGCCGAATTCTAGAGTGCCCTCTGGAAGTGCAAGAGATACGTTTTCTTTGCACTCTGGCATCAGACGTGTTTTGTGCCACTTCCAGAGTGCACGTGTGCCAGAAGACGTTCCGAGAACGTCTTGGACGGCCTCAGAGAACGAACATCTCCCGTGCTTAAGCGTGAGATATTGCTGAACGAACCGTATAAACGTTCTGTAATTTAACTTGCCGGTACTTGGATTGTAACCCGCCCAATCGGCATCACCACGCCAATCATGTGCTTTGGCCTTTACGACACTTATGTTGAAATGATAGCCAGCATCGCCGTTGAATGGATTATTTATACGTAATTCATCACCGTTCTTTCGCGGTTTGCAGTCTGGAAAGTTTTTATAAACCCAAGCAGTTATCTTTTCGGGCGGTATTTGGATGTGCATGTGCAGTGAAATACTCAACTCTACTGCAAAATAAATGACGTTGCAGCAAACGCATAGGTGGGGGCGCTACCGTTCCAGACATAACCGCCAATATACCATGTACCAGGAGTAGCACCAGTAGTGTTCCAATTCCAAGTCGCAACTCCATTCACAGCTTGAATCTCTCCAACTGTAATCCAATGCTCTTCACCAGACAAATTAGGCTGTGATGCATAGCACAGGCATACAGTATATCCAGGTTGGGCACCGGTAACAATCCAAGAAATCGAAATATTCGAACCTACATTGTAAGTTCCAGAGATTGGAGCAGTCATAGCCCACCACAGTACTGGCAACGGCTGCCTTCTAATATCATTCACATTAACGACCTGTGAACGCCATACACCAAGTATGCCACCTGATGGAGCAATACCTTGATACCCGTTCCAAGAGCATACCCATTGGCCGCTACTACAACGGCGCGTCATGGCGGGATACATTTGGAAATCAATACCGCGATGTGCTAACTGATAATTATTTATGCAATACTCATCAGTCATCGCAGTACCAGCAGCATTATATGTACGGCCCATAATGCCGTAATCCCTTGTAATTGGATCGTCTTGGCCTAATGAATGCCAACAAATAGAAAAATTACCATCTCGATCGCAAGCTGGTTCTGACCATCGACGATAACCACCACCGGTATACTGACTGACTCTGAAGTCATTACCTTGTGCAGCCCCAGAAGCATTGTAACGACGTGCATAAACGTTGAATCCAGAAGCACCAGCAGCAGCAAATAATTGATAAGATACAACAGTTAAACCATTCGCGGCAACAGAAACTCTTGGATTCAAGTCCTCATTGAGCATAGAACTTTCGCTAGTATTAATCTGAAATTCGCCGCCAACTAAACCACCAGTGCTATTCAGCCGCTGCCCAAATACATCGGGTGCACCAGATTTAACACCCTCCCATACAACGAACACATTTCCACCACCATCAGACATATCAATATCTGGGTTCATTTTTTGATATGATTGATCTGTGCTGATTAAGAAGTTTGTTGCTCCCACTTTAGCTCCAGAAGCATTAAATCTCTGACCATAAACATCATAATGCCCAGGATTTATAGAAACATTGTAATATTGAGTCCAAACGATCATAAAGCCGCCATCTGCTATGCCCTGCTTGACGGAAATAGCAGGTGTCCGGTAATAGGCATTAGCAAGTGCATTGACTCTAAACTGATCACCTATCGGATTACCAGATGCATCGAATCTGCGTGCTTGAACGCCTATACCATAATCAACATCAGGACCGCACCATGTTATAATAAACGAGCCATCCCAATTCATGGCAACATCTGGACATATGCTCGTTTTATCGGCATAGGATGGAACAATAAACTGCCCTGTCATTGGTGTATTATCAGCATTAAACACCTGCGCCATGACAATTGGATTATATTGATATTGTTCCCGGTCCGAAGGTGGTTGGCTGTAACGCACCCAGGTAATGACAAAACGGCCATCAAAAGCATCAGCCACTCTCGAATACCAGTCATAGTGGCTAACATCAGCTGATGGCGAAGGCGACAGTGAAGGTGATCCAGATAATGACAACGATGGTGTTGGCGACAGTGATATAGAAGGTGTAGGAGATAATGATATAGATGGCGATGGCGATATCGAAATCGAAGGCGATTGCGACACAGACAATGATGGAGAGAGTGAAAGCGATGCTGAAGTTGCTGGTGATGGCGATATGCTAGGAGACGGTGACAAACTCGTCGATGGCGACAATAAAGACGGCGATGCTGATGGAGATGCCCACGATGAAACAGACGGTGATGGTGAAACTGATGGCGATGGCGATGGTGATAAAGACGCAGATTGCCACGACGACGGTGACAACGAAGGTGATGGCGACGGGCTGAATGAAGGAGATGGCGGCGGCGGCAATGGGGTTGGCGTAGGTGGCGGCGGAACAGGGGATGGTGGGAGCTTGCAGTCTTCTATAAAGTCGCCGAAATATGTTAATCTTCTTGGGCATGTCGCAATAGCACTAAACCACATCTGTGTTATAGTCGTGCCAAAAGCATTCACACCTTTTATCAGCCATAGCCTCTGCGTACCAATAGGATGCCCGTCTACTCTAATTGATCCTGACGGTGCAAAACTGCCATAGTAATCTCCGTCACATCCTGCACAACATAAATCGCGACAATATAATTCTGTTGCAATGACATCAGGAGAATCATTAAACCATTCAAGCGTATATGGTAGGTCTGCACGAATAAATGGTGTCTTGTAGCCAGCTGCACGCAGATATTGATATCCCGGAACCGGAAGAGTAACAGTTAGTTTCTCAATATACGTAGGACTAAACACATCCTGATTGCCAAACATCACATCGTAAGTACGATATTCTCCCAAGTTCATCACGCTATCAGATGAACCAAGAACCAATCCTCCACTCCATATCTCACCATTCTGCGGCAAGTCAAGACCAAAATACTCTAACTGATGAGTGTGCCAGACTGCATACTGTGTAGTGAAAATTGTGTGGTCAATATCAATGTTTATAGGCTGTGAAACCCACTGGTTCGTCTCCAGATATGCTATCGTACAAGGATAAATCGTATTAGCGTCGTCCAAAAATGCTGTGTAATGAGAGATATTCGGCCATCTACAAATCCGCAGTAATGCTAACACTGAATTCATTGTCTCTTCATCATAAGCAAGAGACACATTATCTTGATTCAGGCTCTGATATCGCCTGTCAACTCTAGTAATAACGCCTTTATTATCAGTCGACAATAAACCAGCGAGAGTAACGTTACCCCACATGTTGACGAAAGGAGTGCCAGGTATTAGACTTGCATTTACAAATCCAGTCACCATATATCTATTATCAAATGATATAGGAAATTCCTGAACCACTTCTGGTGTTGTCTTCTGAGCGATTTGACTTGTGGCTGCCAATCCCATTTTACGCTCCGCCCTGTAATACAGTAAACCAACAAGTGTATGGAGGTGTCGTTTCTACACCATCATTATTTGTTGCTATGATGGTGTAATTATGGACTCCTGCTGCACGCTTACCTATAGCAACACCAAAATTGACGCCTCCCGTTGTTGTGTCGGCGTGTGGCCCTGTAGATATAGGAATTTTTACGCCATCGAGCCATAAAGAGGCTGCATAAACGCCCTTCATATCATAAGCATTAAATGTGATTATCAGATCTTGATTAGAATATAACGTCGTTTGTGAATGGCCAGCAGTATGGAATATCGCCGAAGTCCTTTCGTCCTCATTATATTGTGTGACTACAACATAGCGGATTGTAGCCGATGGGCTGGCTGTGATCACACAATCAGTTGGGCCTGTTGCTCCGGTCGCGCCAATAACAGGCATTGCTAATTGACCATTTACAGCTGTGATGTTGATCTTGTAATAACGATATGTTGTCCCGTTACTAAAAGTAAAATCAGGAGTCCAATTATTCATTCCAGGAGCAGCAATATTGACTCTTGTATCTAAAACAACCCAAGTATCTCCAGTGTTAGATCCTTGTAATGTGAAATCTCTTGGGAATCCGTCATTGGTGTTGTAGCTCTGCTCGTTAACAATCTGATCATTTACAACTGTGACACCGTTATAGTTCTGCTGCTGGATAGCATACTTATTTATGGCCACAGCTGAGTCAGGGCCAAAATCGTAGGTGATGCGCCATGGTGGGACCGAGTTGGCGCTTATCCATCTATCGGGTTCGCCAAGATTCGTTCCATTGAAAGCTTTCCATGCAGAATATGTAGTGTCGCGGTACGAAGAGTAATACTCGCCGCTGGCTATAGCAGCCTTAGGAGTCGGTAAGTCATCGGAAGACATCACTGTCGTGCATGTCGTATTGTTCGAATTATCAGCACCATCGATTGAAGAGCAGACTAGCTTAAGCTCACCTACATTAACCCTATTACCGCCACCTATTACTGAAGTAACGTTTAACCTGTAATATCTATATGCCGATCCATTGGTAAAAGTAAAATATTGTGTCCAAGAGTTGGGTCCTGGGGCATGCATGCCATTTTTAGTATCAAGCACCATCCAATTCACATTGTCATTCGAGCCTTGTAACGTAAAATCGCGTGGAAACCCTACATAATCAAAAGAATTACGCTCCAATAAAGCGTATTTATTAACAACGACGCTGCTATGGAAATCATATTGCAGATAGTGTGGAAAAGCAGTTGATGCGCTTTCCCACTGATCAGCTTCATCAACATTCGTTCTATTAAACGCCTTCCAGGCTGGGCATGAATATCCTGGAACCTCCCATGTATACCATTCATCCCAATGCTTGAATGGATCGAATAGGACTGTACCATTCGGAGCAAACAGCTTATGTTGATAAGTGTGATCTGATTCACCATTGCATAAGCAACGTACTCTCCCATCAGGCTGTGGAATAACCAAAACACACGAATCGAAAACTGATCCACGAGGACCTTCTTGATCCTCTAGACATATCATGTAAGCACCTGGGATTGTTCTAGGATCGATAAACCCAGCCATGCGTGCTGGATCATCGCCGCCAGCTAATGCCCAATTTATTTCATAGTCTCCAGCAATCCAATGATAAAAGTCTGATGTCGTTGGATCTAAAGTAGTAGAGATTTGCAATACACCATATCTATAAGATCTAAAAATATATTGCCCTAAATAAGTTGAGTGCAACGATGATGCCTCACTGTCAGCGCTTGCTACGTACGGTGTCGGTGTTGTGTTTGACGTCATTTTAGCAGTGCAATAACTAGTGCTAGTATTGCTGCTGCCACTTGTTTGCGCACAAACAAATTTAATTTCACCGATAATAACACATGGCGATGGAAAAGGATCTAGAACAACGACAGGAGGCGTAACAACAGTCGTATCTGTATCAGTCGTATCTGTATCAGTCTCTGTAGTTTGTTCAACATAAACTATAGGTTCAATAGCCTGTTCTTCTACCACAGGCTGTGCTGGCATCTCACTTGTATCAGTGCCAGGTATTGGTAGACCGGCACCAGGGGCAAGAATACCAGTCGCGCCAGCTATCTTGTTAAATCTGATAGGCAATATTTCAGCCGCAGCGATTCTCTCTTTTATTAGTCTCAATACGCAAGAATTGTTATCGCACCCTGGTGTGAATGGGTGGACAGGCACCATAACCTGTGAATTGACAAATACCAAGCTATCTCTACTAGTAACTGACTCAGAATATTGTGCTGGTGTTAGTTCGTTTGTTGATAAATCACGCCTGAAAATTACATAATCAGCCGTTGGAAAAATGTTCTGTTGCGCGGCTACATCTTTAATGGTTGTGACAGTAACTGGGTTAATGAGATCACGCTTGATTTTGAAATCGACAATGGGATATGATAACGTAGGTGTAGTGTCGATTAATTTCTTACGTTGTAGGTATGCCAACAATTGGTCAGCGTCTTGGTTGGTGATTTGTCCGTCGCCATTGACATCTACATATGGTTGATTCTCTGGCTTTTTTCTTGGTAGCACGCCGCTACCATTACTAGCGATATAATTAACAATAGTATTATAGTCATTTATATCGACAATACCATCATTTAAAACATCAAAGCGATTCCCAGGATTTTGCCATCTAGAAGCGCCTAATATTACATTGCTTATACTGAAACTCGATATCGATGGCGTTATTTGTATTGCCTCGATATATGTTGTTAATCCAATTTGAGTCGAGTCATCAGTCATAGTTACGATATGGTTAAAATAAATTTCTTGCTACATCGTGTCGAACCATCTGGCAACGTCACAACGATGCTGTACTGATACGTACCTTTAAGGAACCTGTCAGTATGAACCATATATCTAAACACATAGGGATTTGAGCGATAAGAGCCTTGTCTTAGGCCAATCTCCATTGGTGCATCAGTTACCAGCACTTCTCGAAATTCGGTCTCAATTGTAATGGTTGCAGTTAAATATGGCAATATTGGTGCGACCAAATTGAAGTTATAGTCATACAGTGGAAGTGGCATGATACCAATTTCCAAAGGTCTCACTTCCGGTTGATTGAACTTCTGATCAAGAGGTTCAAAACCAAGCCGGATAGAAGTTAGAGAGTCGGAAACATCCCAATCGTCAGAATAAACCCAGAATTTGTTACAAGCTTGCAGCAGCATGCCGGTAACAATAGGATTATCAAAATCAGGATAGATACAGCCACTAGTATCCTCCAAACAGACCGCTTCTGATCCATATTCTTCTTGTAGGAGGCATGGATTTGTGGGTAAATACGTCCAAACATCAAAATAAACGTCTGGAACTGGGATGTCCGGCGGTACGTCGAGCATGAGCCGATACTCACCAGGAACTATTACCCCTTCTTGCCCTTCCGTACCACACAAACCAGGTTCTGTGTTGGTTCTGATATATTCAACGGGTGAAGGATAAGTTGGGTCACACGGGTCGACCACAACAAAAGTCGAAATGAGATTCGACGGAATGACTTGAGTCTTATAAATTTCTACCTTACGAATGGCGTATGGTGAAGTCGCAATCCCTCCACGCATAAATCGCGTGTCTAATTGCACAGTGTTACCGCGACGGGCAGAAATTCGTTGGTATATGGCCATAGTGCACCTCAGTTTCAGTATCTTTGCTAAGGCTGAAACAAAACCAATATACTTTACTAAGAAAATAATTATTGGTGAGGTAGATTAGGCATCGATCCTTGTGCCTTGCGATTACGCTCCTCAGCCACTCTTTCTAGCTTCTTTGCCCACCAAGCGCGCTCTTCAGCAGTCATACAGTTCTGCTCAAAAAGCGTCAATTCTCCTGTCCCGCCTATTCCACAACGTAGCATGAATTGCTGCTCCATCAGCATATTCCACTCTTTTTCACATTGCTCGTGGGATCTGTGGACGAAAAAAGGATTCTGTTATTGGAAGCATAGCACGATGAGTCTCGCCACAGTTAGAACACTGCATCTCAACCATCGTTTCAATACTTGGAGTGTGCTCTGTCAGCCATTCCCTGATAACAGCAATATCGGTAGAGTGCATCTTGCCGACGATACTTCTGATCTTGAATCTGTCGGTGCTGCCCATAATATCGACAATCACAGTTTCAATGTTCTGTGTAACGACATCATCGAGCGTTATTTCTTCTCGGCCACGATCGATTTGTTGTGCACGATCTCTTGGCCTGATTCTTGCCCTGTTAGAACCACCGATGATATTCTGAGCTTTCTTCGCTCTCTGAATCTGACTGGCATCTTTCACCCGTAAAAACCTGATACCAGCAGTAACCTCTCGGTCTATGGTCTTAGATAAGTACGGCAACTTGACTCTGAAAGGTTCAGATCCGAGACCTTCCTCAGCCCATACTATGGTATTGACCAATTCATTAAGGTCAATAGAATGCGTTGCAGATTGACCACACTGTGGATTCGGGCATGTAGTGGCAAATTCATACTCATTGCCATGCGTGATACCACGCAAATAATATAACAAATAAATTTGGTCGCCAACCAATAGATCTTGAGTGTTGAATCCATCCGGAAATTTACAACACTCTTTGATCATATAATCGATTGATTGCCCAGTTTGAGCTAATCGGGCAGTGGCCAAAATCTTATCGATTTTCGATGACCATGCCTTCACAGATATGACGCCCGAAGTCCAGCCGTAATACAGACCTTTACTCGGCAGTGTCGTCTCTTCCCAAGGGATTAATTGCTCTGGTGAAGCTCTAGAAATGATATCAATGATGTCGATATCAGATGATCCACCATTAATCAAACTAGCAATCTCTGAAGTTGGCCGGTCTGTCAGAGATTTCGTCTGATGTTGCTCTTGTTTCTGGTTTTTGACTTCTGTTTCCTCATTAGTCAAAACAACTTCTTCTGTGCGATCATCAAGCATAAATTACCTCTAGTGGCTAGCGTATTTCTGAATTGTATCTACTATACAGAACACTATTGTCTAGTGCCAGGAGACTCATCTAAAACGGCCCAATCGTAAGAGATGGTTACTTCGACCACTTTGATGTCCGTATTTGTATATGTTAAATCACCCTCTTTAACTACACTCGGCCAGCTACCATGTAATGTCCAAACGGTTTCAGCTTGCCAGTCAAGAGTGTAAGTCGATATTTTAGATTCCTTTTTATAATCTGACGGGCTACGTAACCCAGTACTATTCGACCAGACCGTTTCACGCCAAGTCTTAAATATTGTAGATGCCTTAAGTTGGATGCTACCTGGTGAGTCACCACCAAGAACAACATCATAAAAAGTAACCTTTATATCTTCCCATACTACCATTCCTGCATATTTGTAGGTTAGAGATGAACCATCTACAGTATCCTTAGTAATGGTAAAAGTTGGCATCGTGGCATCTTTGGCCAGAAGCCTAGTTGTATTGATAGGGTCTTCAAATAAACTATTAATATCCCATGTATAATTGTAAACAGGCTTTATTCCAGCTGCCGCTCGGCTGGCAGATCCACCCCCCACATCGTTAACAATAAAGCCTGGCATATTATCCTGCTTCCTGTAGATTCTCTTCCTTGGCTTTATCCATTTCCAATGTGAATGTAATTTCGCCTACTTTGGATGATGCATAATCTAATTCATCTGGTGTAATTTTAGATGGCCAACAACCATGCATTGTATATTTATATATTGATCTACCCTCTCCATTTAATAGCTCTAATGTGCATGTCTGTTTTGTAATATTGATAGTAGATGTAGCGAGATTAACAACTTTGGTGGACCACCATTGATAAATCTTATATGCGGAATCGGTATTAGTTATGACATGATAAAAGCTAATGTCTATTGGTAGCCATTTTTGTTTCCCTGGAAACCACAAAACGTCTTGGCTGTGGTGTAATTGTGCTCTATCAAATTCAACTTTTGGCCTGCCTGATTTATGCGCATATATGAGTATATCTTTTAGTGGATCGAGTGTAGCAAATTTCCAACGATGTTGGCGGGCTGACTCGACAGCAGCCCCAGGCTGAGTAGCTTGATTGTTCTGGCCTATATTAAATCCTGGCATGGCAAACCAATACATGTAAGAGTCGATTCCACTATCTTAGATTTGATATGGAACAAGCCAATTATATACTATCAGAATAGATATAGAGTTGGGCTACGCCTTGATAGCCCGATCATATCTCAACGTTGCTTCAATTGTCGAGATATCTGTGGCAGTATAATCAAGATCGCCCCAGTTGACTTCCTTAGGCCAAGCATTACACATAATCCACGTCTCTGTCGTATTCCCGGCAGCCCCAATCATCTCCAGTGTAGCTTGCTGCTTATATACAGACGGCGCATTAACAATAGCTGTTGGCAGATCGACAACTGTACGCAGCCAGGTATAGATAGTATCCGAGACGTCAGGATCTTGCTCGACATCATACCACTTCATACTCACAGGTTCCCAGGTTTGCTTACCAGCAAAGTAAGCTACTTCCTGGTCGTGATGCATTTCTGGCTCTGCGAATTTGAAGTTGGGCCGCGATGCTGCCTGCAAAACTAGTAATGCCGCAGGATTCACTGCTCCGAGTGTCCGAAACACCCAACGATGCTTTCTGCGGGTCTCAAGATTGGCAGCAGGTCCGCTGCCGGTACCACATATGTTGAATCCTGGCATTTCAATCTCCCTTTATCAGGCAACTACTCTATTGCCGCTATCCTATGTTTGATGTTCGATAGTTTCTTACAATCTGTTTGTTACTTCTTCTGATTAGCTGCGGCCTTACGTGCCAATTGTCGAGCACGTTGGCGCAAATTATCTTCACTAAGCAATGATAATTTCATGATATAGAGAGGGCCAGCTTTCACTGGCCCTCTCATCACGACGAACTATCTTCCACTAACCACAACTCCGCCTGCTGCCAACACTTCCTCGGAACTAAAGGAGGCCGAAGATTGCATAACGACAAGATTCAAGACAATGAACTCGATCGCACGTGTCGGCTTAATGAAGACCGACACCCACAATTGGTTCATATCTCTTCTTTGTGGTGTGTTATTTGATTCGTCACAAACCACATTATAGGCATCCAAGCCGCGACGGGCTTGAATATCTGCCATAAATGGGTTAATCAGAGTTCTAACTTGCGCCCAGGTAGTCGAATCATTTGGCTCGAAAACGAATGCCCGGAGTATCTGGACCAAATTCTTCTTCAGATAGATCAGCAACATTCTCACATTGACTCTATCTAAAGCAGTCTCAGTCCGTTGTAGCGTCCGCTGGCCGAAAACAACAATTCCATCCTTCGGGAACGACACTAACGGATTGACGGCATTGCCGGACCCGTATAACAAGTCTCGTTCCCCTTGACTTGGATTGTATTCGACGGCCAGAGGAGTTAGCAAGTAGCCACGATTGATACCTGCCGGAGCCATCCACTGATCAGCAACTCTCGAAGTTCTTGCGAACACCGAGGCGACTTGACCAGATGGTGGGGTCCAGATGTTCTGCTTGCTGAACTGGTCGTAAATTTCCAACCAGCCCCAATACAAGGCTCCGTAGCTGCTGTTGATTGCGTGCGACAGATCCGACAACAGCATTCCGTTGTGCCAGTCAACAACCTGTTGTGGTCTTAATCCAAAAGGCGGATCGACAATATAAAGAACATCTCCACGGCTTTCACACAGTTGCAATCCTTGGCCTATAACAGCTCCAGATGTCATTCCAGGAATGATCAGTAGATTGATGTCATAAGTTTCGGAGTTTTGGATACCATACATGCCGCTGGAGTCTTGTGGATTGCCGATAATAGCAGCATCCAATTCACTCGAATATGCCGGATCAGTAGGAATACCGTTGGCACCGCCGCTAAACGTATGACTCGACAGCTGGGCCGGTTGCCGTACTTCATAGGTGGTCGGATCTAATTCATCATTGTTCAAGAACGACGGGCGATCTTCCCAATTGACGAAATCATTTCCATTGGTACCTCCATATGTAGTGCCGGGATTTAAGACACTTCCGATATACCGGTCGTCGGTCTTGTCGAAACTGATATTCTGCACATTGTCGGCTGTTGCCCCGTCTGGATCATTGATGACCAACTGATACCGGGCAGCTGAGTTACCAGCGATTTGCGTTTGTAACTGAAGGGTCAGAGTATATCTGTCCAACCAAGTTCCCGCGCTTGTCGCCACAAACCATCCGACGATGTTTTGGAAATAAGCAGTATCCAATGCACACTGTGCACCGCTAGGATCTGACTCACAAGACAGCGGCACAGATGGCGTGATTTCACCTGTTGCAGGCAATGCGACACGGCTATCGTAGAACCCGCGATAAGCCTTCGTGTATGGAGAAAGCACTCCAATCTCCTCTGCAAACATCAAAGTCTTGAGATTGGAGTAGTTCGCCTTCAGCATCAACTGATCGAGCTTATGCGTGTCAGATGTCAAAACAACGACATGCTGGATGTTACCGGGAGCAGTAATAGCAAATGACGTAAAGTACGTCTCACCGCCATATATTCCATTGCTGTTGATTGCAGCTGCAATGGTAGCCGCAGACAAATTGGTACCAACCGGAATGGTGAAAACAATATTGATGGTACTGCTTCTATCTGCCGGTATCACATCGATTGAAACTCGGTTGCTCTGGCTATTGATGAAGTATGGTTCTGCATCAGTCCCCAACAGATAACTGCGTGGGATATCATACACATACTGTTGGACTCCAACTTCAGCAGCAAAAGCACAAGATCCGGCCAGCTGAATACGATCACCAGCAACTTTCGTTCGAAGCTGAGGATATTCGACGCCACCCTCAGTGATAACAACAGCCACATATTCTTCTGTCGCTATCAACGCATTGACTGCTTCGATGAAGTCGTCAGCAGTAGTGTAATCAGCAACCGGCATAATATATGCTGTGCCAGTACCGTTCACTTCGACATCGAATTCTCGATTGTATGGCTTTGCGGTAAATCCGAAGACATCGTTTGCGTCAAGCCGACCATCGGTCACAACAATTTCGCAAACAAGACCGTCGCCGATCTCGATATCAGTGCTGACACCGGTTGTCTTCTCATCAAGCGTTCCGCTTGCCATCAGAGCACTATCTCTGCTCCGGAAGAGATTAAATGTGCAGCCCTTGATGGAATAACCAACGTCAGGGGCACCGGTGATGAATAATGAGAAGGTATCGTCGGTGCAGCCGGTATATTGATCGCTGACATAAGTGCCAGTAGTGAAATTCAACGTAGCATCAGTCGGCCCATCAGTGACTGACACACTGACATCAGTAAAGGTGATGTCTTCGACACCGGCGTCATGGAATGATAATGGAGCAGCTTCCGTCACAGCCCTTAACGTCAGTTTGCCATAATCAATTCCTGTAAAGACTGGGATTCGATTCCAGCCATTAAGACGATTGCCGGAGGTATCGATACAAACGTCGCCGAGTTCCTCAGGTTGTCCTTCTTGACATTCAATGCCGACTCGAATAATATATGCCTGATTGCTCTCCTCAAGATAAGCAAGTACAGCATACATCAGATAGCTCTCGACAAAGGGCTCCCCGAATACGTCAATTGCTTGTTGTGCACTTGTCACAAAAATGGGAGTGTTCATTGGACCTTTTTTGGCAGTCCCAACAAATGCCGCACGGAGCGGTCCGGCAGTACCGGTAACTGCACTAAGGTCTATTTCCCTTGGATAAACACCAGGGCTGAGATATGTGGGCATTTGTTAATCTCCGTTGTCGAGTATCAAACTACGATAGATTT